AAGTTTTAAGATTTCAACAACTTCGCTTTTGAAATTATCACCATAATCATCTAGTTTCTTCTTATATACAACACAAGCCTGATCTTTATTGAGTTTAGTGCCTTTTTTATCATCCGTTGTGAGCCATTTCTTATCATCAGCTCTTTCTATCTTATTATCTAGGCTTAATAATTTACATCTAAATTTCTCACCCTTACTATTGATATAAAGATATTCACTACCAACTTTAAGAGTAGATCTTTTTGAAATTATCTTATTTTCATATTCTTCACTACCGCCACTTATTCTAACAACATTTTGTTTTATAAGTCTTGATAAATCCACTATAGACTGTAGAAGAATTCTTGAATTTTTATAGAATATTTGAGTTGGGTCCTCAATAGAATCCTTTTCTGAATCATCTGAATCATCTGAATCATCTGAAATTTTACCGGATTTAAGTCCCTTTAGATATTCTAAAAACTCCTCTAACGCATTCAACATTTTATCTTTATTTTCAGACTCATATCGCTTAACAGTATCAATTAATTGATTAGTTGTATCGATTAAAACCGAAACATCTTCCTCGTCTCGAACTTGCTCACTTAGTAATTTCAATAAATCCGAGATTCGGATAAAATTAATTAAATCAGTTGCGTCACCGACAATTTCAATTTTACCCATTTCCATGATTTCATCAAAAATGGATTTCAACCCTCTTACAAGTCCACTTATCCTTGTTTTGTTGAAAGCTATTCTTGACTTACGAGATATCGAATTTATCAATCTACCGATAAGTGAATCTCCCCAAGGAATATCACTCGCAAAAGGAGCTTCCTCATTAATAGGTTCTATTCCAGTATATTTTGAATATAAGTTAGTATTTAGTTCTCTTAAATATGATTCACGAGTGAGTATTTTTCTCATAAAAATGACTTTGGGTTTTTCGTATATATAAAAAATCAGATTTGATAATTTAAGTTTTATATTATATTTAAAGTAAACAAGGAGAAAAATTCTAAATAAAATTTTGTAAATCATTAATTTTATCTTATATTTACTAAATAATAATAGAATATGAAAGTACAAGCAATACATCTTACTCGATATTCAGAATTTGAAGAATATCATCAACTCTGTATCGATAATGATTTGATAAATATTGATGCAGAATATCTATTCAAACTCTCAGAAGATGGTTATACTAAAGTATTTATAGATTCAGAAACTCATAAGATCATTGGTCTTGTTCACCACAGTGTTAAAAAAGATATAATTTTCAATGATGAGTTTATATCGAACTTAAAAACTCTACCAAGCTTAACGATCAAATCTAAACACACTAACTATCAGGATGGTGAACAAAAACGTGACCGACTTGATGTAATTCTTGATAAAATTTCTAAATCTGGAATGGAATCACTATCCACTAATGAACGTAAATTTCTTGATGGATTGAAATAAAATATTAATTAAAGAATCCTTAACAGTCCAAAATCTTTACCAGATAAAGATTTTGGACTTTTTTAATTTTTAATAATCTAAATTTTGAAAAAAATAAGATTAGAATATTAAGTGGTAAAATTACATGAATATATAACTCATAGTTATGAGATACGCAGAATTGTTGATTGACAACAAGTCAATAAAAAGTCAATCGAAAATAGAGGATTTACTTATAAGTCAAAAATTTTACTGGTTAGTAGACTCAGAAATTGAAGACGCTAAAATCGAAATAAAGAAAAACACAATTATTTGGCATTCTGGGAACTTTTATTCTGGAGAATGGAAATTCGGAGTATTTAAAAATGGTAATTTTTACGGGAATTGGGAAAACGGAATATTTGAAGGAGGTAATTTTAAAGGAAATTGGAATTCGGGAATTAATCAAAGTTGATATAAAAAATAAGTATGTTTATGAGAAAGTTTAAAAAAGTAGATACTATGAGAAGCTTTGACTATTGGTCAGATAATCAAGTAAAAGTCGACAAAGAAGGAGACAATTACTATTTCGAAATAGGAAATCTAGTTACAAACGACATAGCAGAAGCAATCGCAATTTTAATGAAAAGTAAGAATAAAAATAGCAAATTTTGGGAAATTGAATTAAAAGATGTAAATCTCTATAATATATCACCTGAAAAGTGTCTTTATTGGCTATCAGGCGGAGATAAAGAATGGAGATTCTCAAATAACTATAAAGTGAATTGGATTGACTGCTGCTTAGACTTTCAAGAAGAATTTGGTTTAAAAATTATTGCAATATTGAAAAAATCAAAGACAACAGGTCAGGTTAGAGACTTATTTTCAAAATATCTCAACTTACCAACCTTGTTTGAATTTTCATTAGAAAAGGGATTCATTTAAAAAATAAAAATTAACTAAAAATTAAGACCCACTCTTTTATAGAGTGGGTTTTTTATATATAAGATGTTATGAATGCTCATTTTATTGACTTAGATGTAATTCTAAAAATAGACTCAAAACCCTGGATTGTTGATAAAAACAATCCAAATATACCTATCTTAAAACTTGAAACTTCTGATTTTAATTTATTTAAATCTGGGATTTATAAATCACAAGGTAATAAACTAAATTTTAATGGAAAAACATTTTGGTTATCTAACGAATTCATGAACACACTAAAAGTGAAATCAAAGAAACACAAAGTTGATATTTCAAATTTAGGAATATCTCTTCAAGAATTTCTTAACCCATCAGTGGCTGAACATCTTGAATTCAAATTAGAACTTTCACTTTTTAATAATGTCATTAATACAAATGATGATATTTATATAATATGCTCAAAGAATAAAAAAGAATACTTTACAAAACAAATAGAAAACTTAGAAGAAAAATTAAAAGAAAAAGGACTATTAGTTAAAAAATATTACTTTATATCAGAAACTTTTTTTAATAAAAATGATGACAATTTAGCTTATATAAAATCGAGATTAATTTTGCAACACTTGATTGGTCTTAAAACAGATGGAGATATTCTAACTTCTGAAACAATTGATAATTATAATCAGATTACTTTCTACGATGATAATCCAAAATCCATTTCTATGACTAAAGATCTTAATAAGCTACTTGAAAGTTTATTAATCAAAACCCAAAATGATGTAAAACTAATTGTTAAAGATAAACTCAAAAATGATGACAACTTTTTAGTCATTAAGGAATGTACACACAACAATGCAAATAGATTCAATGAGTTTCAAGTTCAATTAGAGTACTCTAACATAGTTAGAAGCTTTGAAAACTTTAATAGGATTTAACTCTTTTTCTTCTTCATAGCCTCGGAAATTAAGTCATTTAATTTCTTACTATCAACTATTGTTCCATCGTCTCCACCAGAATTAGAACCACCATCTTTCTTCATAGTAGAAGCGACTTCACTTAAATCCTCTCTAAATGTCTTGTAATATTGCTCTAACTCGGTCCTTTGAGAAGATGAAAATTTAGAATTCTCTCGAACTTCTCTGATCGTTTGGTTTATTACTTCATGCATTCTAGCAGAATTGTCACCATTATCAATCTGTCTTAACTGCGTTAAAAAGTTTTTTCTAGTCATTTTAGATAAAAATAATGTCTCAGCGTAAACCATCGCATCTTCTTTTACTTTATTTCTGATATATGGATGGTTTTTTAAATCACCAAACTCACTAAGGTATAAATCTACAAGTGATTCAATCACTTCTAATCCTTTTTGAGCAACGACTGTAAGATCTGAGTCATAGTCATATAATTCGATTTGACCTAAATCTGGTAAGTCGTCAACTTTGGCCAAGTGACTAGAAATATCAAAATCTCTATTCTCTTCTTGTATCATATCAAACTCATCGTTAATACGATTATGCTCTTTTTCTGATTTAGACATAGTACCCATAGTATTAGTATATATACATAAAATAATCCTTTGTGGATTTTTTTCAAAATTTTTAAAATTTTATGTCTAGGCAAATTATTTGGGATTCAAAAATGATTGAAGATGCTACTGAGCGAATAAATAATGGATTTGTACTCAGTAGATTAGAAAATCCATTTTTTGAAAAGGTAGTGGGTCTTAGAACATCAGGACTTGTTTTCAAAATGTCACCTGAAGAGCAAGAAGAGTATATTAGGTGTGCACTCGACATTCACTACTTCGCGTCAACATATTGTTACATCAAAGGAGAAGAAGGTCAACCAATTATAATACCTCTAAGAGATTATCAAAAAGAAATACTAGATAACTTCTTTAATAATAGATTTAATATACTTATGGCAAGTCGTCAGATTGGTAAGTGTTTTTCCTTTAATACGAAGGTTTTTGTTGGATTAAATGATGAGTTATTAGAGATAAGATTTGGAAAATTATATTACTATATATTATCGAGACAAAGAAAATTAACAATTTTAGAAAAAATAAAAATAAAAATTTACGACCTTATATACCTTCTCGATAAATAATATTTAAAACGTTTCCCAACTTGATAGGAAGATAAATGATTTATTTGAGATAATAATGAAAAAATATAAAAAAAATCATGTTTAAATTTTTTAAATCAGTAACAATCAAATTACTTTATTCATTGATTCAATTTATAGAAAAAATTGAGTATAGAGGTACAAGTCTAAATGAGGATGATATATCAAAAAAGATTATTAATTCTCTAAACACAAGTAACTTGAAGGTTTTAAGTGATACTGGATACGAACCCGTATCAAAAATACATCTCACACAACCATACACTCATTGGGTAGTTAAAACGAGTAATTTTCATTTAGAGAGTGCAGACAATCATATAGTTTTTGGTAGTAATTTCAAGGAAATATTCGTAAAAGAGCTAAAAGTTGGTGATATTCTACAAACTCAAACTGGAGAAGAAAAGGTAATAAGTGTGCAAAAGATAAAATTCAAAACATCTATGTTTGATGCAACTGTTGATCATCGTAATCACAGACTTTATACAAACGGAATTCTATCTCATAATACGATTTGTTCTTCAATAATGATGCTACATTATGTTCTTTTTAATAATAACAAGAATGTTCTTGTGACTGCTAATAAATTGGATACAGCTGTTGAAGTTTTGGATAAAATAAGAGAAATTTATCAAAGACTACCCTTTTTCTTACAACAAGGAATAATTAACTGGAATCAAAAATTTATGGTTTTTGAAAATAAAAGTAGGATCAAAGGCTTCGCGACTACAAAAACATCCTCTATTGGTCAAACTGCTGACTTTTTATATCTAGATGAGTTTGCTTACTTACCAGATAATATAGCTGATAAGTTTTATAAATCTGTTTTTCCAACTGTGTCAAACATAGAAAATTCTAAAATTATTATAACATCTACTCCTAATGGTTTTAATCTATTTCACAAATTATTAACCGAGGCCGAAAAGCCAGAAGGGGAAAAATCATCATATATGGCTAAAAGGGTTTATTGGTGGCAAGTGCCAAAAAGATTTTCTACTTATATAAGACTTAATCCCAAGAAAGTTAAAGAATTAGATATTGATAAAGAGGAGTTACTAAATTACTTAAAACAACAATACCCAAAGAACGAACATAGTTTAAAATATAATGATGAATTAAAAAAATGGGTAATAACGACCTTGAACAACAGTGATTGTTCAGAGGAAGACTTACTTGCGGAATCATTTAACGAAATTAGGCTACTCGAATTTTCAGACATCACAACTTGGAAAAAGGAAACTATTAAAGATATAGGTGGTGAAGAAGCTTTTAATCAAGAATATGATCTTAGGTTCATAAACTCATCAAGAAGCTTATTAAGTGAGACCTTGATTGATGAGATGACAAGAGGTAAAAAACTTTATGAGTGGGAAAATATTGATGAGTTTGAAGGAAAGTTGAAATTTTCTTATCAAGATTTAAAATGGTGTCAAGATGAAGATATTTACATACCAATCCAAAGAAAAAATTATAAAATTATTATTTCAGTGGATGTGGCAGAAGGTCTAGGTCAAGACAGCACAGTAGTGAATATTTTTAAAGTTGGTATAAAGCCAAGTGAATTGATTGAACAACAAAAGCATAAATACAAATCTATTGTCGATTTCGGAAGACTTGAACAGATTGGAATTTTTAGAAGTAATTTAATTTCCGTTCAACAGCTATCCGAACTTCTTTATTTGATTGCATTTGAATACTTCAATCCAGAAAACGTTAAAATAGTTTTAGAAATCAATACCTATGGAAATGAACTCTTAGCTCATTTACCAAATGTATTTGATGGACGAAATAACTATGGTTCTTCAATATTTTTCAGATTTAAACATAGAGCTGATGCGATTGAAGAAAAAATAGGATTAAAAGTCGGTGAAAATAAAAATTTACTTGTTAAAGAGTATCAAGATAAAATGGAAGACAAATCTATAATAATTACAAATGAAATCAATATTCAAGAAATAACTACTTTCATCAAACATACAACAAGTGCTGGTAATGTGAAGTACGCGGCAGATGGATCATCTCATGATGACACTGTTATGACAATAATTGACATGTGTGCCATTTTTCAAAAAAATGAGTTTAGACAAATAATAGAAGATTACATTGATAGTCTTAGTGATAGTCAACTAAGATTGTTTATAGATCAAATATTAAATAACAATGAATTTATAGAAGGCGTTGACTATAAACAGCTTTTAGATATAAGAAGAAAATCTAAATTTAATAATAGATATAAAAATGATATTTCTCTTGGAAAATGGGATAATCCTTTCAAAAAATAAATTTTAAAAATGAAAAAAGTTAAAATTGTAAATAAAGAAGTTTCAAACTCTGAAGTAGAGCTAACTGAATTTCAACTACTCGAAAAAATTAAAGAAGAAGGAGCGATAGAGGTACTTAGAGAATATGAAATACCAGAATCATTTCTTTTAAAATGGGGACCAGAAAGTGAAGATTTTGAAGGCATAGATAAAGAAATAGTAATTACTATGTTATCTCTTTCTGAGGACTTTATTAAATCTGGCATAACCTTGGAGTACTTTACTTTAGAAGATATATCTGACTTAAACATGTTGACATACTCAAATCTATCGGAAGATTTTATAAAAGAGTATGAAGAATGGATTAATTGGGAGAGAATGATTCTATACTTAAGCTCTTCTGATAAAATATCTAACATTTCAATCTATAAAAGTATTATAGAAAAATTCAAACTTTGGAATCTAATTAGTGCGAATGATCTTTCTATAGACTTTATCAGAGAAAATAAAGAAAAGCTTGACTGGAGAATTCTATCTATTGTCAAAAACTTTTCTGAGGAAGAGATTTCTGAATTTAAATCAGAAATTCCAGTTGTTAGAGAAATTCCAAAATCTGGAGACTTTAATACTCCGAGTGTTAAAGAAATTAGAAAACTAATAAAATCAGTTTCTCCTTTAACGGAATCAGAGAGACAAGAAGCTAAAATAGAAGACAAGTTAAAAGAAGAAGAGTTGAAATTTAGTATAAAGCATACGATTGATAATCTGACTAAAGATGATCTAGAAAATATTAAAAATTATCTTAGAAATCAAAAAGACTAATTAGCCTCGATCAAGGCTTTCAAACCAGCATTAACTAATTTATCTTTCATTGTAGAAATTGTCTCGAGATCTCCGTATTTAACATCACACTCTCCATTGAAGTGTACGATGTGCGCACATTGAGAAGCTTGCTCATATTCGTGTCCACAAACTTTCATCAAACAAGTGATTACCCAATCAAACGTATTATAATCATCGTTTGAAAGTATCAATTTCCACGGTCTAGAAAGAATTTCATCAGCTTTGGATTTTGTTTTCTTTTCAGTAATTGTGCTCATATTTTTTTATTGATTTTAGGTGTTTTATATATTTAAAATTTTATAAGTTTAAAAATTTATTTTAATTTTTTAACCTCAAATTAATTCCTGAAAATAATTAATGATTTTGATAAGTTTGTTGATATTATATGAATCCTTTATACCAAGTATTGTGTAAGTTAACGCCTTTTATATCCTCACTCTGATATAAAGAAATCCTTTATACCAAGTATTGTGTAAGTTAACGCCTTTTATATCCTCACTCTGATATAAAGAGTTAATTCTAATTATATCGAAAGATTCAAAAATATCTTCCAATTCTTCAGCACCACCACCTATAATAGATAATAAATTCATTATCTTTTCTTTGTGTGGATTTATTAGGCTAGGTAAATTTCTTTTAAATTTAAGTGCAGATTGTCTATCAGCGAATATACCATAAATGCCTTTATCCATTAATCTACTTAATCTTATTGATAATGACTTTGTATTTTGATATAAATCTATTAAGTCTACATAGTTTGGATCTCCTGGTTCAATAAATTCATCATCATCTTCTATATAATTATAGTATTTTAATCCTTCATTCCAATCACTCAAGCTTACGTTCATTGTAAATAAGTGAAAACTATTCGAATGATTAATTGAGGATTTAAGCCTATCATCATCATTTAATTTTTTTAAATCCGATTTTAATTCTTCTGATGGGGTGAATCTAAATTCTAATGTAAATGATAGAGGCCCATTTCCATTTTTCCAATCGCTAACTAATTGTTCTTCTGATAAATTAGTGTGGACTAATTTTGAATTACCGGATTGTGGACCATCCCATTGTGGCGTTCCATAATAGAATTTACAAATTGGATTTGTAATTTTACCAGTATAAACTGGAGATAATCCGACATATTGTATGTGTGCATTATAAAAACCGTGGCCTTTCTCATATCCATAATCAACTAGCTTATTGCCTTTTGTATGTTTTCCATAATATTTGAGACTGTTACCAGCCGTTATATAGGTTTCAGGTTTTAGCTCTTCATTGAAATGTTTAAGATATTTCATAAATTATATATTAAAAATCTATTTTATTTTTTAAGATTAATTTATTTGATAATTTTCAAGTAAATCGTCTCTTTTGTTAGACTCTTTTTATTTTAATTTTTTAACATCTATGATTTCTATAGAACAAGGTTGCTTTTCAGACCACTCTTTGAATCGGATAAGGTGAGTATCTCGGTCATCATAAATGACCACCTTATCTGGTCTAATTTTGTAAATTACTTTTTCAAATAAATCCGTTTTGAACTTGTAAGTATCCATTCCTGGATTTAAATGAACTTCATCAAATTTTAGTTCATATTTTTCTAGTATAGATGATACTTCACTTGTTAATTTTGAGAGTCTACCAGTTGCAAGTACTAAATAATCTCCTTTAGAAGATAGATATTTATCATAAACAACTTTATTAAGAGGAATATCAAAAATATCAGTATCAAGTGATTCTTTTCTACCCCACCAACCTGGATAAGGCCACTCTTGACCGGTCTTATTTTTATAAATTTCCATACCTTCTTTTGATTCAGGTGTGAAACAAAGAGTATTATCAAAATCGAAAATCGAAAGGTTTTTCACAGAAATTAAAAGGTTTTAATTTTAGATATATATTATATACAAATACAAATATAAATAAAAAGAAATGAAAATAAATTTTGATCCAAAAACTTGGCTAATTCTTGTAGTTTCTGGTATTGCTATATTTCTACTTTTCTTTTATTTTTATGATTCTTCTGGTCACAAAAGACTTATAAAAAACTTAGAACAAAGATCGGAGGAATTAGAAGAAAAAAGAGAACAACTTAAACAAGAGGTTGAATTTTATAAACTTGAAGCTAAACAAGATTCAATCGAAGCAGCTAAATATCAGTTTAAAATAGATTCTATAAATAAAGTTATTGCTTTAAAAGACATACAGATTCAGATACTAAGAGGGGATCTACAGGTACAAAAGGACAAAAAGAAAGAGACTGAAAAGAAAATAGAAAATCTTACAAAAAACCCGATTAAAAGAGAGGGAGATTTATTAATTGAGTCTCTAAAAGAAAAAACAACGAAAAAATGAAACACTTACTAATTTTATTACTAACTCTTATGAGCACAATATCATTTTCTCAATCAAAGGATACGCCTTACTACCTAGTAGAAAATGGTGACACAATTGGAATTGTTATTTCTATCGAACAAGCTCAAAAACTTGACAATGACTTAGAACTTCTTGGATTATTTAAGCAGCTTCAAATTGATTGTGATAATATTGATGCTAATTATGTGAAAGTAATAAATGCTCTTGGTGAAAAAATTGCTTTGTTTGAAGTCAAGGTTAAAGATCTAGAGTCACAGGGAAAGGCTAAAGATGATGAGATCAAAGATCTGAAAATGGCTTTAGAGAGATGCCAAGGCGGAGGAGATCTCTGTGATGATATAATTAAAATAAAAGATGAAGAGATTAAGGAGTTGAAAAAAGAAGTATTTAGACAAAAATTAGGCAAATTTGTGAGTGTTGGTCTTAATACCGCGGTAGTTATAGTGACTGCAATATTCTTAATAAAAAGCTAATTAAAAAACTAATATATAGTATATAAAAAATTAATCAAAAGGATGAAACATCTAAGAAAATTTGAAAAATACACTACAGATAGAAAAAAATCTGAAATTATAAAAGAATCTGTTTTACAAGTAAATGATATCTATAAAGTAAGAACGTTTGTAGATATACCACAATCTTTAATAAATTCTTATGTAAAGAAAGTCAAAGATACAGCTGGTAAAAATCTACGTCAGTTTTTTGGAGATGTTGATATTGCAGAAGAGATTGTTAAGTACATAAACTTGAACTTCTTGAATGTTGATAAAATTCCAGCTGAAGCTCTTATGGGTGGAAAAGATGACTCTCAACCTGCTACACCAACTGAAACTGAAACAACGGAAGAACCAGTTGAATCTACTGAAACAACAGAAGAGCCGGTTGCTGAAGCTGAGCCTGAGGTTAAAGTTGAGACTGAAGTTGAAACAGAAACACCGGCAGAAGAAAATTCCGATGACTTCGAAGAAGTAAAAGAGGAAGAAAAGGAAGAAAGTACTGAAGAAAAGGAAGAAGAATCTAAAGAAGAAGGTACTGAGGAACTACCTTCTTAATAAGAATAATATTTTATTAAAAAAACGAGGCACTAGTCTCGTTTTTTTATTATATGGCTTTTGTAAAATAATAAATATTATATGATTTTCAAATACACGGATTTTATAAATGAAGTAAAAAGTGGTAAACTGAACTTATTTAGAAAAAAAGAAATATCAGATCTTTTCACATCATCAATAGAAATTGAGTTAGAGACAGAAGACTTAACAGATGGTGATATTGATTATAGTGAAAAATATGTTAATGAGATTGTCTTGAAGATAAAAAATTCAGTCATAAAACATCTTCTTAGAATAGATGAATTTACTATTACCGAGAAAATCCAAGAATTTATAGAGACAATACTAAACGAGATAAAATACGAATGGGAAGATTATGAATATTTAGTAGATGAAATATTAGAAGAGGAATCTTATGAAGGCGAAAATAAATTAATAGTTCAATTAATAAAGCCACAAGTTTTATCTTATTTCTACTCTGATGATTTTAATTATTTAGAGAATCAATTCAGAAGTAATTTCAAAGATTTTTATAAAAAATACAAAAGTGTATTAAAGTTTGAACTAGATAATACTTTAAATAGAGGAATTGAACTTTCAAATCTAACATATTTCAACTCAATTGATGACTTAATCGGATTCATTCAAGATTTCTATGATTCATATAGTATTCAAAAATATTGGAAATTTACAGAAAATACTGGAATACATATTAATATTGGACTCAAGGAATCAACCAATTACAATATAATAAAAGGACTTTTGTTTTTAAATGATACAGGTGATGACCCATTTGTATTTAAAAACATGGAATGGAGAAAAAATTCTAAATTTTGCGGTTCTTTAATATCCGAACTAACTAAAGAAAAGAATCTAATTGAAGAATGTAAAAAGTTAATGCAAGATGAAAAAATTTCCGATATAGAAAATATATTAAATGATAGACTTATCCGAATTCTAAATGAAAAAGGTTATAAAAACTATGGGGTTAATTTAATACCTCTAAAAAGATTTAACTATATTGAATTTAGATACCCAGGAGGTGAGATGGATAAAACTAACCTAATAGATAAGCTTCTCTATTTTACTTACGTGGTTCATCTTATGACAAATTTTGAATATGACAGGAATATATATTTAAAGAAGCTTTATAAATTCTTAGAAAATAAGTAAAAATAATGCCATCAAGGTCAAAACAACAATTCAAATTTATTTGGGCAATGAGAAGAAAATGGGGATCTAAAAAGAAGGCGCCAAAAAATATGAAATGGGTTTTTGATGAAGAGTGGACTAAAGATGTCTCTTTTAAGAAGCTACCTAATAAAATAAAAGAATCACAAATTTTGAATTTTAAAGAATTTTTAAAAAATCGAAATTTGTGATTCTAATGGTCAAAATAGAATTAATACTATTCTGTTTTTCCTGGCACTTCATAAATTAGACTCGCCGAATCTGCATCTAAACTAAGAGCCCATTTAGCGATTTCTTCAGTAAAGTTCTTTGCTCTCGCATCATAGAAACTAACTACTTTAGAAATTTCGCCAATCCGTCTAAGAATTTCAGCAAAAGTGAATGCTTCTTTTGATAGACCCTTAACTTTATAATTCTGAATAAGGTGATAGATATAAGTAATTTCTGTAGCGGTGACTTTAAAAGACTTTACTTCTTCTCCTTGAAATTTAGTACCTTTAATTGATCCGAGTAAATCTACTAATTCGATTGCAATGAAAACAGTATTTGTATCATATTCAAGCTTCTTTATCAAAAGGTCGGTCAAAAGAGAATATTGACTTTGATCGAGATGAAAATTTAGTTTGCAATTTTTCAACTCTGTTTGATACTCTTTCCATAGATATTGAGCGTGAGCGTAATCCATATCTTTTTGTTCTTCACTCTTACCAAATCCATTGGTGTTTTTGATATACTCTTCTAGGGTGGTAATTGAAGAATCCAATGTAAATTCAGTATCTGTATCTAAGATTCTGAAGGTGTTTTCCTTTTTAGTGAAAAACAAGTCTGGTTTAACCGTGTTAACTTCTAATTTTGTTTGTGACATATTTTCTTATTTTATTTTTTTATCCATTTATAGTTAGACCAGTAGAGATAAAATTCTCTAGTGTCTCCAACTTGTCTTTAGCATTTGCCAATTGTTCTATCCACCTATCATGTTCTGTAAGTAGGTCAGAGTGCTCACCGATAGCAGCTAGATTTTTAGAACTAAAGTAAAGAGTAAGATTAGCCTCTGCTTCCGCTATTTGAGACTCGTATCTCTTTTTAAGAGCTGTGTAGTATACTGTTTGTAGATTTTCCATGTTTTATGCAATAAATTCTTCTTTTCCATCTTTTAATTGTTGGTGATATAGATCTTCGACTTGATTTGCCTTTGCTACTTTATCAACCCCATACTTTGAGATAAGTGATGAAAATGTTGTTAAATCTGGCTTAATCATTTTAATTTTACCAGACTGTGTATCTATAGAAATCTTATCGATTTCCTGTTCAATAAGGATTGTAATTGACTCATCATCAAATACAGACATCAAATCTTCATTGATTAATACTAGAAGTTCTTTTTCTAAAAGAAATCCATATTGGTCAGGAAGTTTAGATATTTTAATTAGATTTTTCTGTGATTCAGAACCTAAGAACTGAAACTTAACAGCGAGTGGGAAGGTTTTTTTATTGAAAACTTCGTAAAATGTATCTTGAGTATCTTGTGATACATCGTAAAATTTACCCATAAATAAATATTTTTTTTATTTATAATAAATATTATGATCTTTGTTTATCGGAAAATGAAATATAATAAGGTAATAATCGAAGATGTAATTAAAATTGGTAACAGTCTAAAATAGACCACATTATAATATTTAACCGAGTTTAGTGGTTTAAATCCAAGAACTATAAGGTATGAGTATTTATCAACCTTTTTTACATTTTCATAAAAGTCATACAACTCGTTTAAACCTACAGAATTAAGATAAGAAGATACTCTTGACACATATTCTTTAATATATGTTTGTGAAATTGTATCAATGTCTGAAGTTCTAAGATTATATGGCTCTCCATATAATTCTTGAGGAATATTAAGAACGGTATAAAGTCTTGATGCTCTGTCTATTCTAATATTGTAGTCTTGTTCTAGAGTGACTTCATTATTTCTTATGACTTTTTTATACTCTCGAAACAATTTAATTTTTTGAAAGATATTCATGGCAATTATATTAAATTTAATCAATTTGTTCTTTTAAACTGAACATCTAGTTTTGAGTAGTCAACTGCGTAATACCCAGACTTATCAAGTACAACTGAGTTTTCAAATCTCGTGCCAAGCAACTCTTGTGCAATTACACCTTGGTAAACTACTGTAGGATCAAACTTATATGAGAATAAGTAGATATTTATACCATCTGGTGATACACCAACTTTTTTCAATATGTTTTTGGTTCTTTTATCAGATCTACTAAAAAGTGAGAACCCACCATCACCTATATCAACATCTTCTTTAAGACTTCCAAGGTATGTTTTCAAAGCTCCTTTACTACCAACAACACTAGATATATCAGCGAGTAGACTTGTCATAGCATCGAGTTTCTCAAGCATTTTAGCATCATCTGATTTACCAGACATTCTAGCTCCCGTAGATGATGGTACCATCTTGAAATCAGTCATTGCGCCACCACCTGCAACTTTCTGACCTGTACCAGGGGCACCAGTAGTTTTAGCAGAAGTACCTTTCTTGTCTTGCACATCCTTCATAAGGTCAGCAAAAACTCCAGATCTTTCTTCTAACTTAGATAACATCGCGTCAAATTGCTCTGGATTCATCAATGACATTAAAATAACATTTGAAGAAAGACTCTTAATCGCTGCGAGTTTTTCTGTATCTAGAGTTTTTATTGATTGACTGAAATTCTTCATAGAATTTCCTAGTTTATCAAAAGACTGTGCCAGTTTTTCAATGTTAGAAACTGCGCTTACAAGTGGATTCTTACCACCGAATGCAGTCATTATCTTAGTATTTAGTGAACCAAAACTAAGTAAAGAAACTATATCTTTAAATTTCTGAAGAGCTAAAATTGTACCTTTAACCCACTCAACAGTTGGGAACTTTTTCCAGTTACCCGATTGAAATCTCTTATCAACATATAACATCAAATCTACAATTTTTCCTAATTGTGATTTCTTACTATCTTCTGAAGCCCCGAAAATACTTTCAAAAAATTGACCAAACATTCCCTTAAACGGTAGATTCATAAAGCCAGATATTGCCGCAGGAACTGACTTGGACCATTCTAAGCTTGGAAACTTAGTATAATTACCACCGCTAATTACAAGCGAAACATATTTTAAAGTGTCTGCAATATTTCTAACTTTTTTCAGACCTAAGAATAATCCAATTGTTCCAAACCTTTTATTTGATTCTATAGCTAGATTCCCGTATTGAAAAATCGTGCTTTTTGAACGTGTCAACCAATTCTGCGTTGGCACTTTAGTGTAACTTCCCTTAGATAGTGTTTTATCAACCCATAGTATAGCCTCTGATATCATTTTAACCTTCTTAATACCAGCTATAAGTGAAATCAGAGGGAAGATCTTATTTGAATCGATTGCTATCTTACCATATGTAAAAATTGCATTTTTAGATTCGTTTAGCCATTTTAAACTTGGAACTCTATTATATTTACCCTTTGATAGAGTCTTATCGACCCACAAAATTGTATCTACTAGTGTTTTAATCTTTTTGATACCTGCTATTAGAGGCACTGTGCCGAACATTTTATTAGAATCAATCGCCAATTTACCGTAATAAACTATTGAATCTCTAGTATTTGTAAGCCATTTTGTTGGTGGTGATTTCTCAAATTTAGCTCTAGATATTTTATTATCAATCCATATAATATTATCAAAAATCATTTTGACTTTATTAAAACCAAGTAATAAAGAAGTCACAGAGAAATTCTTATTAACATCAATAAACAATTTTCCGAACTCTAGAACAGACTGTTTTGTGCCTTTAATCCACTTATTATCAATAAATTTATTAAATTTACCCTTTGAAACTTGTGAATCGATTTGAAGTATTGACTTGATGATACTTGTAACCTTTGTCTGGCCGATTTTTAAGGAAATTATTGAAACTAATTTGTCTATAGTTTTGAATAATCCACCGAACTCTATAATTGAAGATTTTGTGCCTTTGATCCACTTATTATCAATAAATTTATTAAATTTGCCTTTAGAAATTTGTAGGTCGATTTGTAGAATAGATTTAATGATACTAGTAACTTTAGTTTGACCAAGTTTTAAGTCAATTATTGATATCAATTTATCTACATTTTTAAACAAGTTTGAAAATTCTAGTATTGAAACTCTCAATGAACTTGACCATTTCTGACTTATTACTCTGTTAAATTTACCTCTAGATATCTGATTATCAACATCCAAAACAGACTTCAGAATACTCGAAATTTTGAATTGACCAGTCTTTAATCCTACTAAAGAGACCAACTTATTAAGTTCACTGAGTAACTTCGCAAATTCACTAATAGACTTTGTAGACCCTTTAACCCAATTTGAGTTTGGAAACTTGTTAAATTTACCGAGGCTAAATTTCTTATCCAAATCTAGAATGTAATTAACTAAGGATTTAGACTTCAAAATACCACTAAGTAGTGAAGTGATAGATATACTTTTATCAATACTCTTTAGAAGATTAATCATCATAGTAAAAGATGATGAAATAGCACTTGTCCATTTTTTACTCGGAAAACTTGTAAACTTAGCGTCCTTGAATGCAATCGAGAGTTTGTAAATACTATCACTTATCATCCAAATTTTAGAAAGTCCCTTGAAATCAATGTTGTTTACTTTCTTAATCAGTGCTGGTATCATTGCAAAAGCTCCTGATATTCCCATAACCCAGTTTACTGTTGGATAAATTTTATACAAACCCTTACTAAGTATGTTCGCAGAATCTACGATTCCCATACTAAGTGTTTTTATAGCTTCACTATACTTACCAACTGAAACTCCACTTTTAAACCATCCTGAATCTTTTTGTAGTATCGTATAAATAGGTTGAAAAGCTGAAAGTGCTCTACTAACACCATCTGCCCATTCTGTGGTTGGGAAAGACTTATAAGCGGACTTTGCTTTTGCTAATATTAAAGCAGAATCAACTATACCTTGACTAATAGTACGAATAGCCGCGGCATACTTATCAGGTGATATATTACTTCTAAACCAACCTGAATCTTTTTGTAATATCTTGTATATTGGATGAAAGGTACTTAAAGCCTTACTAACTCCGTCTGCCCACTGTGTTGTTGGGAACATTCTATAAGCAAGAGAAGCTGAGGCTAAAATCACAGCCGAGTCTCTTATTCCAGTTGTAATAGTTTTTATAGCTGTTGCATATTTCTCTGGAGATATGTTACTTCTGAACCAACCCGAATCTTTTTGTAGAATCTTATATATTGGTTGAAAAGTACTAAGAGCTCTACTCACACCGTTTGCCCACTGAACTGTTGGGAACATTCTATAAGCAATAGAAGCTGAAGCCAAGATCATCGCTGAGTCTCGAATACCAGTAGTTATTGTTTTGATTGCTTTAGCGTACTTTTCTGGTGATATATTAGACCTCAACCATCCAGAATCTTTTTCTAAAATTTTATAAATTGGTTGGAACACACTAAGAGCTCTACTTACACCGTTTGCCCACTGTACTGTTGGAAACATTCTATAGGCAATCGAAGCTTGTGCTAAAATCATCGCTGAGTCTCGAATACCAGTTGTAATTGTCTTTATAGCATCGGCATACATCTTTGGAGAAATACCACTTCTGAGCCATCCAGAATCTTTCTGTAAAATCTTATAAATTGGTTGAAATGCAGTAAGTGCTCTACTTACACCAGAAGCCCACTGTTCTGTTGGATAAAATTTATATGCAACAGATGCGGTAGACAGCACTATTGCGGCATCAGTAATTCCTCTACTAATCGTTCGTATAGCCTCTGAATATTTCTTAGGATCTATTGAACTTTTCCACCAACTAGCATTTCTTACCAACATCTCATAGACTGGTTGAAACGCTGAAAGTGCTTTACCGACACCTTCAGCCCACTGAACTGGTGGACCATTTTTAAATGCAACAGCCGCTGCTCCGAATGCTTTACCAGCAGTTACAATTCCACCAGTAATCGTTACTATCGCTTCAGCGTATTTCTTAGGATCTATTGAACTTTTCCACCAACTTGAATTTCTAACCAGTAATTCATATACCGGTTGAAATGCTGAAAGAGCCTTACCAACACCTTCGGCCCACTGGACTGGTGGTCCATTTTTAAATGCAACAGAAGCCTGACTAAATGATTTAGCCGCGGTGATTATACCACCAGTTATAGTGACTATAGCTTGTGCATATTTCTTTGGATCTATATTACTTTTCCACCATCCAGTATTTTTAAGTAATAACTCATATATAGGTTGAAAGGCAGCTAGTGACTTACCAACTCCATCGGCCCATTCAACCGGTGGACCATTTTTAAACGCCACCGATGCGGAACCAAATGCCTTTGCAGCAGTGACTATACCACTAGTTATAGTCACAATTGCTTGAGAATACATTTTAGGATCTATACCACTCTTCCACCAACCAGAATTTTTTAATAATAGTTCATAAATAGGCTGAAACGCTGAGAGTGACTTACCAACCCCATCAGCCCACTCAACAGGTGGACCATTTTTAAATGCTACTGACGCCGACCCGAAAGCCTTTGCCGCAGTCACAATTCCATTCGTAATTGTAACTATAGCTTGTGCATACATTTTTGGATCGACACCACTTTTCCACCAACCAGAATTACTTGCTAGTAATTTGTATATAGATGAGAATGCTCCTAAAGATTTACTAACTCCATTTGCCCATTCAACTGGTGGACCATTCTTGAATGCAACAGACGCCTTGTCAAATAACTTTGCAGAATCTACTATACCACCAGAAATTGTCTTAATCGCTTGCGAGAAGTCTTTAGGTGATACACCAGAACCAAATATACTCATTATTCTATCCTTAACTAGAAGTGAATAGATAGATGAAAAAGCACCAAGTGCTTTACTGATACCCTTAGCCCACTCAACTGGTGGCCCGTTCTTAAACGCTACAGCAGCATTTCCAAATAATTTTGCGGCATCTACTATTCCACCAGAAATTGTCTTAATAGCTTGAGAAAAATCTTTCGGTGAGATTCCTGATCCAAAAATACTCATAATTTTATCTTTTACGAGTAGTGAGTATATTGATGAGAACGCACCGAGTGAAGCACTTACACCTTTTGACCAAGTAACTGGTGGTCCATTTTTAAAGGCAACTTTTGCGCTTTCAAAGAGTTTTGCGGAATCTACTATTCCACCAGAAATTACTTTTATAGCTTGCGCAAAGTCTTTAGCGGAGACACCACCTATGAAACTCATAAGTTTTTCAGCTAATAACATTCTGTAAATTGGTGAAAATGCAGAGAGTGATGCGGAAATGCCTTTTGCCCAAGTAGGATTCGGACCTTTAGTATAACTACCTTCAGCTAACTTTTTATCTACATCTACTATAGCTTGAGCTATTTTCTTTATTGCTTGTATTCCTGACTCTAATGGGTTTTTTACTAATCCAAGACTCAACTTTTGCAAGAGACCTCCTCCTGAACTAACAGCACCCAATAATAATACTGCTGTAGAAAACGCTGTAATAATTGAACCAACTGTTAAAGCCCAAGCAGCACCTGGGTACTTTGTATATTGACCAGCACTTAATATTTTGTCAGTCTTCACTATAGTTTTTGCAATTGATTCAACTGCAGAAAGTCCAGCTTTGATGGCCAATCCTCCTAAACCTAAAGTACCGACTATTATTCCACCTAGTGTTACCGCGGCAAGTCCGAATCCAACCATCGAGGATCCAACTCCGAGAATCCATCTCACACCAGGAGATTTCGTATAATTACCCTTGGCAATAATCTTATCTACTTTAACAATCGTTTCAGCAATACCGATAACTGCGACTAGTCCAGCAGCAATAGCGAGACCTCCTAATCCAAGTGTGCCGACTATTATACCGCCTAATGTAACTGCAGCGAGACCGAATCCTACCATAGTAGCTCCGACTCCAAGAATCCATTTTGCACCTGGATACTTTTGATAAGTACCTGCTGAAATTATTTTATCTGTCAATACAATAGTACCAGCTATTGCAAGAATTGAAGCGAGTCCTGCAAGAATTGCAAGAGCTCCAATTCCAGAAGATGCAATAGAACCCAAAACTACAGCCGCTAGTCCAAATCCAACAAGAGATGCTCCTACTCCAAGTGCCCATTTCCAACTTGGATACTTTTCATAAGTACCCATATTAAGAATCACAGAAGAAAGTGCGATAGTTGTTGCTATTGCTAAAATCATCAGACCACCAGTCAAAATATCTTTTAATCCTAATCCAATTTTTTTAATTGTCTTGATTGCAATGGCCATCACAACTGTTGTAGCTCCAAGTCCTATTCCTAGAAGACCGAATTGTAACGTCTTCATAAATGGTACAGAAGGAGCAACAGAAACTATGAAACTAGCAATCGCTACTGTAGTTGCGACTATTAGTAGCATTTTCATGGCGTTAACTACTTGAGCAGTGGTTACTCCTTTAAGACCTTTGACTATAAATTTAGTTGCAAATGCAAACCCTACAAATAAAATAGAAATTCCAAGTGCTGTTAAAAACTGAGCAAATCCTATTGGCTTAACACCCGAAATAAAGTATGAAGAAACCATTATTGCTAGTGAAAGTGCGGTGAATATAATAGGCATTCCTATTGCTGCTTTTGTTATGTCAGCTGGTGATAACCGTCTAAATGCCGGTAAAATCTTAGCAAGACCAAAAGAAAGTGCTACAAAAACTATAGATATTGCAATAGCAGTAAGTGCTTGAAATAGCCCAATTACTTTAACATTCCCTAAGAAATATGAAGACATCATGATTGAGAATGAAAGAGCTATAAATATCAAAGGCATCATGGCCGTAGCAGCAAGAGCTGTCGCTGGATCTATTCTTCTAAAAGAACCTATTATTTTACCTATACCAAAAGATAATACTGTGAATACACCAGCAATTAATATTGCGGTCAGTGCTTGAAAGAATCCTATTGGTTTCACCGCTGAAAGTAGGTAAGAGGCGGCAGCAATAGTCGCAGTTACTGCAAGTAATACAATAGGCATCATTTTAGCGGCCATAAATGCAGTTACTGGATCTATACCTCTAAATGCTCTTATTAATTTTCCAATTCCATATCCTAGAACTGAAAATACACCAGCAATCAAAATAGCAGTGACTGCCTGAAAAATACCAATTGGTTTGACAGCGCTAAGTACATAAGAAGATAGTGCAATTGCAGTTGATACCGCAACCAGAACTACTGGCATAAATAAAACGGCTTTTACACCTCCTAATAAACTCATCTTACCAAAAGCTCCAACAAGTCTATGTAGACCAAATGAAAGTGCGGAAAAAACTCCACCTATCAAAATTGCGGTCACGGCTTGTGCTAATCCAATTGGTTTTACTTTACTCAAGATATATGACGATGCGGTGATAGCTGCAGAAAACCCAACTAACCCTAAAATGATAGCGGGTAGTTGTTTAATATCGATTGCTGCGCTTCTAGACTTTCTACCTCTCTCATCAGTTACCTCTTTACCTGAGAAAACTGAAGCTATTTTAGCAAATGCTATAGCGATTAATGGAAGTGCAAGTGCTATTGCCATTACTGACACAAAATCTACTTTACCAACTAGTTTAAGAGCAAGACCAATTGCTACAATTCCAACTGCGATAAGTAAAATTGCAGAAACTCCATCTTTGATTTTCTTAGTGTCCATGCTTCCAAACATGCCACCTTTTGATTTCTCTTCTTTGGATTCTCTTCTTTCATCTCTTTTCTCTTTTGCTACTTTTGTTGTAGTCGGTTCTTCTGAGACTTTTTTTATTTTTGAGTCTTTTGAATCTTTACTATCTTCTTTTCTATCCCTAGAAACCTTCACAGTTGTTGGTTCTTTACTAAATGCCTTAACAGTTTTATCTTCTTTGGTCGTCCTACCACCGTATTGTTTCTCAATTTGTATCTTGACTGTCGTAAGTTCAGTGTCTGTTTTCTTTACCTTTTTATCATCTTTCGATATAATACCTTTAGTAAAATAGTCAGAAAGAATTTTAACCTTCTCATTAATTGATTTATTAGGAAAAAGTCGATTCCAAAAACTAACCTCTCCTTTAGTTTTAACAGGAGTTTCTTTGAATTCTGTTCTTTTATCTTTTTCTATATCTTTAGACATCTTCATAGTGGTTAGATCAGATGTCACTGCCTTACTCTTCCTTTCTTCTATTGATTCTTCTTTTTCTCTTTTTAATATAGTATGTAATCTAGTTAAAAAACCTTCGGACGAACTTTGTTTTTCTAGTTTTAGAACCTTTGTATCCTCTTGTCTTTCTTTTGCAATTTTGGTAGTTGTTAATTCGGATTGAATCTTTTCTGATTTAGAGATTGAAGAATCTTTGTTGTCCTCTTGTCTTTCCTTTGCAATTTTAGTAGTTGTTAATTCGGATTGAATATTTTCCGATTTAGAAATCGAAGAGTCTTTAGTGTTCTCTTGTCTTTCTTTCGCAATTTTAGTAGTTGTTAACTCCGTAAAAAACTTTTTTAACTTAGAAAATGAAGTGTCTGTAGTGTCTTTACTCTTAGTATCTCTTACATTTTCTTGATTCTCTTCTAATTTCTGTCTTCCGATTTTAGGAGTTGTTGGTTCAGAAGGGATTTTTTTAATTTTGGTTTCATTAGGTGTATCTTTACCTTCTCTCAACATTTTAAGAATAGTATCTTGCTGATTTAAGATTTTCTGAGTATCTTCTTTTATCTGAACTATACTCATAGTAATTTGCTTGATCTGTTCCTCAAAATTTCCCATTTTTAAGGCAGCAGCTGTAGCAGATTTAGGATCACCAGATCTGGTTAATGCCTCATAAATTCTATCAAGAGAAGCAGATAAATTACTTAAACCTTCAATTAACTCTCTATCCATTAAATAACTTTAATTTACAGAGTATATATAAATAATATGTTTATTTCTTAATATATAAGTATGAAAACCACTGAAAACTATGCCTGATATGAAATTCAAGAAAATTTTACAAAATTTTAGAATTCCAGAAAGTTTAAAAGAAATGGAGTTAAATCTTATTCTAGATAAGATAACTAAAAGAGTGCGGCTAAATGGCAAAGAGAAGAGTTTTCTTGAAACTTATAAAGATATTAATGACGATGATTTAAAAAGCTTTGCAATGCTGTCTAGATTAACGACAGTAGAAAAAATCAACTCTCTCATAGACTCCAAAAAGAAAATTATATGTGATCTCAAAGACAGAGATGGAAAATTAGGACTGCAAATAGTTAAAATAGAAAACCTAGATGAAGATGAAGTTTCAATTATAAATCTAAAAGACGGATCTACTTTTAAAATGAAAGACAATTTTCTATACAATATAATTTATAACTTAAAAAAAGATATATACTCTCTAGAATCATCTGATGAGTTCTATGAAAAGTTAAAAGTATAAAAGTGAAAATTAAAAGATATAATAAATTTGTTGAAGCTATTTCTGGAACAGAACTAGTTGGAAAACATATGGGTCCAAACTATCCAGAACAGGATAATTCTCCTATGAAAAAGGTTGGGTTAGTAGATGTTCTTTACTCAGATATCTTTGGAGTAATGGTTACCTATGATGAATACTTAAATCTCTATAACGACTACCTTAAAAAAGGAGGCAGTCCACTACAAGAATTTAATTTAGAAAATTTAAACAAAGTTCTAGTAACTTTGAGTGAGTCCACTGATATAAAGTATAAATAAAAAATATTTTAATCATGGCAAAACAACAAGCAAAAGAAGTCAAGAAGTTTGAGTTCTCTAAGATTGGTTCTATTTTAGATAACATTTCGAAGACAGTTCCAATCCAAGTTGAGAAAGAAATAAAAGAAAAGAAATTTATATCGACAGGTGTTTATATAGTAGACGCAGCAATGTCTGGACGACTATTAAATGGAGGTGTAGCAACAAACAGAATTAGTGTATTCGCGGGAGAGTCAGGAGCTGGAAAGTCATTCTTAGCATACTCTTGTGCTAAAAACGCTCAGAAAGCAGGATATTCTGTCATTTACATCGACACAGAACAGGCGGTAGACTTAGAAGATCTTCCCAAATTCGGTGTAAGTAATGACTTAGAAAATTTCAGACTAGTCAGATCTAATAAAGTTGAAGACATAAACATTACACTAACTCAACTAATAGATGAATTAAAAGAACAGAAACTTGCTGGATTCGAGTTGCCAAAATTAATGATAGTATTAGACTCATTAGGTCAAATGGCATCCAATAAAGAGAAAGCTGATCTTTTGAAAGGTGATATAAAACAAGACATGACTAAAGCCAAAGCAATCGGTTCTATGTTTAGATCTATTAATAATGACCTTGGTTATCTAGATATACCAATGATCGTATGTAACCATACTTACTTGACTATGGACCTTTTTCCACAAGCTGTCATGAAAGGCGGTTTATCACTTCTATATTCAGCATCAGTAATCGGATTTATGACTAAATCCAAATTGAAAACAGGAGAAGAAGATGATATGGACTTAGGTGGATCAGGCATTACGGTTCTCTTCAAAACACAAAAAAACCGACTAGCTAAACCGAAAAAAATTAGATTTGATATCTCTTTTGCAAACGGAATGAACCCATATACTGGTCTAGATGCATTCTGTAGAGCCGAGTATTTCGAACAAATTGGAATAGCACAAGGAAAGATGGAAGTCGACAAGAAAACGGGAGAAATGACATTCATACCAGGCGGTAATAGATGGTACATAAATCATCTAGACAAATCTGTTACTACTAAACAGTTATTCACACCCGAAATCTTCACTCAAGAAGTGTTAGAAAAAATGGCACCAATAGTAAATGACTACTTCAGATTCAAATCTCTAGAAGAGATTGAGCAGGTTGAAAAACAATTCAACCAAATAGTCGAATCTGACGAAGAAATACCGGACAGTGAATCTTTCGACGCAGGAGATTTCTTCAACTAAAAATTAACTCAAAAGAAAACCCAGTCAATTGACTGGGTTTTTTTATTAATAAAATAAAATTAAGCTTTCAAAGATCTAACTCTGAGAGTCTCAAGAAGTCTCTTAACCATTTCGATATCAAAGATACCATTAGCCACTAGACCACAAATAACACCAACAAGCATTCCACCTTTCCATTCCATATCTGCGAAGATGCCTAAATTCAACCAAGTACCAAAGATACCAAGTAAAATAGCAACTACCCAAGATTGAAGTCTAGACCAACGGCCATCAGCCTTAGTGAAACGTGAAACATATTCGTTAAGAACAATAACTGCAGCAGAAAGTGCAAGTACGGTGTTAAAAAATGAGAAAACGTCCATAGTTCAATTTATTTTTTATTTATCGAGATTCTCGATAATATCATCAGTGGTATTTCACAACACCTCCAATATTCATAAGAGAAGGTACACTCATTTGATTAGGTTTACCCACACTATAAACACTATAAGTGTTTATTCTATCAGGATCTTCAGAGAAAAATTTGACAAGAAAATCATACTTAGCCTCATCAGACAATTCAGAATCTTGAGGGAACATACGAAACAATTGTCCTAAATTAGAATCCACATATTCTTTAGACATTAACAAATGTTTAGGATTCCATTCACTCCAACATTCAAGGTATTTCATAGGCGAGAAATATTAGTTTAGTGAATCATGATGTTACATGATATTGATTATCAAATTTCCTGCATTGTCTTCTTTGAATTCTCCACCAAGACATGCTGCGATATAGTTTGATAACTCGTCTTTAATAGTCATTTTTGTTTTGAAATCTTCATATGTCTTTAAATAAACATCAGAAGAAATTTCAATTAATTGATTTCCAATATTAATAACTAATTTTTGATCTTTAAGTTTATTATAAATATGAATCAATATATTTTCTTCTAATATTAATTTTTCAGAGTTAGAAAATACATAAATTTTATCATTGTCAATTGAAAAAGTATGCTCATCACTGTTAATAACATCAATTTGTGATAGAGATACGTCGAAAAAGTCAGCTAATATCTTTTCATGATCTATAGAAGCTTTTTGCACTCCTTTGAATAAACTAGTTCTTAAATCAAGTATTTGAAATTCATTTGATTCTAGGAACTTAAAATTTTCAAAAGTCATTACAGAGTCTTTAAACATTGAGACTCTATCATCAATAACATCCGACAATACAGTTTCAATATTTGATACTTCGGACAATCCTCTTCTTTCTAAAAATTTTAGTAAATTAGATTTATTTCCAAGTAGGTAAGATTTTAAATTTGTTGGTTTAATATTCCAGGTTTCAACATACTCATCGATATATTGATTAACTAGTTGGTAATATTTATTAGCATCTTCGCTTGTTTTTATCATAGTCTATATATAATTTTTTGTAACTCATAAAACTTTCTGTCTTTATAAAACTATACTATAAGTAATTAAAATCAAACAAATGAATAAATATTTTTTAATCGCTTTTACTTCAATTTTCTTAGTTTCATGTGGTGGCGGAACTTCAGAATCTAGTACTACTTCACAAGACTCTACTTCAGTATCAACTGACTCTTTGTGTACTGAGTCTCAAGTAGATACAGTATCAGTAGATAGTTTGCAGTACTAATTCACAAATAAAAATTGAAGAAGAAAAAGACCCAAATTTATTTGGGTCTTTTTTGTTTTTTAAAAGAGTCAAAAAAAGATATATAAAAATAAAAAATTCGATGAAAAAGTTTATTAATTTTCTATTATTAGGTGTTTCACTATTTTTATTTAGTGAATCATATTCACAACGGATTTGTGGTCAAGATGAATATCATCAGAGTCAATTATTGATTGATCCAAACTATCAAATCAATCAAGAACAGATTGAACAATTTACAAATGATTTTATTAGAAACTATGATGGCTCATCAAGAGCAATTGTAACAATACCAGTAGTTTTTCACATAGTTTACAATACTACTTCACAAAATATAAGTGACTCTAAAATAAACTCACAGTTAAGTCAATTAAATTTAGATTTTTCTAAATTAAACAGTGATAATTCTAGTACTCCTTCTGTCTTTCAACCAACAGGAAACATGGATATACAATTTTGTCTCGCGACAAGAGATCCGAATGGAAATCCAACAACAGGAATTCAAAGAAGACAAACAACAGCAACATCCTTTTCAACTAATAATACTGTTAAGTATTTTGCTCAAGGAGGTCTTGATGCTTGGCCTAGTTCAAGTTATTTAAACATTTGGGTTTGTAATCTTAGTGGTGGTGTTTTAGGATACGCTCAATTTCCAGGTGGAACTGTTGCAACTGATGGAGTTGTACTTACTTCATCTTGTGTTGGTAGTGTTTCAAATCCTTCTGGAGGAGCATTTGGACTTGGAAGAACAGCAACACACGAAGTGGGTCACTGGTTAAATCTCAGACACATATGGGGAGATGCTAACTGTGGAAGTGACTTAGTGTCTGATACACCAACTCATAATACTGCAAATTATGGGTGTCCAACATATCCACATCTTTCAACTTGTACTGGATCTCCTGTTGAAATGACAATGAATTTTATGGATTATACAGATGACGCATGTATGTATATGTTCTCAAATGGTCAGGCGGTAAGAAGTCAAGCTCTTTTTACATCTGGAGGCGCAAGATCTTCTCTTTTGACATCTCTTGGATGTTCTGCTCCGAATACAACAACCTGTTCAGTTCCTTCGGGAGTTTCTTCATCAATCGTAACAACTAATACTGCGACTATATCTTGGTCATCTATTGCGGGAGTAAGTTCTTATAATCTACAGTGGAAGCTTTCCACATCTAGTACTTGGACTACTGTGAACACGACTTCAACTTCAGTTTCACTGACAGGTCTCACCACTAACACAACTTATAATTTCCAAGTTCAGTCAGTTTGTGGAACTACAACAAGTAATTACTCAACTCAATCGAGTTTTACAACTCTTTCTCAGTCAACTAGTTGTACAGATACTTATGAGTCGAATAATAGTCTAAACACTGCTAAAACTATACCAGTAAATACAACAATTACTGCAAGAATTTCAACCAGCACTGATAAAGACTATTTCAAATTCACCACAACGACAACAAATAGAAATGTAAAAATAAATCTTAGTAATTTACCAGCTGATTATGATGTAAGACTTTACAACCCTTCAAATGTTCAAGTCGGATCTTCCTTAAACAGTGGCACAACTTCAGAACTAATCATTTATAATAATGGCCCAGTAGGAACTTACAAGGTATACGTTTTTGGGTATGCAGGAGCTTTTAACTCCACACTTTGCTATAATTTATTAGCATCGACAAGTTCAGCAACATTCAGAGAGTCGGAAAGTACTTCTGAAATAGTATCAATCGATAGAGAAAAATTAGAATCAATTTCTGTGTTCCCAAACCCAGCAAAAGAACTTCTTAATGTAAACTTCGAATCAAAAAATGAATCATATTATGACATTACTATTACTGATGCTACTGGCAGGATTGTTCAGAAAACTAATTTCCAAGCGAAAGTTGGGAAAAATTTTGTAGAAATGAACTTACAAAATTGTGAAAAAGGATACTACATCCTTTCTGTTTTTGATAGAGAATCATTTAAAACAATTAAGTTTGTAAAAGAATAAAAATAAAACATATTGAAACAAAACCCAACTTTAGGTTGGGTTTTGTTTTTTTATATATAGACTATGAATATTTCACAATCAAAATCTTACTTTAATACTAAAAATGTAGAATTTATTGTAAAAGAATCCTATAATGATTTAAAAGAAGATAGGGAATTTATTCCTCGTTTCTCACTCAAAAATATTAAAGACTTTCAAAACGTACCAATTAATGAACCAATAAAGTACGATGAAAAGTTAATGATTAAAGCCATTCAATATGGAATGATATTTTTGATAAACTACAAAGGTGAGAAAGATAAGCATTTTGCAGGACATGAACGTGTTATTTATCCAATGGTACTCGGACGTTCTTCTAAAGGTAAACCACTTTTAAGAGGGTGGCACCTTAATGGGTGGTCTGTATCTAAAAACAGACATATAAATAAAATTTGGAGACTTTTTAGAAGTGATAGAATCTTATCTATGACGTTTACTGGTTCATTCTATAGACTTCCACCTAATGGGTATAATATGAATGATAAAGGAATGAGAGGCGGGATAATTGTTAAAGCAGATTTTAATGCGATTAGAAGAAACCAACAAAATTTAGTTAAACAAAACGTCATTCAAAATAGAGAAGAAGTTACACTTAGTCAAGATGAGAGAAAGTTTGTTACAATAAGAGTAAAAGACACATCATCAAAATTGGATTTAAATAGCCCTCTTGATAATGCTTATGTAAACAATTTGAAGAATGTTGTATTTAAAGTCCTTGACTCTACAACAGGTCAAGTTTTAAAAAGCATTAAAACCGTAAAAGGAAATGCTATTTATGACTTGTATATTTTTGATAAGAAGATTTAATATATAAAGTGTCTAAAATAAAATAGCATATGTTGAAATTCATAAATTTTATAAACGAAGAACTTAATATAGGTAAATTATCTAAAGAAGAGTTTTCAAATCTAATTGATAAAGTTAAGAAAAATCTTGATGAGTATAGATCTTCTATTCTTGATAATATAGAATATAATATAAAGACAAATAAAATTGAGTATAAAAAATTTGATAATATAAACATTTCTCAAATATTGTCACAATTAAATTCCGAATTAGGAAAAGATGTTGTTGATCAATTTAACATAGATTCATTTTTAAGAAAAATATCACAAATTTTAGATCTTAAAAAGAGAAACACTAAAAGGAAAGTAAAAGAAGAGTTTAGAGATTACTACTACAGTCTAGATAATAGATTCGAAGAAGGTCAGCCAGTTGAGAGTGAAGAAGATAAATTTGATAAAATAGAAGGAGAATCTTCAATATTAACAAAAAGAAAATATGAAGAAGAAAAGTATGATATTCAAGTTGAATTGTTAAAACTACAAGAGTGGATTGTTAAAAGTGGAGAGAGAGTTGCTATAGTGTTTGAAGGCAGAGATTCAGCAGGAAAAGGTTCTACAATTAAAAGATTCACTGAATATTTAAATCCAAAATACTACAGAGTTGTGGCTCTTGGTGTACCAACAGACGAAGAAAGACAAAACTGGTTTGGAAGATATGAAAAATATTTGCCAAAACCTGGTGAGATAGTTTTTTTCGATAGATCTTGGTACAATAGAGCGGTTGTTGAACCAGCTATGGGTTATTGCACAGAAGAGCAATATATGGATTTTATGGAAGGTGTTAATTCTTGGGAAGATAAGCTTTATAAAAGTGGAGTAACAGTAATAAAGTTATGGTTTTCAATCACAAGAGAAAAACAAGAACTAAGATTTCAACTTAGACAAACTTCGCCTTTAAAATATTGGAAATTTTCTCCAAATGACGCTAAGGTAATTGATAAGTGGGACATCATCACTAAATATAAAAATCAGATGTTTAACAAGACATCTACTTCAAGAGTTCCTTGGGTAATAATAAACTCAAATGATAAGAAGATAGGCAGATTGAATGCTATGAGATACGTTTTGAGTGTATTCGACTATGATGGAAAAAATGAAGATGTGTGTAAATACTTCACTGAAGTTGTCAATGTTCTCAAGTAATTTAGATTTTTGATAATTGAAAGTGCATACCATCTTTCTTTTTCCAAGTACCTCCCCAATCAAAACCGGCATCGGTAAAACATTTTACAAATCCCGAACTCAATTTTGGTTCTTTTCCAAAACCATTCTCAAAAGCGTTAACATCTACTGCAATGGCCCAGGAATGTAGGCTCATGGTCGTACCACCTCTTTTCTTTCTTATGTTAAAACAACCATCCCAAGTTTTCAATTCTTCAACAAATCCACGACTAATAAGATTACCGAAAGCCTTTTTAAGGGGATCAACCATATCTTTATTCATATAGATTTTTTTTGGGATAACTCCAATCTCTAAAGCTGAAGGAACATCCCAAAGTGTCATACAACTATTATCTTTAGAAGGTGTTCCATATTTTTTCTGACATTGACTCGATGTAACCATAAAATTATTAAATTTTAACTTATATATCTAACTCCTTGTCTTTTTCCTACTATAAATAAAAAATAATTTTTTAACAGTTGAACATTTATTCTCAAGAAGAATTAGATAAAATTTCTAGACTCAAAGATACTAATGATCGCCTTGAAGACTTTTTTAATACTAAAAGAGAAGAGTGGTCCAAGTTAATTACACCACTATTCGAAGTGTTAAAGTTTGAAATAACTGCAAAAACTTCGCAACAAATTCTTGATACACAGTCACTTTGTCTTACTTACAGACAATCTTTAAATGAACAAATATCTGTATTCCTGGATAAAAGAAGCAAGCAAGATGTAAAACTTAAAAGAATCAAACAAGATAAGTTTGTGTGGTATGCTACTTCTTTTGGAATCAAAACAAATATGGGAGAGAAAACTCTTCTAATAGAAGCTCACGTCTCTGAAGAACAAAGGAATGTTGAATTAATTGAAAATTATATTGAGTTTTTAAGACAAACAAATAAGAATCTAGAAAGTCTACAGTTTACAATTAAGAATATAATCGAACTTTTCAACTATTTAGGTCGATAAGAGTTTTCGAGTTTCATTCTCTCTAGTTCTGATTTAACTAAATCTTTTAACTCTGAAGGAAAACTACCAGATTCAAGAGATGATCTGTACGATCCAGCGCATTCAGGACAAGGTATCTTTACACTACCACTACCGTCACATTCTTTACAATCTCTCCATCCCTCACCATCACATTTTTTACACTTTTTATCCTCATGAGTTCCAGTACCTCCGCATTTTTTACAATTGACTGTTCCACCACCATCACATACCTGACATTCTCCTTCATCAACTCCAGATTCATCACAATGCCAACAATGATCCCATCCTCCTCCAGTATCATTGAGAATTTTAACTTTTTTTGAACCGACATTACTAAGAGTCTTGTCTTTTTTGTTTAGATATCTTAAAGTATCTACGTATGGATATTCATCAAAATTAACTTTTTTCAAATTTACAACTACCTCACCAAGAAAAATTTCACCTTTATATTTAAAAAAAAGTCCTTCTGTCTCGTCAGAACTATTTTTGTACTTGTACATACAATCATTTTCATTTGCCCACTCTATAAACTTATATCTATCACTATCACTTGCTGTATAAATTCTGTCCATAAATTTTTTAGCACTACAAGGGGATTTTGAAACACTCCAAACAAGTGCTCTTCCAAGTACATAACCAGCAGAATCAAGATAAACTAAAAGACTACAAACATCACTATTTTCTTCATATATTCCGAAATAGTCTTGGCAACTCTCATATTTCATACAAGAGTTACCGAGATCGCCTTTTTGATAAGCGTAAGTATCTTCGTAATAATATCTTGAAATTTTAGAACTATTGACTAGCTTAAACTCGTTTTTAACTTGAGTATTACCAGCCTTATATAAGTTTACAAAATCTTCAAAATCCTTATCTGTAAATGTCGCAGTGAACCCTATTTGTTTTTTTATTTCAGGGTCAGTGAGAATAGCTCTTGCAAATCTTCCGACTTTTATTTCACTTCTACTAGATGACATATATGGTGAACTATCTAGTGGAAGTCTCGAAACTCTCTGGTCGGAAATGAAAGTAACAGTGTCATCCTTATCAGTCACATCAATATAGTTTTGTGATAGATCTTTATCCACCTCTAATTCAAATCCAAAAAGTCTATGAAGTTCACCAGCTACTTTACTAGTCTTGGATATTTTTCTTAATCTTTCAATGAAATTAATTGAACCAGAAAATTCACCTTCAAGTATAAGACTTGGAATTTTAGATTCAAGAATAAAATCGTTATACTTTTTTATCATTTAAACTTTAAAGTTATTTTCAACTACATTCTATATATTAAATCCTATGGCTAAATATAAACTTACACAAGATCTAACTATTTTAGATAAAACTGTACTTACTAGAGATAGTGAAGTAGAGTTCGATGAATCAGGAGAATTTATAGTAAATTCTGAATTAGGACCCATTAAATTAACTAAAGAGATTCTAAAAGATAAAATCACGTCGTTAGAAAAAAATGTTGAATTTAAAGTATCTCTGCTCAATGAAGATGATGAAGATAAGGTAAACTTCTATCGAATGCAATTTGATATAAAGTCTACTAGAAGAAAAATTCGTGAAATTGAAAACGAATTCAGAAAAATTTTAAATGAAGTATTATGAAAATTAATCATTCCCCAGTTACTTACTCGTCAATTGTTGAAATAGGTGAAAGATGTCAAAATCTAGAAAAGAAAACTAGAAAACCTTACTTGAAACTACACAGAGGAGTAATGGATGTAGATTTAATCGATTTAAATTCGTTCATGAATGACTTTGACTATAATCAAAAATCTGTTCAGCAATATGGTGGTAATGATGGTGATACTAAATTAGTAGAAGCAATTAAAGATAAATTTCACTTGAAAGATCACTGGGTAATGACTGTTCCCGGTGGAATGGCAACACTTGATTTAGTTATTAATTCACTTTCAGAAGAAAACTTCTGGGTTCCGAAATATCACTGGGGATCTTGGAATAAAATTCTTAAAATTCATAATAAAAATATTCAAGAGTTTGATGATTTTAATATTGGCAACTTCAAAGCTTTGGATCCGATACTTGGACCATCAGGAGTAGTTATGTTATGTTTTCCGTCAAATCCAACTGGATGGTCACCATATTTCTATGACTTAAAAAAATTCTTAGACTATTCAAAAGAAAAAAATATTACAGTTATTTTAGACCTACCATATTACTTTCTTTTCAATGATATTGATGATCCTATTCATGAATTATTTTACGATAATGTAATTGTGATTTCATCTTTTTCTAAATCAATGGGTTTATCAGGACTCAGAGTCGGATATATCGCAACAAAAAATCAAGAATTGTATAACTCAATGAAGATTCGTTCTTTATATAAGTATAATTCCATTTCAACAATACCTCAGCAAATAATAACTAGACTACTTACAACAGATGATGGTAAATTGGCATTAGATAATTATAAATTAAAAACTCAAGACAGTATTAAAAAGAATATTAGTTACTTAAAAGAGAGAGGATTTTTATTTGATGAATATCCATCAACACCAACTGGTCCCTTTGCAATTATAAAAATTGACTTTGACATCTTACTCGTCAATCAGATATCATCGGTGCCTCTTACCAAATTCTCTTTGAATAGAACTGTAAATCCAGAGTTATCAAGAATTTCGGTTGCGGTACCACACGAAACTTTTGTTAATTACTTTGATAAAATAAAAGTCGATGAGCAGGTTTCTATCTAAAAGTGAGATTCTTTTTTGGGAAGAAAAAATAAAAGACTCTTCCTATTCTAATTCTTTAGTTTCAGGTCAATTATACAATATTGATAATCCTAGTTCCTTGAAAATCAACTATAGATTCTCTTTTTCTATTGCTAAAAATCACGAATCCAGATTTGAAATTTTACTTAATAATTTCCTAGAAGAGGGATTTACTGTAAAACACAGCAATCAAAATTGTAGTAAAAGGTCAGAAATGAATCTTCGCAAAGAGATTTCAACTCTTAAACAACTACAAGAAAAAAATATTCATCAAATAAAAAAAATAGATTACATTAATTATAAATACAACTTTAATTATGTTCCGGTGCTTCCATGTATCCACTTTGTTCAAACTCTAAAAGATGTAATTGAAATAATTTCAAATTACTGGGCGTTTGATGAAGAAGGAAACGAAATCTGTAATATGAAGTATTCGACTGGTCAGATAGTTTCTCTTGATTGGGATAAAAGTGACTATATCATAGACTCTATTCTTTACCTACGAAGGAATACTGATCAATTTGAAAGCTTAGAAAAGAGGTATAAAATTGAAGATGAATTATTACTTTATAGATTATCTAAAATAATATCATTCAATCAACAAGTAATAGAATTCGGAAATCAAGAATTGGCATCTTCTTCTCAAATCACACCTTCTAGAGGCGAAAGATTAGATGAACTTTTAGGATAAAAAAAGACCCGTAGGGGTCTTTTTACATATTTTTAAATTTTAATTATTCTTCACCACCTGTAATTGCATAGTTCAATTCGTCAAGAACAACATCAACTGGAATATCCATATCGTCCTCATTATAGAATGTACCATCAGAATAACTAACAAGAGGTGTTCCTTCTTCAACTGTAGTATTATAAGCAACAATAATATCATTAGGTGAAGCAAATTCTCCAATTTCCATTCTAACTCCTGAATACTCTTCAGGTATATGGATTTTATCAGAATTATTATCTAAATTTTCATTAAATCTTTTTAAGTATTTCATATTTATTTTTTCTTTTTTCTAGCTTTAGCGGCTTTAGCCTTTGACCACAAATCGGAATCTGATTTTCTAGCACCACCCGCTCCGGTTATAAAACTATTGACTCTTCCAAAAGCCCATTGATGTTGAGCAACACCTGGTCTGTGTCCCGCATTCCATGCCTGCATTCCACGAGCAAATACTTTTCTCAAAATTCCCATAGGAATACCAGAGGCTTTTGACTTCTTTCTAAGAGAAGCAGTCACACCTGAGTTACTCTCAGATATGTCATATAATTCATCGTACTCGTCAAGTTCTTCAACTATCTCATTGAAATCATTTTTAAGGTTCATATCTTCTTCTTCAAGATATTTAGAGAAATCTTCAATTAAATCTTCGTAGTTTAGTAGGTATTTCATAGTTTAAAAGTAAGTTTGTTCAAAGTAAAGAACTTGGAATTTATCATTGTGATCTACTAACACCAATGCATTTAGTAAGTCAGAATACTCAATAACAGCTTCTTTTTGACCTGTTCTATAACTTTGTAAAAAATCAAATGTTGTTAAATCACTAGTGAATAATTCTGAAGAGCTTTTGTTATATGCGTTCAATAGATTCAATTCCATATCATATGCACCGTTGATAATATCAACTAATGTAGAGAATTTAAAATCAGTCTCAGTTTGTGGTATTTCAGGCTGAACATTGAAGTCATCCATATATTCTTGTAATCCAGTTGCATGTTCTAACTCAGTATTCGCTTCGTTTTCAAAAAACGCAGCAGCTTTTTTGTAATTCATATTACGACACCAGTTAGCCGCAGATCTGTAATAGAAGTGAGCAGTGTACTCATCTTTTAGTCTGTCAGTCAATTGAGATACTGTTTGTTCGTTTAGTTTTTTTGGTACTACGACTGAACCATTTTTCTCAACCTTGTCTTCGATGACAGGTTTCTCAGGTTTTCCAAATTTCTTAATTTCCATATTATTATATTTTATTTATCACCAAACATTTTTTGGTAAGCTTTTGTAGCCGCAGATTTTTTAGTCTTAACTCTTTCTCCCTCACCACCTTTTCCAGACTTGTAGTCGGCATCCCAATCTTTTTTGTATTCTTTTTTTCCCACGAATCTATCTATTTCCTTCTTCATCTTACTTGGATGAGGACCAGCGAGATACTTTCCAGGAATTTTTCTACCTTTATATCTTTGTGCCTTTTTTCTCTCTGATATCTCAAAAATATTATGAACATGATGCTCTATAATGTCTAATCCCTCTTCAATATTTTCAAGGTGTGAACTATAAACTTCTTCAGTTGTATCTGAAGTAGACTCTTCAACTTTTAAATTAGGTTTATCTAAGTCTAAAATCCAAGATATTTTAATATCTGTTTCAGTTGAACTCAATGAAACTTCTAAAATACCCATTTCATTTGAATTTTCTTTTTCAGAATGTATGTGATACTCAAATGAGATTCCGGAATATTCAGAGACTAAATCACTTAACTCGTACATTTTAGCAGAAATGAAATCAACATTAATATTATCTTCTACTTTGAACTCAAAAAATTTATGTAGTTTTCTTGACTCTTCAACTATTTCAAACTCATCAATCTCTGGTGTTATTTTTAAAGTAATACCTTTGTCCCAATCTACAATTAAATTTCCAAGTTCATCAGTTCCAACAACTGTTCCTAAATCGTCCTCTTTTAAGTTAACGTAAGGATCATTCATACTTTGAACTTTAATTCTTTTGCCGGTCATTTCATTATCGGTCATAAAACAAAACAAAATTTATTGTATATATTAGATATTATAAATCAGAATTAAAATGACAAAGAAACTTAACTTCACGATCAACGGAGATAAATTTGAAGATTTTCTTCACAAGCTCGAAGATTTGTCAAAAATAAGTGACACCTTAAAGTTAAAAATAGATTCAGAAAATATTTTAATGTATTCTATTGTTGGTGAAACTATTCTACTGGCCTTTAAAAGCTACATCATTAATACCAACGAATACTTAACTACTAAAGAGGATATTGATGAAACTATTGATATAATAATTTCAGGGTCTAAGAAATTTGTTAAGAATCTACAATTTATAAAGAAATCTGAAAAAATTGCAGTCACTGTTGATTACAGAACTGATGATGATCAATCTCTAGCAAGATTTTTACAAATTAAAAATGGTAAGTTAAAAATTGCAATACAAGGTGGTGAAAATTCAGAAATAAGAGATATAACAAAAGCGGTTTTATCTAAAAGAGTCGATACAAAATTGTCTAAATGGTCTTTTAAAGTTGAAAGTAGTGAATTCCAAGATATTAAAAAACTTTGCTCTATAAACTCAGACGGTAAAGTAGTTCATCTTAACGTAGATAGTCAAAAGGTTATTCTTTCTGAAACATCAACGTGGGAATTTGAAGTAGACAAAGTAGATGTTACTGATAGACATCTAATGTTTAACAAAACTTTTCTACCTTCTATCAATGATAGTGGTGACCATGTACACTTTTTCGTTTTTGAAACTTTTATTTTAACGAAAGACGAAGAGAGTCACCTTATGATTTCATTTGAACAGGATTTTAGTGTGGAGGATTAAAAGTTATTAAACTAACTTGTTTTTAACACTATAACTTTTCAATAAGTTTCTTTGGAAATTATTTAAAAAAAATATAAAAAATTAAATGACGAGAGAAGATAAATTAAAAAAAATCGAGTCACTAAAAATTAAAGCCAACCAACTGAAGAGAGAATCTGATTATTACAACGCTCTTCAGTTGGCTCGATAACCCCTCTGTTTTTTGACAGAGGGGAAAATGCTTTAAAATTAATATTAAATGGAAGTTACGGAGCATTTGCTACGCAATATTTCATACTGTTTAATCAACACGTCGCCGGTACTATAACAGCGCAAGGCAGAGACTTGACTAAAACTATGAATGCTGTAAATGAAAAGTATTGGTATGAACAATGGCATCTAGATTTTGAACTACATTCTAAACTTGGAGTGAAGAATGTCACTTCTTTATCCAAAAAAGACGGTGATGAAGTATCAATCTATGCAGATACGGATTCATTATTTGTATCTTTTGAACCAGCAATTCAACATTGTGAATGGAGGAATCTTCCACTGTCAAAGATGAATTCTTTAAATCAGAGGTTTGTATTTCTAGAAAAAAGACAAGAATCTAAAATTACTAATAGTAATTGTATTGGTCACTTTAAGAACGTAAATGATTTTAAAGATTTTATAACTAATACTAATCCGGAATTAATTATTATCGATGGGTATTTTGTTAAAGACCGGTCATTTAATTCAAAAGATATTCAGGATTTAATTAAGGATATAGAAATACAGTGGAATTGGGATAATGAATTAGATTTCATACATGGTATAGACGCACTTAGGTATGGAGATTATTTCAAAAAATGTCTTGATGAATATGCTGGTAGTTATGGAGTAAAAAACAGAGAAGATTTTGAGTTAGAAAGGATATCAGAATCAATTATTAATATAGCAAAAAAGAAGTACATTCAGCATATTGTATATGAAGATGGTATTCCTTATGATAGACTAACTTATATCTTTCCTAAAGGTGTTGAGCTTGTTCGTTCTTCTACACCGGCATTTGCCCGTGAAAAGATTGTTGAAATTGTAAAATATCTTTTTGCCCATCCAGATGACTTTAATATCAAAGACCTACTAAAATTAGTTAAAAATCTTAGAAAAGAATTTGAACTTGCAGATATCGATGATATTTCGATGCAGTCATCTTGTTCTAATTATGAAACCAAAGTTTTAGAAGATAAAGATAGATTGGAATTTGTTAGTGGTGCCCACTTTGCTGTTAAATCTGCAGCTTATCATAACTATCTTTTAAATCAGAATAAGTTATTACAATCAAAGTACGAATTCATTAAGTCAGGAACTAAGATCAAATACTATTATTGTAAGAATAAAAAGACAAATGATATGTTTGCTTTTATTAGGGGTTCCTATCCTATAGAATTTGCACCAGAAATTGATTATGACGAGCAGTTTATGAAGTCAATTTTATCTCCAATTAATTCTATTATAGATCCACTTGGTCTTCCTGAGATTACAAAAAGACTTAGTGTGGTTTTAGATATATTTTCCGGAATGAAGTAACTCTAATATATAACTTATGTTTAAAGAACATAAGATGTATAAATTTTATGAGAGTTGGATTGATTTAAAATCGGTATCTCAGTCACATAAAAGGCTTCTTAAAATGTCTGAGTCTAGTTTTATCGAATTTACTGAAAGATATAATAATAGTCTAGAATTTAAAGAGAGAATAGATGATCTTATGGTTAAAGAGATTAGAGACGAAAAACTAGGTGATATTTTAGAGGATGATGACTTTTTTGGAACAATTTAAAGTCTCTGATACTTTGGTAAAATTTTGGTCAGGATTTGATCTAGAGTCAATTTTAAATCATCCAAAAGACGGAACCTCTGGTTATATGGTTGTTCTAGTCGAGTCTATTAAAATGGAGTATTTGAGGTATTCACGTAATCTAAAGATAGATCAAATTTGTTCAGACAAAGGAGAAAGAGATTTCTACAAAATAATAGAAAATATTGAAAATGACTATGTTCTTATTTATCAATCAAGAGGCGAACAAAATGTGATTTTAGTGGATATTATTAAAGATAAATTCTCTAAAAGTCAAATCTGGTAATATTTTCAGAGTATAGTAAAATACAGGTTCAGAAGTTTTATATATAACATTATGAAACATTTAATTAGATTTGAATCCTATTCAGAGCAAGATAGACTCAATGATATTTTGGCAAAAATACTGAAATATGGTGAAGGATCGCTAACCGATTTAGAAAAGAGGTTTTTACAATCTTGGAGTACTAATACAGAAAAACAGGTTCATGATGAGATTGGGAAGATTGAAACTGAACAAATATTTGAAGATGATAATGGGTATTTTAAGTTTGAGTTTAAAGAATGGGAAGATTATGGAGATGAGCAGCATTTTATTGGAACTTTCTATGTTCCAGATTTAGAGCTAGAAAATGGTAAGAAAGTTGTTGGAATACTAGAGGGTAAAATAGTCAAGTTTGAAAACGGAACTGTTTCGCCGGACTTCTTCAATAAAGATGGATATGATATATTTGAATTTTGTAATGGTCTAGAATATGAACTAGATGGATTTATAGACTATATTATCCAAGAAATTGAAGAGAAATATAAATCTATAGATTAATATATACTTAAAATTATTTTTAACTATGAAATTAAAAAAATATAATCAATTTGTAAATGAAGAGTTAACACCATTTGCAAATGAAATTGAATCACAGGAAATTCTAGACGCGCCAGAAGAAGAGATTGAAAATACAGAAGTTGAAAACACAGAAATCGAAAAAGAAGAACCTAAAGAAGTAGTAAGTATGAATGTTGAAGAGGAAGAAGAGGAAGAAGGTTCACACTATCATGGTACTTTAAAAATGAAAGAATTAGCTAGTAAGTTAGGTACCGAAGTTGCAAATAACGAAATTAATTTTGATGGAAAGAAAGTTAATTTCTATTCAGAAGATGAAAAATTTCACATTGATAATAAGAAGTTTGATTCAGTAGAAGACGCTTTTGACTATTTAACTGGAGAATAAAATAAAAATTTATCTTAATTTTATAAAAACTCGCTAATTTAGCGAGTTTTTTATTTTTATTTTCTCTGAAACCCTTATTTTGCAAAGGTTTTAGACAAATAGATATAATTCATTTTTTTAATAACATATATAATCTATGAAAAGCAAATTTCTACCAAACGTAGAACCAGCTTACAAAAAATAAAAATATGTTATGAAAAATTTTAAGTGTCAATTAAGTCGACTTGTAATGACGACTTTAGCTCTTTGCCTTGGAATTTCCTCTTTTGGTCAATTAGCAGGTAGTATAGACACCACTTTTCTACCTAATAATGGTGGAGTTCCATTTTCAACAAACGGAAACTTTAAGACACAAGGGGTCGAGGTTGTTGGTAATTCAGTTTATTATGCATACCAGACAGAACCTGGTTACCCAAAAATTAGAAAATATGATTTCTCAGGAAATGAGGATCAATCTTTTTTTAATAATCAAATGGCAACTTGGCCTGGTCAGTTTGCGACAGTTTGTATGGAGACTGAGAAGAATGAAAGTGGTGAGCCAACTGGTGAGTTTTTTATATCAGGAAGAAACAGTTTCAACTGGGGTGTTAATCAGGGTGTTAGGTTTTTAAATAAAGTTAACGCAGATGGTACTAGAGATACAGACTTCGTTTGTCCTTATACTTCTTGGATTAGTATTTGCTCTGCGATCTATCACGACTTTGAAAACAATAAATTATACTATTCATTTCAAACTGGCACACCGAGTAGTTACACACAGACTATTGTATGTTGTGACCCAAACACTGGTCAAGTTTTACAGACTGTTCAGTTACCAACTCCTACTGGTCTTATTTCAAAAATAACAAAGATACCCGGTACAAAAGAATTAGTTTGTGGTGGATCATTTAATTTTGAATTAGGAGGTCATAACTACGTAGGTATTTTTAAACTTGACGAGCAAATGACAATTAAGCCAGTTCCAGGTATAACAGATTTATCTAACTCTATGTCAATTAGTGATATAATATTTGTTAATGGATCTGAATGTGATGGTATAGAAGGAGATTTAGTATCTTATTTCAGCGGTTCTATTAGCACCGCCTCTGGTGTTTCTGGATTTAGAAATTTAGTTAGATATAACATTCTAGGTGGTAACTGGTCTGTGGATCCTATTTTTAATCCAGGTTGTCCAGGTAGAATTATGGATATTTGTTTTTATAATTGTAATTTAATTGCAACTGGTAACTTTGCTAGTTCAACTTCTCAACAAGTTTATCAACCAACTTGGACTCCAAAGATTACTGCTTTCACAACTGATGGTCAGATAAATGAAGAGTTTAAAACTATCAATATTGGAGCAGGTCTTGGAGGCACTAATGTTAATGGATTCGAAGGAAACTATGGACAAGGAACTGGTAGTAGTTTAGCTGTTAATGCAACAGATGATGGCAATGATAACTGGGAAATATTTGTTGGTGGTTCTTTTGTAAGTTGGATACAATTGACTCCTAATACTATTCTTAGAAAGCAGAACTTCATGGCAAAACTTCATGGTTTTAAAAATACAATTGATCCAAATTTTGACTATTGTATTGAACAGACTTCACAAGATAAATATTCACTTACAACTGTGAACATAACAAATACAGTAGGATGTGAAAAATGGGAACTTTATTTAAGTGAAGATGTTCCTTTCAACTGGAATTTAATTAGAACCGAAAACACTCATGGTTTTAGTGATAGCGAACTCTATACTCAGAAGTGGTATAAATTAGTTAGAACTGTTACGGAGTGTGGTAACAAGTCAACTACTACTTATATTATCTATAAAGAAAGCGTTAGAAATAGACCAGAGTATACTCAAGTTGAATTGAGAAGTCTTCAATCTTCTCAACCTAATAATAAGACTGAAGAATCTTTGGAAAAAGAAGAACAAGAGTTGGTAATTTACCCAAATCCAAGTGAAGGTTTAATTTATATTACAGATAACTTTAAAAATGATGTTAGGGATGTATCTGTATATAATACAATTGGAACAAGAATTTTAAATTATCAATTTAATTCTAATAATTATAATTTAGACCTTTCAGAACTTTCATCTGGTGTTTATATGATTGTTGTCACTACAGAGACTGGTGTTCAAAAACAGCAGATTATAAAAGAGTAATCGGTTGTCTTAGCTAGAAAATGGATACCCCCTAAATTTTAGGGGGTATCTTGTTTTAGATATATAACTTGAGAGGGAGATAACTTTAATTAGTTATGAATATAGTAGAAGTTATCAAATTTATAAGAGAAGCAGAGCATCAACATTTTATTTCAGTTGATAAAAAGGTGTGGAAAAGATGGGGTCTATTAGTTAAGCTCGCTATTTGGTCTAATAAAAATTATGTACCTTGTAAAATCTATAGAAAAAAATATAAGTTTCTAGAGAATATTGTTGTGGTTGGCCTAAAGTGGAACGGCAAGAATGTTAAAAGAAGAACAAGTGGTTTCGCAAAAGAGTTTTTACAGGAAAATAAAAAGGCAAAATGCATTTATTGTGGTTGTAAATTGAATGAGTCAAATGCAACTACAGATCACATAATACCCATTTCTGAAGGAGGCAACAACTCACAGGTCAATTTAATAGTTTGTTGTTTCGATTGTAACAATGAAAGAGGGAATTTAAACTTTTACGACTATTTAAAAATTAAAAATCCAAATAATACTACAAAGTATTTTTAGAAGTCATTTTGACGAAACTCTCTTAAATAATCTTTTTCAGGTTTGGTTTTTTTTCTTATAGTATTCTTTGGTAGATATTTTAAATCAAATAAATCTTCTGAAAAGAAATTGCCGAGTTCGAGTTTTTTGTAAGCAAAGGGAACTAATTCATTAAGTTTATTTAAGTCCTTTACTTTAGATATTCTGTAAAGTAATTTATGAGGATCATCAGTCTTTTTCTTTGAAACAATGTCTTCAAAGAGTTTTTTCCATAGAAAAACTTTACCACCTTCCCTTATCTTTTCTTCTGACTTATTATAACCTGCCGTATCATTATCAAAGAAATATTGAATATCTAAGTTGTTATTTTCTAAAAACCTTAAATCGGTATTAACCCCAACAACACCAACAGAATTCGGATAGAATAATGAATCGATATAACCTTCAAAAATAGTTATCTTTTCTTCAAAATTAATATTTAAAATATTAAAGTAATAAGATAACTTATTATAGATAATTGATTTTTGAATATCTACTTCTTTTTCTTCTCCCCAAATCCACTTATGAATTGACTCCCAGTTGTATATTACAAAGAATCTTCTTCGGCCTTCTTTTAAGTTTCTTACCTGTAGTCCTAAGACTTTATCACCTCTTTTATTTAAAAGTATGATAACGTGTTCGTATCCTTCATCACCTTTTGAGAATTTTGCCTGGTAAATATCTTTCTGAAGTGGTTTAACAATTCCTCTACCTAGTAGATACTTATAAACTCCTGATCTTTCATCGATTGGTTTAAAGTCAAATATTGGAGTTATATCTTTAACATTGAATAATTCTTCAAGTTGACTAATATCATAAAGATCATCGAGTTGGAAATCTCCAAAATCAGTGTCATAGTCTGAATAATCAATAACGGAATCTAGATATTCTATAATTTCAAGTTTTTTCTGAGGATCTAAAACCTCATTAAAGTCTTTTGCGAATTTATCAAAAGTAGTCTTTTTATCACAGTTAAAACAGATATAAAAGAGTTTATTAAAGTATAAATTACCTCTTTTCTTATGAACACTTTTAGATGAATCACCGCAGTATGGACAAGAATAGTTTAATCTATCAGCATACTCATCTATTCTCCTCTTATTTGGATTAGAGAATTCTTTATTTAAAACATTCTGAATTAAAGATTTGATATAGATTTTATCCATCTACAACATGATATATCTTTTATCGTATTTGTTTTTAGATAAAGTTTAACTACTCATTTTCCACTTGTACCACATTTTATAAATTTCCGGATCTTGAAATACTTCAGAAACAAATGAGTAAGATATCTTGGTAAGCGCGAATACTGAGTCATAAGATCCGCCTTCTAAAACTTCAGATTTATCATTAGTCAAAATTTTAAGAAGTTCAGTGTCAAAATTAAGAATCATATTTTTGAATCTCAAGTATTGTTCTGATTTACTACCTATACCACTAAGTCTCGGAAGACCATTTCTTTGATTTTCTTTATTTGGATAGGCAAAAAGTAGATATTTAATTACAGCTCTTGTAATATCGTTATTCATTATTGAAAACTTTGCGTAAACATTATATAAAGATCTGATGTACATTATTTTTTTATCATCTATTACGAAGTCTGTATTGATTAAATAACTTTTAATCTTATCTATATCAACATCTACATTACTGAGATTATTCAATATGACTCTATCAATTTTAACACCATCAATTTGCTCATCTCTAAAGTGAAGTTTACCTGTAAGTGGGTCCTTAATTACAAATCTATCTAAAGTTTGTACTTTACTACCATCTTCATATTCAACAGTAACTAATGCTTCTTTTGGGAAATCTTTTGGAATATAGTCTTCATCACCATGGTAATTTATAAAAATTACTTTGACCTCATCAGTGAGTAAGTAGTCGTTCATTACCTCAGAGTGAACGGCGTCATCTAAATAGTAAGTTTGATCAGACCAATTTGAATATACCGTACTTTCAACAGGACTAGCATACATATCTCTATATTCTAGATATATTGCCTCATCACTGTGCACATAGTCACCCACTCCTTCACACCAAATTGCACTATCTCTCTCTATATACTCTTGATGATATTCTGACCAGACACCTTCATCTGAGGTATATGTTCCATCAGTATTTTGTAATTTCCAGTATCCTTCACTTGGCCAATTGCTTTCATTATTGGTTAAGTAGAATTTTTCATGATTAAAAATATAGAAATTATCTATATAAGGATAGAAGTCATAAAGTAGATCTTTCTTTAGTTGGATTGTTCTAGTTTTGTAAGAGACCTGAGTCCATCCTTTTGATTCAGCATATTTTAAAAATACCATAACATCAGAGTCTTTAGATGTATAGACTCTATCTAGAACAATGTCTCCATTGGTATCTTTCCAAACTAAAGCTCTTCCCGATATTTTAGTTTTAGTAGAATCTGAATACATTACTAATAAACTACAAACCTCTGAGTTTTTTACATATATGTCAAAATATTTTTGACATTTTTCATATCTCATACATGAGTTTCCAAGTTGGCCACTTTTTGAGACATAGTTATCTGATAAATACCATTTTTTTATACCTTCTCCAGATACTAATTCCATTTTCTGATCCAGATTTTTATCAAAATCATAAGTGGCTTTAAAATCATTAACAAACTTCTCGACTATAGAGTCAGATATAATTAAACCGTTGTCTTTGTGTAATTTCTTTGTGAATTTTCCTATTTTTACTTCACCTCGTTGTTCTTTCCAAAGACTGTCTGTTTCACTCTGTGATATATTTTGAATCCAATCTTCGATATCGTCTTTCCAGATATCACTAAACATGGAATCTTTACTTTTATCATCCCACTTTCTTTTAATTCGATTATATTGAATAAACGATACCATATCATTTTTATCAGTTAAATCTATTAAGGTAATATCTGAAGAAATAGAAGTTGAGTTTTCACTATGTCTTATTGAAGAGGCGAGTCTTCTAACTTCGCCGTCTTTAGATGTAGATTCAATTGCCAATAAAATATCTCTAAATTGTTTTGAATAGTACAATTTAATTGAAGACATATCTTTGGATTCAAAAATATATTCTAAAAAACTCTGTATCATCTGAAGTATATATTAATAATATTGATTATATTTAGATTAGTGAAAAATTATGTAACATATAAAGAAAAGTATCTACTGGGAGATGTTCACGGTGATTGGAGTGTTATTTTGAGGCATCTTCAGAAAGTTAATGATTTTGACTTTAAAGAGAGAAACCAAGTATCTTATATTCAAGTAGGAGATTTTGGTATTGGATATAACGACCCTGAAATTGAACTAAAAAAACTCTTAATACTTAATAGTGAGCTTGAGAGTCGTGAAAGTGATCTTTATATAATCAGGGGGAATCACGATGATCCAGAATGGTTTCAAAGTGATAAATATGACAAGTATAAAGAACAATTAACTAATATTTTCTTTATTCCTGACTACACAGTTTTAAATATTGATTTTGAGAATATACTTTTTATTGGTGGCGCTGTGAGTATTGATCGTAACTACAATAAAATGTATGGTGGTAAATACTGGGAAGATGAAATTGTTAAATTTGATTTTGAACTTGTTAAAGGTTTGAGAGATATCGATAGAATGATTTGTCACACAAGTCCAGATTTTGTTGAACCATTGACATTTAATAATCTTGTTTATAAATATGCTATGAATGATGATTTACTTTTAGATGATTTAAGAAATGAAAGAGGAAATATGACTAAATTGATAACCGAAATTATGAATAATAACAAATTAAAAGGTTTCTATTATGGCCACTTTCATAGAAATTATAGATTCTATCACAATGAATGTGAATTTGTTTGTTTAGATATCAATACATTCAAAAATGTATAAACTGAAAACCCACTCATTTGAGTGGGTTTTTTTATTTTTAAAGGTTGTGTGAACCGGGAAAGTCTGTGAATTTTTTCACTAGTTTACCATCTGCTGAATGAATTTCTGAATCTTCAGATTTTTCAATTTTATGTGTTCTTAGAAAGTTTACCACTTCTTCAACATCATCTTTAGATGTTGCAATATGGTCTGTGGCCCATCCGTGCCCATCAGATAAAATTTTATCTACTTCATGTTTATCCATTGCTAAAATTTCTTGACAGAACTTACAAATGTTTTCTACATTGGCAAAAAACATGTAGTTCTCTTGCTCTTGATGCTCTTTTAATCCTTTAAGTGTCTTAGCCAAATTTAGTTGTCTGAATTTTGTCAAGTCTTTTTTGCTAAGTCCTTGAACTCCTGGCTTACTAGGATCTTCGTCCTTCTTTTTCAATTGAGAAAGTTCGTCCTCAATTTCAGACTTTGTAATTTTCTCACCTTCTTCTTTTTTCATCTTCTTACGAAGCGCACCAGGTCTTTTAATCGCATCTTGAATCCATTTTTCACCTTTGGATTCATTAGTCTCATTAGACGTGTTCTCTGCCTCTTGTGCATTCTTACACATCATTTGTAGTTCATAATTAGAACATCCATCAAGTTCTTCTTGTGCATAACCACATTTACAAAGCATGTCACACATCTCTTCTCTTGACATACCACTCTCATGTGTTTCAAAAGTTTTTAAGAATTTCATTTTTCTTTTTTTTTATTTTTTTTCCTCTGTGTGACATTTAAATCCTTTGTCCACTCTTTGGATTGTTTACTTAAATAATCTGTTGCCAATCTGTGAGTGTTTGCAACAGGATCGTTATCTTTTACGTTACTTGGAAAAAGTCTTGAAGCCATATTGTTATATTGAGTAAAAGACATTACTGAGCTTGCCATACCAGGGGCTTGAGTTGAATGAGTTGCTTCATTTTTAGCAGTATCAGTTTCGAAAAATTTAACTTTTTTAGTTATGTTAAGAGGATCTTTTGTTCCTTTAACAACGACTTTGTAAATATTTTGAAATCTTTCATTGTGCAAATTGTCAAAAAGCTCTTCAACGTGTTTGACATTTTTAATATCATCATCAGAAAAACCAACTGATGCTACCCATTCTTCACCAGTTAACATTTCCAACTTATCAATATCTGAATCAATCTGATCGATAAACTCTAAAAGAGCATCCTCTTTTGCTTTTTCTGGATTATCAGGTGTTCCACCTCTTGAAGGAGCAGAAACACCGACAAAATGACAAGCATCTAAATAAGACTTAATCAAACTATTTTCTGATGGTTTGCCCTTTAATAGTCTTGGGAAATCCTCTCCTAACTCGTCAAATAAATAGTGAAATCTAATAAGATTATTATAAAGACTGAAAAGTTGAGATTCAGATAGCATACTATCTAGTATCCATTCAACACCGCTTCTAAGTGTCTTGCCTTCATGTCCTCTTGCTGTAATTATTGAAAAAAGAGCACCATTAGATAAACACTCAATGAAATCTTCCCATGCTGGACCGAATCTTTGACTATCAACTGCTTTTTCAACATCTTCTAAAAAGATAGTACCTCCTTTTGGTCCAGTATCTCTAAAATTAGAAAAAGCATCATCCGGGTTATTATTTAGTAATCTATAATTTTCCTTGTCTCCTCTAACTTCAGCAAATTCAGCAGTTGATACATCCACAGGCGTCCAGTTGTCACCATCTCTTTTTTCAAGATGAATAACAGTTGGCATATTTAAAATATTATCATCCCAGTCGAAGGCATAATATAAAAGATAGTTTTTATCTTTAGATTCTTCGATGAAAGATTCAAATCTTTTTATCATTTATTATTTTCTTTTTTTCAAAAAAGACTGGAAAGACTCAAGCTTACTTTCATTTTGTTCTTCCTCTTCCTCTTCTTTTTCCTCTTCTTCCTCTTCAGAATCCTCTTCCTCTTCTTCTCCCATTTCACCTAACTCTTCCTTTTCTTCTTCCTCTTCTTCGAAATCTTCGAAATCTTTCATAGTATCTTCTTCTTGGCCTTCTTCCATTTCGCCTTTTGGCTCAGAAGTCAATTCAAATTCTTCGATGACTTCACCTTCTTTAAGAGCACTTACCGTAATAAGGCCATCATTTTCTTCGATCACAATTTCATGACCATTTATTTCAATTGTAGTTTTCATTTTATTGAACATTTTTTTTTATATATTAAAATCTAAAGCTTATTTTACTTACTTATAAACATCTTACTCTACAAAAGATATAAAATTACAAAGTCAATAAACTACTATGAATAATTTATCTCAAGATTTTCAGAAATATCTCAAAAGTAAAAAGGTGTCTGAACAGTTTATCAGCCATTATCAGGCAAATCGAGCAAATCAATTTTTCGACGAAGTTGGTCCTATGTTCCCAAATGACGTTTTCAATAGACTACTTAGAGATAGAATAATAATATTAAGTGGAGATATTGAAACTAATATTTGTGAATTAATAAAGGCGAATCTGCTCTATTTAGAAAGTCTAGATTCAAAAGAAGATATCACAATTTATATAAACTCACCTGGTGGTTCAGTTTACGATGGATTAGGACTACTTGATATAATGGAGTATATCAAGCCAGAAATAGTTACAATAAATACCGGTTTGGCAGCTTCTATGGCAGCTATTATACTTTGTTGTGGAAACAAAGGTAAGAGAAAAGCACTTAAACGGAGCAGAACAATGATACACCAACCGATGATGGGATTTGGTGGATACTCACAAGCATCTGACATTGAAATTGACGCTAAGGAAATCAATCTTCTGAAAAAGGAATTGTATGAAATAATTTCAGAAAAATCTGGTCAAACTTATTCTAAAGTTGAAAAAGATGGTGATCGAGATTACTGGTTGAGTGCAATTGAGGCTAAAAAATATGGAATGATTGATGACATTCTGATTAAGAGACCTTAGAAAAGGTGTACTTATTTAAAATAAAAAAACCTCTGAGAATTCAGAGGTTTTTAATTTTATTCTCCTTGTGTTGGTTTCTTAGGAGCTGGTCTTTTTCTTTTCGGTCGTGGTTTAGACGAAGTGTTACCAGGATTATTTGGCCTTTGATTATTAGCTGGTCTTTTAACCTTAGCTTTTATTTCTTTAGCTGTTTTCGCTGACTCTTCAGTCTTTTTAGCCACCGGCTCAACCACTTTCGTAGGAACTGGTTCCGCTTTTGTAACAACAACTTTTTCTACAACTGGCTCTTCTACTTTAGTAGGAGTTGATTCTACAGTTGTTTCAGTTGAACTACCAAAAAGATTTCTTAAAAATTTAAAAAAACTCATAAAATTTACTTTTTTTTGTATATATAAGTTTTTTTTTCCCTCCTCTGTAAAAAACCTCAAAAAAACTTAAACGAATTATAGATATATACTAAGTATGAAGTTTCGGTATGAAAAAGAGTCTGAAGAACTAGTAATATCCGCTGCTACAAGAATTGAATATCACCAAATAAATATTTGGTTAACAAGACATGTCAAAGGTTATCGCTTTATGCCCGCTTTCAAAATGGGAGTGTGGAATGGTCAAAATTCTTATTTCAAAAACGGTAGAATAGCACTCGGATTATGGAAAGAATGCTATAAAGGTTGCAAAGAAATAGATGTTCCGTTTGTAATTGAAAATAAAGAGGATTTTCCAGTTAATAGAGATGTTACTTTAGAAAAAGTACAAGAATTTTGTAAAGAGTTTTTCAAAGATCATAAAGTGAGAAACAAACAAGGTGAATGGGTTCAGTTTATACCCTATGACCACCAGATAGAATCAGCTTATAAAATACTTAAAAACAGGTATTGTATGGCCGAAGTTGCAACTTCTGGCGGTAAATCATTGATCATATCTATAGTTATATTTTACACTTTAAAGAATTTAAAAGAAGATGCTAAATTTCTTTTAATTGTACCATCTATAACACTTGTTACTCAATTCTATGATAATATAATTGAATATAATACTGGTGTTAATAGACTTTTAAATAAAGAGGTAAATGAAAAAGGTTGTGATGTTAGAATCGAAGAAGTAATGTCTGATAGACCAAGAAAGTATTCTGGAACTGAAAACGCAAACATATATATTGGTACATATCAATCTTTAGAAAAGTGGCCAAAAGATTTTTTTCAACAATTTCATACTGTAGCTTGTGATGAAGCACACGGAGCAAAAGCTAAAACTATAACTGGAATACTTGGTAAAACATTTGGACATGCCTATTCAAGATTTGGAGTATCTGGTACTTTCCCACCGGATGAATCTTGTGAGATACTTACTATACAATCTGTCCTTGGTCCTAAAATAACAGAGGTGACTGCAAATGAGTTAAAGGAAAAAGGAATCATAACTCCTATGAATATAAAAGTAGTTATGATGAATCATCAAGATTTAGATTATGGAGAAAGGCTAGAGATAATTAAAAGAGGTGGAATGGGTAAGGAAGCTTTGGAATTAGAGAAAAGTTTTATACATGACTCTGATAGAAGATTAAATTTTATTAAAAAAGTTATAGATAAGTGTGATAAAAACACATTAATTCTTTTTCACAGTATAGAATATGGTCAAAAAATATTCAATAAGTTGAAAAATGAAACAGTTGATAAAGACTTTTATTACATAGATGGTGAAGTCAGAAATAGGGAAAGAGAAGAGATTAAAAAATTCATGGAGGAAACCTCGTCAAATACTAAGGTATTAGTGGCATCCTATGGTACACTCTCAACAGGTGTGTCTATTAATGCAATATTTAATGTTGTATTTGCGGACTCATTTAAATCAGAACAAATTATAATACAATCCATCGGAAGGGCACTAAGACTTCACGAGGATAAAAAGACTGCATTGATCTTTGACTTGGTAGATGTTTTCACTTTAGAAGATCCGAAGAATATTCTTTATAGACATTTCAAAGAAAGAGAAAAGTTTTATGTCAAGAGAAAATATCCCTATACTATAACTAAAATAAATCTTTAAAAGTCTGTATTAATATTAATCTTCAATGACTGACCTCCGACTTGAACAGCGGGTAAATTAAAATCAAATGAGTTATTTTTGTTAGTAGTTGATGTTGCGAGCAGAGATAATTGATTTTGGAAAAGAGCTACGTGATCAGCTATGAGTTTATTTAAAGGTAGCTTGTTATACCAGAATGATCCTGAACTTTTTAATCCAAGTAACTCACGAATTCTCTCATTAGCCTTTGTGGTATCATCACCAAACGTGCCTTTTAAGTCTTCAAACAGAGGATTACCATTATCAGTATAAGTCTTATCAGCTAGTTTGTAAATTATTTTTATTTCTTCAACTATCTTACGATACTCATTGTAAGATGCCTGAGATTCCGGACTAGCTACTTGATTAGTTGCTTGTGACGATCCTCCACCTTGCGATGGAGCTCCGGAAAATGGACGACTACCACCTGAATTACCGACTGCCTCAGATACAAGATCTTTTTTGTTTATGAGCGTATAGGTGAAATTATTACCATACCTTTTCTCATGTTGTCTACACTTATCAAAAAAATCATTTAAAGATTTTCCATCGGCGAAAACCTGACAACCTTCAGACCAATTACTTACACCACCTGGGTAGCCTTTGTGAATGTACATACCTGCGTCATATGCTTTATTCGAATCCCAGTCTTTTGTGTATTTTATTGTGTCTCCTGTCTCTTTATCTCTATAAGCTTTTTGTTTTCGACCTTTAGTCACCATGGCTGTTGCTCCTGAGTGCACACCAATAGAGTACACATTCAAATATTGAGCTTCCCGTAATATTCCCATACCTCCTCTTCCTTGATATATCGAGGTAGCTTTACAATCTATAGATTCTCCGTTTGGGGTATTACCCGTCCAAGATTCACCTTTTTTAAGTGCATAATTAGGTGTTTTCAATTTCTTCACCAGTTTTTTATCACTCCAAACTAACGCTTCTTTGGCTTTGAAGTAACCAGGCATAGTACTGATCTTATACCAATATACCTGCCATTTATAAGACTCGTCTTTATAGAAAAGCCATAATTGATCTTCATGTGCGTTAGAATATTTCATTCCTTCTGTTCTCATTCTTATACCTACTATATTACACTCATATGGTCTTTCAAAAACTGTATATCCAAGTTTTTGCATAGTTTCGATAATTCTGTCTACATCAAGATTACCAGTTGGCTCGATAGGTCCTGGATCTTTAGAACCAGCATCTGATGTACCACTACCACCATCACCACTACTATTTGGTGTTTGAATATCAGCAGGTGTATCAGATGAATTACCTTCAACCGGAGTATAATCCACTTTCTCAGCTTGACCCATAGTTGTATTTTTTGAGGTCGACTTATAGTTGTCACCTAGTTTTGGATCATTTACTCTATCTAGTTTCTCCACATACTCATTATCTACTATATTAACGTGATGAGACAAAAACTTTGGAACTTTGAGTGCAATATATTTTTGACATACATCGATAAACTCAGGATTAGCAACTACTGGAGCTCCTAGATTTCCTAGAAATGGACCACCATTTGCTCCAAGTAAATTTTGAATAAACTCATCAAACCAATCTAAAAAATGATTTCCTAAAATTGCCTGTTGATTAGAAATTGCCGAACCAATATTTACCTTAGCGAAGTTATCTTTTAAATTTATATCTATTGAGTCTTTAGTAATATTCAACATATTAAATTTATGGTCTAATTTGAGACCCTCTTCATCATTTACATAAATTTGTGTTTTGTGATCGAATATCAAAGCCTTCATCGAAGTATAGTTAGTGCCAGAAAGTGTTGATAGTTTTTTTTCTAAATTTACATTGAAGTGATCCGCGTAGATATATTCTGGTTTATAGATGTTACCAGAGTCAAAAATTACAGTTACAACTTTTCCTTTTTCTGGTAGGTTAAAGGCATTTCCATTTAGGTCTTTCCATGGTGATGCCCAAGGTATGTCATCGACTGGAATATCATCAAAGATATCAATGACTCTAACTCGGCATCTTCCAAGTTTTTTTGGGTCCTCATTATTTTCAACTATACCAATATAGGTGCGACTTTTATCAACGAACATCTTAACATATATATTGTTAAAACTTAATTCCCAGAAATTATTGACCGAATATCGTACCAGTGAGAGTCTCACCCGCAAACTGCCTTAGAGAATTTTTAACATCAAAGAAGAATGTACCTGGTTGTGCTCCTTCATATACATTAGTTGGTGGGCTCATTCGACCAACTCCAAATTTGTTACGAACATTATCTATCGTATTATTGAGTAGTCTAAACTTATTATTTATTTGTCTTTGAGCTTCACTCAGAGCGGCTGTCTTCAGATTTGATAATAAATTCTTTCCAGCTACTTTAACCGCGTCTTTAAACCTACTTTTTAAGTCATTATCTTTAGCTTCACCTAGTGTGTCTATAGGTGTATTTGGACCTGTTACGGGCGCTAGATCTGGTGAGTCAAAATTATTATAACCATCAATAATATCTTCTAATATTATAAATGTTGTATCTGATATTTTTGGCAATATTCCACCACCGCTTATATCGGCTTCTGTTGCATCAATTGACGAAATTGCCATTGGATCTCTAGATAGATTGTTAAGTGATTTATATGCTCCTTTTTGTGCTCGTCCGTCTTCAAAAACAAATCTCTCGAACTTCATACCAGAGAACTTAAATGACATTTCAATATCCCATTCTCCAGAATATGCTGGTGTTTGACCTAAATCGATACTTGAAGGGTGAGTTAATTTTGGAAAATTGAACTGACATTCATAAAGATTATAAACGTATCTTGAGACATTTTCTCTAACAACTTGTAGGTTTGGTTCAGGTGAACCTAAAGCTCTTCGTATTCTAGCTATGTTTCTTGCCTCTGATATAACTATTCTACAATCAAATCTTAATAGATTCTCAGGTATAATATTTTTTCCATTTAATCTGTCCCAATATAGAAGTTTATAAAGTGAGGCAAGAGTACCTGTACTTAAATTGGTATCTTCGTAGAAAGATAGCTTTATTGTATCGGTTTTATATTTCACAAAGGCATTTTGTCCAGAGACAGGATTCGCCTCTATGAGTTTGTCTAATCCTTCAATTTTTTTCAAATAGTGCTTCTTTGGAATTCTTGTTGAGAATATACTTTCTAATCCCTCCAAAGGCATATCAGAATTAAAAGTAAAGAAACGAGATAGTTCATAGACAAATGAATCTAATATTTCTATTCTAGAACCAAGTGCCTCATAATTTGAACCATAAATTTGTAGAAATGTTTTAGCAAGTCCATTTATTAAAGGTGAATTCAAAGAGTCTATTTCCATCTCAAATCCATAGTAAACTGGATCCTCGTTTTCAAATGGAGTTCCTTCTGCTGGTTGAACTGGATTTTGATGACCAGGCTGCCAGGATCTTTTCTTTTGATTACTACCATCAAAATAGACATCAGGATTATTTGCTTGTATTAAGTTAGCTTGATCTGGAAGTGAGTCGCCAGGCCAGTTTGATGAGTATTCAAAATCACTTAGTCCATATTTAAAATCTAATGTCTGTCCATCATCAAACTTGGATAAGTTTTCACGAGCTTTTTCCGTTTTTGAGTACTGTGTGCTTGGATTAAGAACACCATTTTTTACATTTGAACCAGGTTCAAGGTTCACACCAGATATTTTTTCAACACCTCTTGGGTCTTCAATAGCCACACCATCTTTAGTAGTTCTGTAATAGGTAATAGGAGTGAATCCCCAAGGATATCCGGCTCCTTTTTCATCTTTTAATCCAGGTCCGATAGGACTTATCTGACCGGGTCCATTTTCATTAGGATTAGTCGATGGTGTATAGAAATTAGTTCTTTGTATTTGTGTGCCACCTTCACCTGGTCCAACTTGGTTTCCTGAATGTTTATCAGCCCCTGGTATTTTTGATTTTGCTAAACCAAGTAGGTCGTTTACTTTACCCTGTATTGCTCCAGAAGATGCACCACCTGCACGATCGATGAAATTACTTAAACTATCTGCCATGTTGATATATATTTTTATTTAATTAATCTCTATCAAATTAATATATAAACAAAAGATTACGTCAAAAATATGAAATTCATAAAAAGTCAATTTTTATTCGAGTCGAAACAGAATAATAAAACATATTACACACCAAAAAACCTCATAATAGAAATATGTACTTCTATGACACTTCTCAATAACGAGTTTTTAGATAATATTTTAGATAGAGGTTTGAAAGCGAGATACTCAGAAAACTCCCAAGTATTTTTGACAGATTTGAAAAACCTACTTTTATCAAAAAACAGACTTGATCTTGGAAAATTTGTAGACAGTAAGTGTGTTAGTGATGATGAGGTATCAAAAATAAATGGACTATTTGATGAAGTTGAATTTAATATAGATAAAGATTGGGATCAATTAATATCATCAAGAAATTTAGCCAGAAACATTATTGATAAACTATTACCTGAGAAAAAACTAGAGTCAGAAATGATTTCTAAAATTTATTGGATTGGTCCAAATAAAGATGAAGAGAACGGAGAAGATATAGTTATTGAAACTAAAATTGGAGATCAATATTCTTTCTATTTAAATAAAAATCTTACTCTACAAAAATCTGCAAGTTTTAACTCGTTTGCTGAAGACCTGATCGGAGAAGACTTAGATAATCTTTTCAAAGAAGATAATATTGGAAAATGGGATAAACTAACTCAAGAATGGGTAAAAATAATTTATGAAAACTCAAATAAAAATATACAAGCTCATATCGAAAAGTTCATTGATACTAAAAGAATAGATTCAATTGGATACTTTGAATATTTCGATATTAGACACAGAGATCCTAGATTTAAATACCTTGGTGAGTATATTAAAGAATTTGAAAAAAATATTCTTAAATTTTCAGATCTTATGAATGATATTTGGAAAAATAGAAAAGAATATTTCATGGATCTAGAAAGAGTTGAAAAAGAGTGGTACGAAGTCAAAATCACGGTATTAAACTCTAGAATTTTAGAACATCTCTTTACAACATCACTTAAAAAAGACAAATCAGATGAGATTACAAAATTAGAAAGCGGTTTAAAAAGAGCAGAAGGCACTGTAAAAATGAAATTAGTGAAAGCATTTGTTAGTAAAATGGGTTGTTTAGAAAGACCAATTTATTATTTATCTAGCAAAGGCGAGAATTTCATACAAGTTCCAAATAGAGATTTTTTTAGAAAAAATTATGATAGATTAGATGTTCAATTTGATTATCATGTTAAGTTTCAAGTGTCAGAAGATGAAGAGAATAATATGTTTAAATTCAAAGTAAAAATATTTTTTGACGAAGATCATCTTGCTGACTTAGACGTTATCATTGGTTTTTCAGGAGGAGAATTCTCAGGTAAGTTAAATGCTAAGTACAAATTTGATCTACCGGCAAACTTTAATTATTTAGTTTCAAAGATAGACGAGGAAATTTGAGAAAAAACTAAGTTTTTTATATATAAATCAAATTTAACTTAGTTTAGTATGCCTCAGGTTTTACCGATTTTTCCAATTTATCCGTCACCCAGTTTTCTCAAATACAATGTTTCACTGGGTATTCCTGGTCCAAGACTATACGACATACCGACTATTGGACCAATAGCTAAAAAGAATGGATATCCAAATTCTGTGACTGCGGTGCTTATACCAGACATTGAATACATAAAAAAGTTCGCAAAGGCTGAGATAGGAATTGCAGCAGCTATGGTCAATATCACAAAGGCTCAGAATTTGGCGAAAATAAAAGATCCAAAAGTTAGAGAACAATTTGAAAAAAACTATGGTAGTGAGGCAGAGAAAACAGGTATGTATAATGATGCACTTGGTTTTTTTGCAATAGAAAAGGCAATCTTTTCTTCTATGTTTGAGACACAAAAGCCTTATTTTGAGATAGCTCAGTTTGTTATAAAAAATATAGCAAAAATTGAAGATATCATAGCAAGAATAATGCCACTTGTAGGAGCGGCAACTCAACCAATACTTGCCCCTGTTTTCAAATCTAGAAAACCAAAAGGAAATGGACCAGCTACTAGACTACTGACACCTTACGGTACACCACAAGCACTTGGTTATCAAAATGGTAAAGATTTACTAGGAAGACTTGATAAAATGTCTACTGAAATGAATAGAGGAAATGGTGTAAGTATAGACAAAAATGGAGTATATACTAAAGTACCTAATCCTAAGACTCAAAGTCAAACTTCGGGTGATGCTAGTGGAAATACAAATGGTAGTGATCTACCAAATTTCGTATACGCTACTATCTCTACAATTTATTCTACTGGTAGATTCATACCAGAAGTAAACTATAATTATCAGTATATCGATCTGCCTAGTGATTTAGACCCAGATGAGGTCACAACACCAGTTGTTGATGAAGAAGAACAAAGCTTACAAAATTTACCGGATAGAATAATATTAGGAATTTATAATAAAAATGGTGTTGAGATAAACCCAAATGATAAGATAAAATATTGGGGTTTATCGCCAAATGGATTGAATCTTGAGTTGAAAGACTCAATTTTTGAAAAAGCTCCTTGGATTAAAAATGAAAAATGGCTCTTCGGAAAGGCGATAGATTACCCTAATACGTATGGTTGGAAGTCACCCACAACGAATGTTTACATTTGGAAAAAATGGTCAAACAGCGATGTTATAAGTACAAATCAGCCAGAAGGTGGTGGATGGACACAAAAAACATATGGAGATGTAATTGACTTTGATAAAGAAGAAAATCAAGTATTAAAATTTAAAAAAGACGATCCGATTATTGTAACACAACAAACCGATGTAAATGATTACAGAGGATATTACGACTACATAACAGAGCAACAATTAGAGGCTCAGAAAATACCAGCCGACGAGAGGCCTCAAATTAGAAGAGATGTTGAAGGTTATTTATCAGAAAAATATCCGAATGACAAGATAGTGGAAGAAATTCAAAATTTTTCTAGATTTGGAGAATTACAAACTGCTTACTATAAAAATATAGACTCAGCAGATTGGAGTAAATTCTATAACACAAATCCACCTGAAGAAACTATACCTCTTGGTCTAAAAAAACTATTTAAACCAATGAGGTTTAATCTGAGTGGAAAAGTAGTTTGGATAAATCCAGAGTTAGACTATGACTTAAAAATAATTAAAGTTGATCCAGTTTTACAGCTCGATTATAAAAGAACAGAGCAAGTAGTTGATGCTAGCACTGGAGAGACAAGAGCAAACGAAATTATAAAGAGAAATTCAGAAATCAAAGAGTTTATAAAAAGTAAATTGCAAATATTGGTCTTTGAGAAGGCAAGTCAAAATAGTGAGTTTGTCAGAACTAATTTTTCGATGACAATAACAAGAGGAGATGTAGTTGAGGAATTAAGTAACATCGAATCTTATGAACTTAACAACTGGCAAGTAAAAATAGACAACTTGACTGGTGAGAAAACCAACTCTACAGAAGATTTTAACTTAAAGTTATATTTTGACAAAACATCTGTACCACCTTCTTTGAGAAGTGTTATTAATAAAGAGTACAGAGACCGTGAGGAATATTTTGTAGATACTAACTTTTATAACGAAGAGACACAATACCCTGGTAAAAACTGGAGCACAAGATCTTTACTTCAAGAAATATATGATTATCCAGATTTGAGAGAAAAGTTATTTACAAATGATGAATTAAATAACACCGGTGTAAAACTTAGATCAATTATTTTTCTTAGATACGCAGATGATACATCAATTACATACGATTACCCATCTAAAGTAGAGTACGATTATGATTTGGCGTTTAAACTTGAAGAGATCGCTAATAATGATATACAATATCAAGAAGTGGATTATTATTATTACACTCAATACGCTTCTGAACCAAATTTATTGAGAGAATCTCTCGAACTTATCAACACTATTGATTTTTCAACCTTATTCGTACCAGCTAGCTACTCGGTATATACACCTGAATTTATATCTATACTTGATGAGGCAGTTGCAAAATTTGAACAGGCAAAAACTCAGATTAAAACTTACACAAGAGGTGTTAGACCATCAACACAAACTAATGAAGAAGAGGGACCGTATGAGACATTTGATATTGGTGGTGGTATTAAGTGGAAACTAAGACTGGTTTCGGGTCTTATTGATAAAATTGTTTTCTTTAACGAAAATCTAGGTGGAAACACAACTGTTGGAACTGGACAGTATAGTCAATTTAATACAAAATTATTACCACCACTTTTCAAATCTAACATAATTGAAATAAGAACGGGCAATTTATCAAGTTCAGAGATAAACAGAATCGATGATAGTACTTCGACTAGCAATTACGGTATAAATTTGACAACTGTTGATTTAACTAAATTTCAAATTTCAGTATTTGATGGTGACAGAAAATATAAAACTGTGTTAGTTGATGATTACGGTGGTCAAAATATATTGAATGAAAGATTAAAAGAATTAGGACTTGCTAATGTTTCTATGTCCTCGGGTAGATATGGTAGTGGTTATCAAGGTGGTCCTTGTACTCAACCAAACGGTGCTCCGGTTTTAGATGATAATGGAGTTCAAATAGTTGAACCTGACAATCCACAGAGTTTCGGGTATTTAAGAAGACAACAGGTCACAGAGCTTGATGTTGATGTCTATTATATAATTGAAGGCATAAGAAAAAATAAAAATATAGAAACTGGTCCTGATACTGGTGGAGTTGGAGGTGCTGGTTCAAAAGGTAGTGGTGGCGGTTCAGGTGGCGGCGGAGGCGGATATTATAAAATAAGAGATGCTCTAGGAATTGCAAAAATAATGATTGAATTAATAGTAGATTTAGGCGCAAAATTATTTCCATTCTGATTTTTAATCCAGATGTCACGAAGATAATGACCGATATTGTTAATTTTAAACAAAGAGTTGACAAAATAAAAGACAAGATAAGAAAAGGTGAAAAAGAAGCGAATCAAAGTTTCACTGATCTTCAGAAAGAAAAGAGAGATCTTGTTGATGAAATGAAAAAATATGTTAAAAGAACAAAATTAGCAAATTATATTCATGTTAATAGAGAAGCTGAATTTAAGTTCTTAATAGATGGACCCGGTCTGATTGGATTTTTCAGTCTTTTATTCGGACTAGAATTAAATATATCTAAAGCGTTCAATGGTGGTGTTCCAATAAGGCCTATTTTCTCATCAAATTTACCATCTGGAAACTTAGATTCTCTACTCAAACAATTTCAACAAGATAAAAACAATCCAGATAATATCAAAAATGGACTCGAAGGTCAAGATAAAGAGATAACAGATGGTAAAAATCAAGCTGAAATTGATGAAAAAGTTTTGAGGTATTTAGATATCACAAAACCAGATGAGGTTACCAAAAATAAAGTAGTCTCTAAAAATGGAAAAAGAGAATATTATGAAGAAGTAAGCATTACTTATTCTACTGGTAGAAAAATAGAAGGTATAGATTATGAATACATCTACATTAATCAATCAGTCGATAAGTTAATTAGAGAAGGTGATGAACTTATAAATCAAGGATCTGAAATAGATTTCAATGAAAATGCAAGAAATCCACTTGACAACTATCAACTTGCTATAGAAAAATATCAAGAGGCTTATAATTCACTAGATGAAAATGATAATAGTGCTCTAAAGAAATCACTACTTGATAAAATAAAGGCACTTAAAAATCAATTCAACTTACTATCTCAGCCACTTTTAAAATTAATTCTAGGCTTAGTTACTTTTCCATTAAAAGTAATATTTAGTATAATTCAGTGGATAATGGATTTCTTCAAAAAATTGGTAAATCCAGTCAAGTTCCCGGCATTAATTGCTGAATTTTTATCTTTTAAATGGATCATGACATTCTTTACACCGAAAGGTCTTCTTGAAATTGCGGGCATCAAATTTAACCCAGAAAAAATAATAGAGTGGTGTATAGCAGTAAATGTTAAAAACCCTATAAGAGGTACCGGTCCATTTACTTCTGAGTATCTAATACCAGATGATTATGTAATTGCTGATTTGAACGAGTTTTTGAGTGTGTCATTTTGGGTAAAGTTACCAGTATATACGGCCAAACAATATAGAGATCTATGTCTTAAACCATTTAGACTATTTACAGTAATACTTTGTTTAATTGAAAGAATCATAAATTCATTTATAATGTTGATTTGGTCTATTTTGGGAATAACCGCAGTTATTCCTCCACCACTTATTAAACTATGTAACAAAATACCTGAAAATGTTGAACCAAAAGATCTAAGAGATCTACTAAATGGTTTGTATTCAGATAGTAATCTAAGTGTAGTGAGTCCTACAGCAACAACCGAGGATCTACTAAAAGGCACTGGAGGAGCTAATGCACCAACTGGTGACTCATATGATTTTATTTATGAAGTGAAACTTCCAGATGGTACAATCAGAAGAGATTTAGATAGAGACGAAGTTCAGAAATTGATAGATCAGAATAAAGGTCTTGATTTTGATTTTTTAAATTTCGAAACACTTGAATAAAAAAATAATATAACTTCAAAATATACAAATTATGCCAAAGTCAAGAAACAGAAAAGACCACAAAAAGAAAGTGGCATCACGTAACAAGAAAGTTGCTGAAATGAAGAGAAAGAATGAAAAAATGCAAAGAGAAATGATTATGAAACTTATCGAACAAGAAAAGCAAAAAGGATTGTACGATAACTTACCACCTGTAAATCCAACGATGACCGAAGGACCACAGATTGATCTTTCTGGACCACAGATTTAAAAAACAATACCAAAAAGTGAAAATCTAACTCTTCTTTTTGGTAAGACCGATTCTGTTTGATAAGATTGAAGAAGTCTATTAACTTTGACTTTTAGATATGACTGTGTAAGTCTTGTTAAAAGACAATTAGGCTTCTTCAGTTTACAAACAGAAAGAAAATTATTGATAACTAAAATTGAGTCAATTCCTTTGTTTTTCAAGGCCTTCGTCTTATTTTAATTATATATAAAATCTTTAAAGTAAAAAACCGACAATGAACATAAATATCACTAGCGAAGAATCAACCAATAATGATTTTTTAATAATTTTTGATAAATGGAAAGAAAGACCAAATAGGTTAATCATTCATGACACATTTATCGGAAAAGATTTTGAAGAGGTAGTATCTAAAAATATCCAAGAAAAGTGGGGTAAAGATAACACTCTGACCGAGCTACTCCCAAGTGGAGATGACTATGTTCATAACCAAAGAGTCTTACTTCAAGTTGAAGAATTCATTTTCATTAGTTTTGTAAAAATGAATATGTTTACTGAAAACTTCTTAATAAACGATTTGTGTTTTTACTTCAAATCTGAGAGTCAAAAAGAAACAGTAAATAAAATTATTAACGAATTATCAATCTGTATTGTTGATTATGAAGATGATACAATAGATAAAATAAACGTCTTGGAATCAGTTGGTGGTAGTCTAGAACTCTCACCACTACTATTTGAAAAGTCAACATACTCTCTAGAGTCACTCTACAATCACAAGTCAATTAAAAAGGTTAAGAAACTAATCAAAGAAATCAAAAATACTAACAAAGGATTATCAATAATTTATGGTGATAAAGGTGTTGGAAAGACAAATCTATCGAAATATATCTCATCAAAAGTTGATAGACTTGTTATCTATGTGCCTACCAACATGGTAGATTCATCAATAAATAGTTCAGAGTTTAGGTCTTTCTTAAAAAAATATAGTAAGTGTTTTCTAATTGTAGATGATTGTGAGTTTCTTTATAACCCAATTTATGGAAAAAACAACTACTTCAGTAGTAACATACTACAGTTAGTAGACAGTATAGTTTCAGAACAACTTGAATTACAAGTTCTCTTAATATTTAATGTTGATAATGAAGATGAAATTGATGAATGTCTTTTAGACTCTAATAACTTAGTAGATGTCATAAATATAGAAGAGCTAGACTCGGAAGTAGCGACTGAACTCTCAAAAGAACTTGGATTTAATAAAAAGATAAAGAAGAATACAAGGCTTGTTGATGTTTTCAAAAACAACTTAAATACTGAAAAAAATAATATTGGATTAGTTTAATATGATATCAGAGTTGACCGATGAGGAAATATTAGAATTTTTAATGACATCTGACTTGATTGAGAATTTCAGACCAGATGACTATAAATACTTGATTATGAAATTCAGAAATTTTTATAAAATTCTTCATGGTAAACATCAACTATATAAAACTAACTCTGAACCGTTAATAAAAAATTTACAATCTTCTGTTGATAATTTAACCTTGAAAGTTCAAAGCTCCGAAGATCAAAGAAGACTGTTGGAATCAGAAATACTTGAACTGAAAAAACCTAGAAAACTCTCTGTAAAGGAGAGAATTTTTGGCAAAACTCAATAAGTGATTTTTTTATTTTAATATATACATGAAATCGACAACTATTTAGTTAGGTTGGTTTAAAGGAAAAAATAAAATAAAACTATGGAGTACACAGACAAGTATGATCAACTGTTAAAGTTATTGACAGAAGAAGTTGAAATTGACGGCAAAAAGTATCTTTTAAAAGAAGAGTTTGAAAAATTCTTCGTAAAAGGTAACAAAACAGCCGCTACTAGAGTTAGAAAGTTTATGCAAGAGATTAAAAAGAAGTCTCAAGAAATCAGAGATGATGTTCAGACATATAGACAAACTCTTTAATTAATGAATAAAAAATAACTAGAAAAGTCAGAGTAACATCTGACTTTTTTTGTATACAATGAATACTGAACTTTTCTAATTAATATATAAGTGTATGAAAAAATTCTCAAATATTACCGGACAAAAAGTGGCAGAAGAGCCAAAAATTGAAAAGAAAATAACTGAAAGTGATATCTTCAAATCTAAAGTTATGTCACTCTTAGATGATCTTTTAAGAGTTCAGATGTATGGACCAATTACTAGATATCATGTAGCTGGTACAATGAAAGTTGCAGGTAAAGAGTTATTTGTCGAGGCACTTATGGACCTATTAGATTCAAAGTCAAATAAAGAAAAGGTAAAATTATTAGAATCACTTAAATCTAAGATTACTGACTGGAAAGTTTTAGACGAAAAAATTGAGTCTATAAATTCTCAACCAGAGGGTTTATACAGACATAAAAAGATCGTAAAGTCTCTTTATTCAAAGTATAGTGAAGATGCTGATTTGTTGATTGAACAAACTGAAAAGTCAGCAGATAAAATAAACACTGTCGGTAATGCATTTTTAAGATTGAAAGCATGTGAGTCACTTTTGGCCGACACTGAATATAATCATGAGTTGATTTCTAAAATGGCAGAAAAGTATAAGAAAAGAGTAGAAGAATTAACAGAGAATTTTTAAGGTTTTCTAAGATTCTCAATAGATTCTTGTCTTATTTTACTAAACTCACTATCTAATTCATCAAGAGTCCAATTCTTAGATTGTAGTTTTTCATAGATATAGTTCGCTTCTTTAAAGTCAACTATTGTACCGTGTTGTAGAATTTGTTTTGCGAAAAGTGGCACTCTTATACTGTGAAAAACACATTTAATTGATGAGTAATAGTTTTCTTCAAATTTTTTTATACTAGAATCCCATGCCATATTTGATATATGTGTAAAAGAGTGAACAAGTGATCTTCTCTTTGGTGTCCAGTTAAATCTAACAGACTCGAATAATCTAAATTCTTGAGGTGCGAAAAAACACTCAATAGCAAAAGATCGATATTCATTTAGGTGTTGTAAGAAATGATCAGAGGTCATAATATGCATATTCAGAGTTGTTTTACTAACTAAACTCCAATAATTTATCTCTTTATTTGTGTCTGGTGTGTTTGCGATAATGACGTAATCCCAATCTGATTTCTCATTGTGCGTACCATATACTCTGCTGCCAAAACAATAAATTGATTTTAATTTTGATGGATAGAGTTTAAGAGCTCCTAATATTTCTGTAGTTCCTGGCATTCTATAAACCTAATTCTTTAAAGAGTTCATCTCTTTGTCTTGATACTTCTTCAAAATTTGAATAGGGTACATAAGAGATAACACCCTTATCATCTTCAACTTTTATTTCTACGAATCCGTAATAATTTACCCTACTTTCGATTACTTTATAAATATTATCTAAAGTAAAGTTTTTCTGCTCACGTATAGACCTAACAATTAATTCAGAATCAATTTTCATCATAGGTCTTAATCTACTATTAATCTCACTAATTAAAGACTTTATATTACATTTTCTAAAATCAAAGTCTTGTGTTTTTGCAAAATTAATAAATTGATCAATAAGATCTCGAGTCATTCTAAGTTCACGAGAGAAATACTGAGGTTTTTGTATTTTTGTAAAATAGAAACTATTTCTAAAAAATGAGGAGTCTACTGATATTGAATTCTGAGCAAAATAATTGAGTATAAGAGCCTCTGTTTTTTCTAAGCCCGGACAATAAGACTGATTATTTGATCTTGTGTATCTTCGATTCACTTTGAGGTCTTGAAATACTTTTATGAAATCTTCTTCTTTTTTCTTTAAGAAGATTCCTTTAGATTTTTGATTGTAGCTCATTTCAGCTACTTTTTTCTTGACTTCTCGATAGGTAATTTTTGATTCATTGACTAATTGAATTCCATTTTTTTCATTTTCCTTAATGAAATTTATGAAACTAACAATTTGGTCAAGACCTATATTGTTTACCGTTTCTGGAAAAACTTTCCCATCTATATAATCTTGTAGAAGTGGAAATTCCTTTTTTACTTCTTCTAAAACTTGTAAATTATGCTTTATTGTTTCGAGAGTTATAATCATAATTGCAAATATATGAAAAATATTTACTTTTTATTTTTAAAACTTTCAAATTTAGCAATAATTTTTTTATTTTTATCATCTATAGATAACCTCTCAGGTCTCATTGCTTTGCCAAATCCAGCATTTACAAATTCATCTTTACTCACTTTAGATGTTTTACCATCACTGTGTAATATCTCAAATTCATAATTTTCATTTATGTCTTGACCTGTAAACTCAATGTCCTTTGTCGAATATTCAATAGACTTACCTTGTTCATATAGGTCTATTTTATCTTTTAAATTATCAACAAACTCACGAGCCACCTTTTTCATTACGTCAGTATACTTTTCGGCACCGTAAGCTATTTTCATAGCCTCACTGTTGTATTTTAAAAATCCCCATCCTTGAAGATTAGTAATTGATGGGTGACCACCTGAATTTCTTTTGATCAAGTCAAAAACAGAAATATAAAAGCTTTGCAGATTTGAAAAATCATCTTGAGATAATTTATCATAAACTGAATTCATAGAATCTTTAACATCTACTAGTCTTTCATCTGATACTTTTTCATAAGAACTATCTACCTTTTCTACTATACAATTACCACCCTTTGAGTTATCACCATAAAATGCTAAAAGGTCTGTATATCTAAATCCTACACCTTGATAATCCGGACCTTCTTCTTTTTGCATTTTCTTCCAATCTTGTGAAGTTTCAAATTCTTTCTTTAAACAATCTAGAGAAATAAGAATTTTACTCAATACAGGTTCGTGTGTAGATAAAACCTCTTTTGCAATTTTACCAAGATCTATATCTTTTAATTTTTTCTCTTTGAACGGATTACAACTAACTTGTATCAGACCTAGTGGCCAAACCATACAGATAAAATTAGCTTCTGGGAAATTATTAAAAGGAACATACCTATCATAAGACCCTGGCTTGATCATCGACCCACCACCATATTGAATTATAATTTTATCTTTATCATCGTAGTGTACACCTTTTCCAACTTTAGCTCCTTTTTGGCTCATTAAAAACTGATGTTTTCTACTTTGAGGATCATATTCAGTGACTTCACCGGTATCTGGATCTTCTATAAATCTATAATCTCTCATCTTTTGAATATAGTTGTCAATATTCTTAGTCAACTCTTCTGGTTTTGCTAACACACCAGACTTATCAGAAACACGAGCGGTGTTTATATAATGTTTTAAATTAGTGAACATCGAAATAAGTGAAGGATTACAATCTAAGACCATGCATTCTAATATGTTTTTATTAATGTGGTCTCTTTTTCCATCCATACTTCTAACAGAGATTCTTTTATTTTTGTAGGCTAAAAGAAGTCTATTAACTACAAATCCCATCATAAATCTATTTTTCTGTCCAGAATCTTCGGTTTTTATTTGGAAAATAGAATTTCTAACATCTTGTGTAGTTATTCCTTGTCTGAAAAAATCAGCAGAATCTACTGTTTTAATAAGTTCAATATCTCCAGGAGTAAAAGCATCTGAGTAAGAAATTTCTGAGGATATAATCTCTACATTTGACCTAGCTGGTTTAAAATAAGTTCCCTTTGTATCTTCAGCTCCAATTTGACTATCATGATGGTCAGATTGTATATGAAACATTGGTTTTCCGTGAGCAAAATCAACTAACACGCAAAGATTACCTTCTTTGTGATTTTTAATAGCGAACTCCATTCCACCATATTGAATTTGGTGGGCATCTACTATTTTAACCTGATAGTAAGTTTCTAAGAAATATTTCATAGCAAGTGCTGACGTCACACCATCTAGGTCTTTGTGGAAATAAATTTCAGCGGTTTTCATAGGTCCTATTATCTTCTTAATATTTCTTATACCGACTTCTTCATTTACAAATGATTGAAATTTCTTCATATCTTTAGTTTTTGTTTTATTTACTATATATTAAAAATAATATTGAACTAGGAGTGCTCTCTATGAAAACCTTATGTAATTCTAAATCATAATAGTCTAATTTAGATACAACTTCAGACTGTCTTTCTAGAAATTCATCAGAGTTAATGTATCCAGATAGTTCATATGGAGTTTTTTTAACGAGAGGTATTAGTCTAACTTGTGAGTAATACTTGAATCCCAACTTTATATCTTGGTCAGTAATTTTAGTATCAACAATATTGAACTGATGTAGTTTTTTTCCAAAGACCACTGTAACTTGAAAATCGTCTATGAAGTCACTGAATATCTCTTGAATATCCTCTATTTCAATATTGAATATTCCAGGATTATTTTCAAAATATTTTAGATATTTCATTTCTTAAATGCTTTTATGTCACCTTTATGGTCACCAGTCTTTTCAGAATCAAATTTAGTATTAAAGAAATTATCTTCAGTTCCGACTAACTTAGTTTCTGGTGAAATAGAAGCGTATGGGCCAAGTTCACCACTACGATAAATACCACCTTTCATATCTCCATTTAAGAACCCGTTCATAAAGAAACAGTCAGTGAGATTTGTGTTATCAACTCTACAGCTTAAAACCTTTGATCTATTCACATCACTTGAGTCAATTCTCGAAGTAGAAATCTGTGACTCATTTATTTCACATCCATAGAAATTACAGTTTTCATAAATGCCATCCATAATTGTGCAGTTAACGAACTCAAAATTACTTATACTTAGAAGTGACTTCACTTTAGCATCAACAACTTCTATCTTTTGAGTTGATGTTATATAGTTTATAATACAATCTTTTAAATCATCTGTACATTCTATTAGGTCATACAGTCTATCAAATATTTTTGAAAAATATGAACTCACAAGTTCATACATATGATTTTGATCAATTTGAATTTGTATAGAAGGATATTCAACAAGGAAGTTATCGTATTTCGAAAAGCTTTTAAATTTAGAGATATTACTCTCAAGATATGATTCAAGTTTTTCAGAATCACTGTGATCAAAACCGACATCAATAGAGTTATAGGTATCAAGTATAAATCTATCAAGAAAGTATAGGATATTTCCAGTATTTAAGTGATAATCTTTACCACCTAAATATCTATACTCTAACCTTTGAGATTCTTTGTCATTATTTATATGTAGAAAGTTAATACCGAAATATTTGTTATCAGGAAGAATCAGATTGTTTTTTACAGCATCAATAGGAATATTAAAAAAGTCATACTCTTTATATGGTATAATATTCTTGATAGATTTTGCGTAAATATTATTCTTTCTAGATGGAAAAAACCTATAGATTTCTTCTTCATCTACATTCAAAATAAGTTTTAAGATGTTCAAATCATTTAGATTCTTATCAGAGTCAGAGAAAGATAAATTAAAATGTATTGAAGATCTATCATTAGTATATCCATAATTTTGAATAAAATTTAATATTTTTATTAGATAATATTTAGCGTCAGTATATTCAAGTGGACCAGTAACTAATTCAACCATGTTAGAACCACCTGAAAGGTCTGGTTCAAATTTAAAATTGTTTTTATCTGGTGTAAAATTAGAGTGGTACTGTCTAAATCCATGAACCTTCACAGGGTCTAATTCTTTATTTAACATTTCCATTGTCTTATAGAAAGAGAGGTCTTTCATATAAAACTCAAATTCAAGTCCTATGATAGCATTTTTCAAAAAGCTGTATTTGTCTAGGAATTTTTCTGAATATTTCCTCATAAATTATATATTAAAAATTCTATCTCAATAAACATAATGTAGAGAGGTAAGTTGAGGGAATATATATCAAGACAAAAATATTGAAAATTTAAGTGTTATTAACCCACTAAAAAGTAAGGTCAATATGTAATGACAAGTTCAGAAAATCAAGATAAAATGAGTTTTTTTTGTGTCTACTGTAAGGTGCGAAAAAAATTCGACAAGTTTATAAAGGTTAATAAAATTAAGAATAAGTACATTATTGATATTAAAAAAATAATGGAAGAAGAAGAGGTCAACTTCAAAGATGATAGAACTTATTTAAAAATTTTAATTTTCAATAAAATTCAACAGGCAATTGATCGTAAAAAAGATATCTATTACATACCAGACTTTGACAACGAGTTTTCTATCGAGAAGCTCTTAAACTTAAAGAAGATACTTGGTACCAATGACTTTAATGTTTTAATCTTTTATAACGAATTTAGAAAAAATCAAGATGTTATAGAAGACGTTCTTTCAAATTTATCTAAATTTTCAAATAGCCAAATTATTAGAGATTATTGATGAGGTAAGAGATTTTACTCTTGTTAATATATAAAAAAATTATATTTTGTTAAAGAATGGCTCAAGTTAAATTTGATTATCAAGTTGATAGCCGTGTTATAGGAATAACTATCAACATTGCAGCGAACGGGTCAGGTGATGATTTTTTAAATGTAGAGGTTCTAAATGAGGGTGCAAAAGTAGACAGTGCGGCATTCTTATTAAGTAGTATGGGATTTAAAGTTGACCCAGATGGAACCACTAGGGAAATATCAACTGGATTCCCTGTGAGTGGTGGAGAACTTACTCAAGCAGCAATTTCAAAAGCAAGAGAACAGGGTCAGACAATAGGTTATAAAATAGATGGTCAAACGTATAGAGAAGGAGATCTATACCCGAGAGATTCAGACCCAAACCAAGAAGGTGAAGATCCAACTCCATCGAACGCACCTACAGAAGATGAAGAAGGTGGTATAATAGAACCTGTTGAGGCTATTCCACCAACTGAACCAATTGCTGGAATTGCCTCAAGAGATGCAGGACTATTGCCAACAACTCAACCAACTCTTGCTCCTTTACAACAAGGTGTTGGATTAAATAGCGCAGTTGATCCGACTCAGACTGGAGCTTTAGAGAATCCAAATGTTCAAAGACCTGAAGAAAAAGCAATAGAACTAAATGCCTACTATACATCATCACCTCTAGGTCTAATAAACTCTAAAGGATATGACTATAAAAATGGTAGAGATAACAATCCACTTTTTTCGACAAGAAATTTCTTAATAGATCTACATAATGACACAGTATATGATATAAGCACAAATAACATAATTGAAAAGTTAGAATCATACCCAGCGCTAAAATTAAGATGGGCAGATTTCGCATACTGTAGAGATTTTGGTGTTTATCCAAATAATAGACTAGTAGTATGTAGAAGATTTGATAGACCACAAATTGATGACTTGACGTTTGTAAGTTACGAATCTGACTCAGATAAAGTAAAGGGTTCTGCCGTTTCCACTTTAGTTACTTGGATAGATGATGCATCAAATATTTTAGAATTCAATTTTGGAGAAGAGTGGGTAGATGCCGGTGTAAGTTTTGTAGATTTATTAAATGAACTTGGTGATGATATGGGTATGAAGTTTGCAAAATTAGGTGATATTTTAGCTAGAGGACTTGATTTTATACCAGCACCAGGTGCGACTGAACTGTTTCAAAGAAAAATTCTGGCAAAACTTGGTGTTATAGGTGATCCAGCAACAGCAGAAATTCTACCATCTGGTACGCCAAACTTAATCAAAGAAGCAAGACAAAGAAAGTTGATGAAAGATGATACTCCTGGATCTGGATTAATAGGTAAATTTAATATTAAAGTAAAGTGCGCATGGGAGCAAAAGTTTATATCTGGAGTAGATCCAACTATTATCTATTATGAGATTTTACAAACAATACTTTCATTTGGTGGTTCTCAAGCTGTTTTTTATTTAGGTAAAAAATCTAATCTTACCGGTTTAGGGAAATTTTTAGATGAGTTTTCAAGACCAGGTGGTGCTATTGCTAAAATAAAACAATTGGTTCAAGCTTTTAAGGAGGAGTTAGATAAAGTAGTGGGTCAAATTAAATCAGAAATTACGAAACTGTTCAATGGTGAAAACCCAGCAAAAGATGAAGAAGTTGATCCTGAAAATCAACAAGCTGTTGATGATGCAAAGAAGAAGGCAGATGAAGCTAATCAAAAAGCCGAAAAAGAAAGACAAGACCAACTAAATGCAGCAACTGCAGTGGTTGATAAAATAGTACAAGGACTTGTAGACTCATTAGTAAAAAAATATAGAGTTAGAGTATTAGGGATTGTATCCGCTCTTACAGGTGCTCCTTCTACACCTTGGCACGTAACTATAGGAAATCCTCTTCGTCCAATTTTATCAAGTGGTGATATGGAATGTAGTGAAGTTCAAGTAAATCTTGGTCCTCAGCTAAGCTTCAATGATTTACCATCATACATAGAATGCGAGTTTACTTTAAAGAGTGCAAGAAATCTGGGTATTGATGAAATTATGGAAAAATTAAACTGCGGTAGTATCAGAGTTCATGAAGAAGTACCATCATTTTGGAATTTCCTTGAAGACCCACCAAAGCCAAATCCAGAGAGTACAAGTAAAGATACACCTGGTACTACAGCATCGACTACTACATCCGCAACTCCCGAACCTAATGAGACAGAGGGTTTAATTGGTCCTTATGCGCCAGAGGTTCTAGATAATATGGAGACGCAAGACGGCCAAGGTGTACTGTCACAAGAAGGAGCATTAGAACTCGCAACTCAAACAAAAATAGGAAATGATATTGCAGCAAACGGTCAATCTATAAATCCAGATCCTAATAGTGTAGAGGCTCTTCTTGGAAAAGTTGAAAACCTACCAGGTGATGAATATACAGTTAAAGCTGGTGATAGTATTTCCAAAATAGCAAGAAATAAACTTGGACCAAACGCTTCAAATTCTGAAATACTTGCAGAGACAAAGAGAATTATTTCACTTAATAAGAACAAGAATCCACTTGAAGTTGATGGTATAGTTAATACAAATTCACAATCAGACCCAGACTTTATAAAACCGGGAGATAAATTATTTATTTAATTATGAAAATAGCTGATATTGATAAACTTAAAAGAAACGAAGAAAATGAAAATTTGTTTAATCTAACAACAGTTACTTTCCAGGCTACCTGGCAAGGTGTGAATTACAATTCATACAGAGTAAAAAAGGGAGAAGAGATGAGAATAGATTTAGTTTGTAACTCAATTTATGGTAATTTAGAACACATTGATATAATTTTAAGTGTTAATAATATTAGCAATCCACTGAATATAAAAGAAGGTACAACTATAATATATCCGAATATAGAACAAATAGAAAAACTAAGACCACAAGAAGTCGCAGTAGAAAACACTCAAAAGTTACTTGCTAATAAAGATAAGTCAACTAAAGTTGATCCATCAAGACAAGCTTACGTTGAACAAAACTTTAATCTACCACCGACAGTAATGGACACACCAACTCAACAGATAAAAGTTGCTGGTAATAATATTAGAGTTGGAACAGGGCTATTTAATAAATAAATATATTTATTATGGCTTATGAAATTAAAAATGGAAATTTAGTTGCAAAAGATACTAAAGGAACAACTAGAAAATTTTCAAAAACAGCGATAGACGCGATAATTGGTGAATGTAAAAGAAGAGGAGTGACCAATAAGTACATTATTGCCGGAATATTAGCAACCGTTTCAAAAGAGTCAGGATTCGTACCTCAAAATGAAAATTTAAATTATAGTGAATCAGGTTTAAGAAATACTTTTGGTAGCTATTTTCAAAGCGGTCGAGCTAATCCAGCTGATTATGCCAAAAAACCTGAGAAAATCGCAAATTACATTTATGGTGGTGTTTGGGAAAATGGTAAATATAAAATTGGAAGATACGGAAATACTGATCAAGGGGATGGCTGGAGGTATAGAGGTAGGGGATTCAATCAGATAACATTTAAGTCTGGATACAAAAAAAAGGAGGCATACATCCCGGGTCTTGTGAATAATCCAGATCTATTAAACGATCCAAAAAATGCAGCAATAGCATGTGTTGCATTTTATGTGGATGGGGATTTTAATAGTAAGAAAAAAATAAAGTCAAAATTTAACGTAGAGTCAGTGAATGACTTTAATAACTGGGATCAAGCTCTCTTGTGTATAATAAACATGACAGCTGGGTTTGGTAAATCTACAACTAATGATAGTGTTAGGAAAAATTACGACAAAGCTAAACTATGTCACTCTTTTTTAATTGACTATCTAGAAAAAAATCCAGAAGGTACGACATCTCCTCCAGAAAATCCATCATCAGCTGGAGCTACTGGAGACGCACAAACACAACAACAAAATGAAATACAAGATCAGGATCAAACAGGCGGTGATGGCTCATCGAATAATACTAGTAATAACTCGTCAGGTGCGCCAGTAACAAACCTGACACAGTTTTTCAAACCGACAATAGTTCCAACTGATATTACGATAAATCTCGCTGATATGAGTGAATCATCAAAGAAAAAGGTTTCATCTGAGCTTGGTTATATGCCACTTGTTTACATCAATAATTATGAAATTAAAGTCACAGATTTAGAAAAATTTAAATTATATCATAAAGGCATATTACCGGTAATAGAGACAACATTTATAGACTCATTGGGACTTTTAAAAAATGATGGTATACCTAAAGATGACGGCAAAATAACAATCTATATAAACTCAAGGTCTAAGAATCTTAGATCAATTCACATGGACTTTAAGATATTTAATTTCCGAGACAATGGTCAGGGGTCATATACAATAGTTGGTATATGTAACATACCAGAAATGTATATTAGAAGATTTGCAAGTTTTGGATCAAAAACATCACACGAGGCTTTACAGGAAGTAGCGAGACAATGTGGTATCGGATTTTGTTCTAATATACAGAATAGTGATGATAAAATGACTTGGATAAATACAGGTTTTAGAAATATGGAGTTTGTAGATAATATTATGTTAAACTCATATGTTTCTGATCAATCATTTCAACTGTGCTATATAGATTTTTATTACAATCTTTGTTATGTGGATGTTAGTAAAGAACTTTTAAGAGACGTTAGTCAAGATAAGATGATTAGCGCATATGGTTGGAAATACAAAAATGGTGAGGATGATCAAGAAATTGATGAAAAGGTCGTTGACTTACTTTTATCTACTGATAAGGCAATAAAAGCAAGTACATCATACATAGAAAAATTCGAGTTGATGAATAAGTCAACTAAGGTTTCAATAAAAAAATCTTATAGAACAAAAACTAAGTATTATGATACTGTGAAAAAAGAACTTTTAATATTCGACGTAGAATCACAGACTTCAGATGGTTCAAAATCAATTATTTTAAAAGGTGATCCTGACGATAATAGTTTTTTTGAGAATAATACAAACTTCTATTATTCAGGTAAAATAGACTCTTTTGAAGATGGTCAAGGAAACGTACATAAAAACTATAATTACTCGATTTCACAAAATCGACAAAACTTAGATGATATAGCTAAGTTCTCTGCTAAATTTTATTTACCAAATCCAAACCATAATTTATATCTTTACCAGAAGGTGCCTGTATTTTTTACACTTACAAAGCCAACACCATCAGCTCCAGAAGGAGTATTAAAAAGATTGACTGGTGATTGGTTAATCACAGGTATTGAAATGTCTTTTATTTCGGGAAAACAGTATCAAATAGTTACTGCAATACTTAGAGAACTTTCTTTGATTAAAGGTGAGGAATCTGAATCGAAATCAAAAGCAAATAGTGGTGAAGATAATCAGAAGTCACAAAGTAATGAACTATCACCAAATGATCAAGCCTCTCCTGAACCAACTCCAAATAATACAAATACGACTGGCACAACTCCAAATCCATCGTCTCAAGAAGCTTATCCTACTGGTGAGTATGGTGATATGGCATCAGAAATACCAGAGGCACCTGAGTCACCAACAAAGTCCACACCATCTGGATTCCCTATTAAAGGCGGAGCCTACTCGAAAAATTCATCGAAAAAGACTCAAGTTATTTTCCACTACAGTGCCGGGTGGCAAAAAACAGATAAAAACGAGGCGACTATTAAAACACTCTTTGATAGAGGACTCAGCTATCACTATATAATTGACGTAACTGGACACATAGAGAATTTAGTACCACCAGAGTATAAAGCATACCATGCTAAACAAGCAAATGATACCTCAATTGGTATATCAATGGCATGCTTAGGGTCTACAAGTGGTATTGAAAATAGTTCAACTTACAAAAATAGAACCGGAGATTATAGACTTATTGAAAATTATGTTGACTATTGTGATATCAATCTTAATTCACAAAAATGGCGTGGTATAAAAAGAGGTCAAGAAGTTAGTGAGGCACAATTAGTATCACTATTAAAACTATTAAAGTATCTAAGACAAAGAATTCCAACTCTGCCAGCTTGGAACGGACTAAATGAAAGTAATTTCTACACGATGTTTGGTGATGGTAAACAGTGGAAAAAAGATTTACCAGGATATTTCACACATGGTTCGATAACATCAGGTAAAGTAGATGCCGCACCAACACCTAGATTCGTACAGTTCTTAAAAACCAACAGATGGTAATAATATATACTTTATGAAATGGATAAAAAAGTTTAGTCAATTTAAAGAGTCTATAGTTGTAGACTTGACTTTTAATACTATTGACTTGATGGAATCCTTAAACATATGGGGAGACGTTCTTTTATCTTCTATCTCTGCACAAAATGTAGATATATTTAAAACACTTAACTTGTCTGATGAATTTAAAGAAAAAATGAATCTAGATGAGTTATCTAATAATATAGAATTTGTAAATTCACTCTCATCAATTGGTTTAAAGAAATCTGCTCTCCAAAATACTGACGACTTTCAAACCTTTTTAAATAAGCCTTGTAGGTTTATGTTTCTCTATGACTTCAACTCAAATGAATTAGAAAATCCAGAATATATTATTTTTCAAACCTATAATTCAACTATACAAAAATGGGAAGATGCTAGTTTATATAAAGTAAATGATGATATAAAAAAATTCTATGATAAACTAGCAAGCAAGACAATTGAGATTATAGAAGGTGATACAAATTATATCTATACAACTTCAAACGGTAACGATTGGATTTTACAAAATATAGAAAGTCAAAGTGATATTTATAAAAGAGATGTTACTAAAGAGGATTTACAAAAGATAATAGACGAAAGAAAGGTTAAAGTAAATATTATTTAAGTCTCTCTTCAATAAATCTAAGTACCACTTTAGTTTTCTCAACCTCAGATGACTTCAACCATTTAAACGTATAAGTTGATTCTAAGAAATTTATCTGACTTTTTATTTCATTTATTCTACTTTTAATAGTTTCAATTTCTGAATCATCAAATTTAAAATCTATCATTAGTTCAGAGCAAACTTTGTAAAGAGTAACAATATCATTAGTTTCATATGCGAACGTTGCTTCAAGATAAAGTTCATTAAGCTTTGAGTTTTTAATTTTATCAGGATGAGTTGATTTTACAATCTCTCGGTATATCTTTTTTACCTTTGTATCAACATTCAATTTTGTCTTTTCAATTTCAGTCGGTAAATCTTGAATATTTACCTCAGACTGCTTGGTATTTTTTTCGGTCCAGATTCTCTTCAAGTCTGGATAGTCATTTAAAAGTGAATCTACAGACTCAAGAAAGTACTGATTAGATTGTCTAACTACTTCAGATTGATAGATATAGTCTGATTCAACAAATTGTAATTCTTTAATAAGTCTTTGTAACTCCAGACTCTTTAGGCTATTCATCTTTATTAATATTAAATTATTGTAGTGATGTTTTAATATATAATAAAAATTAAGACTGGTATGGAAGAACTTTCACTATACGAACTTTATAATCTTTTGAAAAAGACAAATTCTGAAATAGAAATTAACCAAATTAAAAATCTTATTCAAGAGAAGGAAAGTCTATTAGAAAATACTTCAGCTACAGGAGGACCAGCAGGTTCGGCCGGTGCTTCGAGTGTAGGTGTTGGTAGTGCTGGAGTAGCTCTTGCAAATGCAACAACCGCTGGTATGGGTGGAGTAGCATCTTCAACACCGTCACATTTTCCAGGTGCTTTAACTGGTACAGCATGGATAACAGGTGGAGGAAGAGAAGGCAGTGGAGATATTGCAGTTCCATACAACCCAAGTGGTGCAAACAGAGTGTTTCAAAAAATCGCAGCACCTGGTCAAAATAAAACAAGAAAAGAAAGTGACCCTAACGTGATTACTAAAAAATCAAGAGTCAAACCACTTAATATTAAAACCTTAAAAGAACTTTTAAAAGATAAAAAGCCTTCTGGTAAAGTAATGAATTTTAGTGACTTTGAGAAAAAAGATGTCACTACTAAAGTAACAAAGGTCAAAGAGGGAAAGACTTTTGATGTTTCTAAGAAAAGTAAAAAAGAAGCGGTAGATATTTCAAAATTTCAAGATACTATCAAATCACATATAAAATCACTGGACTGCACTATAAAGCAAGTTGGTTCAGATTTTGAAATTCATTTAAATAAAAAACATATCGCTCAAGTTATGTTTAGAGAAGATTATATTGGAGTAAAAAAAGAGGAAAATAAATTTCCAAAAGAGTTTGAATATACTGAACTCGGTAAGATTAAATCTGAAATAACCGATATAATAAAATCTCAAAAATAAACATTTTTTCACAAAATAAATATACCATGTAAACTATATTTATTTTGAATAAACAAGAGAAAGTAATAATACTCGGATCTTCTGGAGCAGGAAAAGATCACCTACTTCGAAAATTGGTAGAAAAGGGTCTAAAACCTTGCATTAAGACAACCACAAGACCAATGAGAATTAATGAGACTCAGAATGTCACCTATAATTTTGTAGACGATTCTAAATTTGAAAGTCTACTAACCGACAGTAAGTTTTTATGTCACCAAACATTTATGGTCACTCCGCAAAATAAAGAACCTCAGAAGTGGTATTACGGAATAACAAAAGAAGAATTTACTAGTGCTCAGGTTTTCATTATGACACCTGGTGAATTATCACAAATAGAAGAGTCAGATAGAAAAAAGTGTTTTGTTGTTTATCTTGATATAGATAGAAAAGTAAGAGAGCAAAGACTTTCTTTTAGAAAAGATCAAAATGATTCTATTAAAAGAAGATTAGATGCTGATGAGCTTGATTTCTTAAACTTTAAGGATTATGACCTCAAAATAACTGATCCTGAATTTACGGCAAATGAGGTTTATGAACTTATGGACTAAGGTTCTGTATAGGTCTTACCATTATCAATTATAGACAAACCTTTCAATTGACCATTTATTGAATTACAAACTGAAATCGAGTTTGATATGGTGTTTTCTAAGATTGAAAGAAGTATGTTTAATATTGAATACATCTTCAAGAAATTTTGTTCACTCTCATAAAATTGAGAATTAGTAATACTCTCTATAATATCTATTGTTAGTGTAATTGTATCGTTATTTTTAGATTTCATTTTCAACACAACAATTTTAGGTATGCCTAACTCTTCACATTCTCTTTCATATTCCATAATTATTTTATTTAAAAGTGATAATAAACTTTTCCATAATTCAGATTGATCCATTTTCTGATAATCTTTAGATTGTACAAATTCCTGTAGACCTCTTTTGTATGATTTCAGAAATACAGATAAATATTTTTTAAAAACAACAGTTCTGTACTCCGTAGAAAATTGAAAAGTTGGAACTTTAGAATAGGTCCAAAAGTCTATATAGTTAAAAATATCATGGTTTGAAATATCGGATTCTGTAACTTCGTGTGGTATTTCTTTTACCTTTTTTTTCATAAAAAACTCTATGAACTTATCAGTGAATTGTGACCACCATTTACCAAACCATTCACTTTTGATCATACTACGTATTACAATATAAACTATTCCTAGGAAGAGACCTTTCAACCCGTACTTCTGCAACATCATTATTAGTTCTTCAACGCCCATAGTGGTATATATTAAAAAGAAAAATCCAGGAAGGAGCGAGTTTCCTGGATTTAAACATGTGTCGTAACAACATGACGGTCCTAAGCCGTCTAAAAAAATATATTTTATATATTAATTAGGTCAGACACTAAATTAATATATAATTAAAAATTACCTATTCAATGGATATTCGTTATAATATTAATAGAATTCATGTAAACTTATCGGACAAATATAATGATGTTCAAATAACAGAAAAGGCTTCTAAAGAATTCGGAAAATATTTTGAAATCACTATAAATGAGTCAAAGATTTTAAAAATGATTGTTCCTTTTAGTAACATAGATGGTAAATCTAATTTTGAAGTCAAGTATTTTAGTAATCCACTAGTTGAAAATTCAGAGCTAATATCAAGAGATACAAATAGTGAGAATATAGTGTTTTTAACTGAAGATATATTCCAGAACAATAGATTCTCAGAAGACTATATAAAAATCTAAATAAAGTATGAAGTTTGTTGAAATTTCATTTAATCTAATCAAAGGTGAGATCGAAAGATTTCTTAGACTTGAACATAACAAGGCTCAGATATTATACTCTCCTGCTTCACCTTATGGTCAAATTTTAAATGTTCTTCAAAATCTACATCAATTATCATTTCTATACTTAAAAAACTCTATCAATCAATTCGATTTAAGTGAACCAAATTCAGTAAATCCCATAATTGTTAGAAATGCTGCAATATTTGCGGGTCATAATCCAGGTAGAAACATCTCAGCAACTGGTAATTTAAGATTAACTGTGAAACCAGGAACTGAACTAGATAAAGAATTAAAAGGTGGTAAAATAACTTTCCTTAATAGACAAGTTTTAAAAAATAAGACGAATGGTCTTGATTACTCAATTTATCTTGGTCAAGATAAGTTAGTATTTAAAGTGATAAACTCAACTCAAATATTTTTACCACTTATACAAGGTAAATTCACAACAACTACATATACAGGTACCGGTAATTCAAATCAGACTTACCAAGTGACATTAAGTGGTCAACAAGATATAGAAAATTTCAATGTTGAAGTCACAGTAAATGGTAACTACTGGTCAATAAAAAGACATTTATATGATCTTTTACCAAATGAGAATGCGTGTGTTGTTAAAACCGGATTCAATGGTGGTATTGATATAATATTCGGAAATGGTGGTTTTGGTGCAATACCAGAAATCGGATCGAGTATTGCAATTACATATTTAGTTTCAGATGGTGCAAATGGAAATATATTTAGAAGAACTGTAAATGACTGGAAATTTGTAGACGAGGCGATTGACGGCGAAGGTAATGGTGTTGATGCTGCAAAGATATTCACAGTTCAAATATTTAATGATATAAACTTTGGAGCAAATAAAGAGAATGTTGTTTTTACAAAAAATATATTACCTATTGTTTCTAATAATTTTGTTCTAGGTTTACCACAGCAATATGCCTATGAAATAAAAAAATTAGGTGTCTTCTCACACGTCAATGCGTATGAGGATTTAGGAATAGTTTACATAGTTGCTACTCCTAATATAAGACTATTTAAAAACCAAAATGCTGATTATTTTGCAGTTAGTACAAGAGCATTTGAACTCGATAGATACGAAAAATCTAAAATAGATAAGTATCTTAGAACAACTGGTAATATACAAATAACAAAAAAATATAGAATAGACTCACCGGTACTTTCATATTATATAATGAATGTATTTGTGATAAGATATTCAGATTCGAATGATGATTCAGTTCAGTCTCAAGTGCAAGATGCTGTCTCTGAGTATTTTTTGAACTTCAGTAGAATTGATAGAATTCCTAAATCAGATTTAGTTAAAGTACTTTCTGGGATAAATGATATTCATTCAGTTGATGTTCAATTTATATGTAAGAAAAATGAAGAATATCACAGAGAAGAAATTAGTAGAAAAGAAAATCTAAGAAAAAATAAAACCAAATTCGAGACTAATATTAGTGCTAATAAAAATAAAGACATAATGGTTGAATCGGAATTCGATCCAGTAAAACGGAATCCTGATTATAAACCAAATACAACACTAGGTCTTGATCCGGTTCTTGGAGATATTATTTTTGAACCAAAAGAAATTCCAATTATCAGAGGTGGTTGGTATGATAGAAATGGTATTTACTTTTCAGATGACATGGCCTCTACAACTTTGAAGTCTATTAACATTATCAAAAAAGGTGTTGTAGATTCAAAACTAAGAAATAATGTAGTTTAAAATGCTAATTGAAAGAAAAGAAATACCTGAGTTATACTTCTTAAAGCATCGTCATGATGACTTTAAAGATTATGTTGATTATGAGAAACAGATACTCAACTCATCACTGTCACCATATATGTATGAAAATGATATGATGAATAGTTGGTTAAATAAAATGCAACCATTAGTTTCTCTTTTATTCGACCAAATGAATGTGATGAAAAACTTTAAAAACTATATTGTAGACAAGTACCATTATAAACACAGTAGGTAAAAAAACAATATTTAATTATAATATATAATAGACAAAGAAATTAAAAGATATGGCAGATAATAAAAAGATATCCGGATTTAAGAAATTCACGGAAATGAAAGGCGAAAAGGAACTTAAAGAAGTTTCACCAAGTGCTCAACCAATGACAGATTCAGATAGACCTGCTAATCCAAATTTGCCATATAAATCTTCTAAGATTCAAAAAATGCCATCAAGAAAAAATTTGATACCACAAGACCAAAATATTGAATTACCATCAGACTCTGAAAATGATCCTGAGGCTAATGAATCTAATGTAAATTTTTTCGGTAAAGTTGCAAAATTTCCAAAAAAAGTTAAAGCTTCAAAGGCCTATAATTTCTTAGAAAATGTAAAAATTTCAAAAAATTCTATTTGGTATATACTTGTTGAAAAACAAGATAATGAGCTTCAAATGGTTAAGTATAATAATAAGAAAGGTTTTGATATGGCAAAGTTTGTCTTAGAATTGAAGACCTTTTATTTGAACCAATATAAAGATAGTGCTGAAATGTCAAATCTTATTGAATCAATTGAAGTAGGTGGGGCTGAAGAGTTCTCTAGTATTAAAAACATTCCAAATGTTGAGATAGAACCTGGTAAAAAATTAATTACCAAAATCACCGAAGATCTAATTAAACTTCTAAGTAAGTAATTTTTGAATTGTATGATAACACTATCTGAAAAAGCGTATCAGAAAGTAAAAGAACTAATGAATGATGCTGGTCATTCTGATGATTATTTTCTTAAAGTTGAAATAGTCGGAGGTGGCTGCTCAGGCTTAAAATACAATATGGATTTCTCAAATGAACATTTCGAAGACGAGCAAGTCTTTGAACAATTCGATATCAAAATAATCACAAATAAAAAATCTCTTCTGTACCTAATAGGAACAGAATTAGACTACTCAGATGGTCTAAATGGTAAAGGATTTGAATGGAAGAATCCACAGGCCTCAAAAGTTTGTGGTTGTGGTGAAAGTTTCTCTATTTAAACAACCATTTTCTACAAACTTTTACCTAAAATTAATCTAAAATATAAGTTAAAAATCTTATAATATAATGAATAAAGGTAAAGTAGATTGTGTGCTTGGTCTAAGTTTCGGAGATGAAGGTAAAGGTAAAATAGTTGACTATCTCTCTCAAGAATATGATGTAGTGGCTCGTTTCTCTGGAGGAGATAATGCCGGTCATACCATCTATACAAAGGATGGTAAAAAAATTGTACTTCATTTAATACCATCTGGAATTTTGAATGATTGTATAAATGTTATCGGAAATGGTGTAGCTCTAAACCCGGTTTCTTTAAGAGAAGAAATTCAAATGCTTGAATCACTCGGTGTGGATGTAAAATCAAAATTAATTATCTCTGATAAGGCAAGTATACTATTACCTACCCATATTAAATTTGATAGTTCATTTGAAATTCAAAAAGGAAAAATGGCAATTGGATCAACCCGGAAGGGTATAGGTCCCTGCTATACTGATAAAATCGCAAGACGTGGATTTAGAATAAAAGATATCTTCGAATCTAACTTTGAAGATAGGTTTAAGTCTAAGTACCTAGAAGATTTACAAACAATTGCGTATATTAATAGAACTGATATTGACTATTCTCACGATGAAATCAAAAACTTCTTTAATGCTGTTGAGTTTATCAAAGGATATAGAATTGAACAAACTGAGACCCTTATAAACAAATATTTGGATGAAGGTAAGTCAATATTGGCAGAAGGAGCTCAAGCAGCTGGTCTCGACATTGAATTTGGAACTTATCCATATGTAACATCATCACTTACTACAACTTCTGGTGTGTGTCTTGGACTCGGTGTTGCTCCAAAAAGAATTGGAACTGTCTATGGTGTAATTAAAGCCTACACCACAAGAGTTGGAAATGGTCCACTTACAACTGAATTATTTGATGAAAATGGTGAATTTATTTCTAAAAACGGTAATGAAGTTGGCGCAACCACAGGTAGAAAAAGAAGATGTGGATGGCTTGATTTAGAACAAATTAAATACGCCTCAATGATTTGTGGGGTTGATCAAATTATCATGACTAAATCAGATATACTTTCTGGTCTAGATGAGGTAAAATATTATAATGGAGAGTATAAGTCATTTAAAGGATGGGGTAAACTTTTAAGAACTGGACTAGATTCTAATTTCATAGAATATGTTGACTCGGTTCAGAATGAATTACAAATCCCAATTACTATACTTAGTTTAGGAGCTAATAGAAATGATATTATGCTTTTTTCAAGAACTATGAAAATGGCAACTGTAAATTAAAAAAAGATGAATTATTTTCCGAACATAGAAAAGCTTAATGCTATTATTAAAGTATTACTTAATGATAATAGTAATACAAAATCAAAATTAGAATATCTTATTCACGACTATCTAATTGAGGATTATAAAGTATTTGACAAAAGTGTAGACTACTGGATTACAACAAACATGATCACAACCACACTTTTGAGCAAAGATTTTCAAAAGCTTATCAAAAAACAAAGTCCGAATTTTGTGACTAAAAAAGTCGATGAAGTATTTGTAGCAACTTTTCTCCAAAGATCGTCTGAGCAACCTAAAAATAAAATTCCGATTGATACTATGAATCCTGATCTACAAGATGACGAACCTTTTAGAAAGGTGTGTGAGTGATCTAATTCTCAGGATGTTTGTACTTGTCATAAAGGTGCCAAATTGAAACAGCACTTAATTCAAGTAAAAAGAAAAATACTTTATCAGTTGGTTTATCATTTGTGTAGAAGGTATAAACGACAAATGCTAAAATTACAAGTATTTCTATAAATGATATAAGTTTTTTCACCTCTTTTAATTATTTGTAAATATATGGAAAATTTAAATAAATACGCAGAATTTGGTAAAAAAGATTGCCAAGCAAATTGTGACAGAAAATCTATAATGACTAAAGACGGACCAGTGATAATCTGTGACTTTTGCCTGAGAGTTGTTAGAGATTTAAGAACTAGACTATAATATATACCTTATGGTCAAAATAAGAAGATTCAATGAAGCACTAACTGATATTTTCGAATATGATATAAGAAATATCACTCCTAAATATCTTACAATTATAAGTGGTGATATCACAGATATTAACGGAATGTTGATAGATCCAAAAACTGGCATGTCAACAAATATTTCTTGTAGATACAAACTTGGAAATATTATGTCAGATGCTGTTTATCAAATTACATATGACCGCGATTTTGATATAGACGGTATTCCAGATACACTTGAAATTGATTTAGGACCGATTCATAATGCTGAAGAAAAAGACTTTCACTTAAATGTCGAGATCACACTTGGTAATTTTATAGCTTCAGGGTTTAATATAAAATCACCTAATATTGTAGAGCCTTATCAATATACTTCGTATCATTCAAAAATGGATCCAAGTAATACAGTATTTGCTCTCACAAGAGAAAGTCTTGAGGATCTTTGTCGGTTTTTTAATCACTTTGACGGAATAAAAGTCACACCTAGTGATTTAAAATTTTTAGACTCAAAGGACAATTTTACTGACCTCTAAGAGTATCTCCAACTTGATATTTATTACAATCGTCATCAAAGGTTTCTTCTCGACCAAATCCTTCATAAGTATAGAGACATTTACCTGGAATAAATGATTGTTGCTTATTAACAATTACAGGTACACCTTCATTGTAATCACAAGATGTAATTGAAATTATCAGTGAAGTTAAGAAAAGTACTTTTTTCATAATTTTATTTTTTGTAAATATATAAAAAAATAACCCTCGATCAAAATTAATTGTCGAGGGTTAAAGGTATATTATCTAATTCTAAATTATGAATTTACAACATTAGATAGACCACTACCAGCCTTGAAACGAGCAACCTTCTTCTCAGGAATTGTTAATTCAGCTCCTGTTTTAGGATTACGACCTCTACGGCTCTGACGAGTTATAGTGTCAAAAGTACCAAATCCAACAAGAGTAACTTTGTCACCACCAGCAAGAGCTGATTGGATTGATGAAACAATTGAATCAATAACTTCATTTGATTTGGTCTTTGTTAAACCTGTCTTAGAAGAGATTTCATTTACTAAATCTGCTTTGTTCATTTATTTAACTTGTTTTTTCTATGAATTTCTTCATTAATAGTTATATTCGTGAATCAGCTTAGGTTTTAAAAAGTTTAATCTTTTTTTTGAATTTTTTTGATTAACTGATCGATATTTTTGCCTGTTGTGGCAATGTATACTAGTCCAAAAATAAAAATCAATGCCATTATAGAAAGTACTAGAAGTAGTGGAATCCAAAGTGGAGAAGTAACCCACCACCAAGACCAGCTTATATTTCCAGTTAGTTTCAATACTAAAAATATTAAAAATATTGTAGTATAAACACTTATTCCAGTATTTGTTGTTTGATTACTCATTTTTTAAATTGTGGTTTTAAGATAATTAGTGAGAATTTCTTCACCTGGATTAATATCTTTTACAGTGAAAAATTTAAACAATTGGTTTTCTGTATCAGTTGCCCAAGCTGCATTGTTTTCTGTGCTGTGGTTATAAATACTACCCCATCCAAGTACAATAGCGTGTGAGTCACTTGTGAAAATTGGATAGGCAAATGATATTTGTTGAATAGTTTTGTCTAGTTTCTGAAAATCTTTTTCTTCAAGTATCCAGAAATGACAAGTTTCGAGAATTTCACCAGATGGGATAAACTCTTTTGCGAAAACTCCATATCCATGAATAGGAGATTTTTCTACTTTAATTTTAGGGGATATAAAAATCATCAAAAATTATATTAAAAATAATTTCTATAGTTTAGATTCATACCTTATATTTGTAATTATGTTAATATTCTTAGATGATATTAGAATTTCACCACGAGTTGTTCACAACTCTGATCGTGGTTTAGGAAAAGAATTTGGAAATTCTAAAAACTGGACAATAGTTAGAAACTATCAAGATTTTATTAGTGTCGTTAAAAATAATTTTGATAAAATACAATTTATTTCTTTTGATCACGATATTGACTCTTGGGATGTTTCTGGAAATGAACTGACTGGTAAAGATGCAGCAGATTGGTTAGTAAATTATTGTATTGATAATAATAAGATCTTACCTGATTGGTTCGTACACTCAGACAACACAAGTGGTAATAAAAACATCCGGCAGCTTTTTATTAACTATATGTTTAGAATTGAAAAGAGAATTTCAAAAATGGATGATGCTTATGGGTTTTTTAACGGTCAATTAATCTACACAAAATAATATGAACAGAGAAAAAGCAATTTACTTGTCAGAAAAGATTAAGTCAGCACTTCTTAAAATACAAGAGGAAGAAGGTATCGAATTTCAAGTCTCAAATATATCATTTTCAACATCACAAATGAAAATGTCAATATCTACAAAAGACACGGTAGTTGATGATAAGGCTAATTTAGCACTTTCTAAACGATATGGTTTTACACAAAACATTATTGGAATGGAATTTACCTGTTCTAATGGTGTTTTTGTGGTTGAAAGTTTCATGACTAAGAATCGTAAGTATCCAATTATAGGCAGAAGAAAAGTTGATGGTCGTCAATTTAAATTCCCGCCTTCAAATATTTTGAAATATCTTGGAGGTAATTCTCAAGTGAACAGAAGTGCGAATCTTAAAAATCTACTTGATTAAATATAATCTTGAATGCTTGCAAATCTACTATCGATTGACTTGATTGTAATGTGATTGTCTGGTGCAAATCCTTGATTGTCACTAAAATTATCATAATCGCAACAAAAAAGTTGAGGACCTATCGCAATAGAACCATTTCTTTTTTGAATAGAGTTTACAAAATATCTATCGATCTCCATCGGAAATTCACTGTTATAAACATCTATCATTTCTCTCATAACTTTTGATGTTATTCCATAGGCATATAGACCCCAGAGATTATGACACTTGAAAATTTTATCAGTTAACATTTGGTCTTTTAACATGGTAATACCATAAGTCCACATTACAAGGTCATCACTTAATGGGATGTATCCAAGATAGAATAAATCTTCCCACTCAGGTATTTCTTGTGATTCGAATATCTGATGAATGTTTTTATTAATTAAATTATCATCTTCTAATATTAAAATCCTTTCATATCCATTTGAAAGAGCATCTCTATAAATTGAGAGGTGAGAAATTGTTGACCCTAAGTATCCAGTGTTTAAAAAACGTGGGTTATCTAATTTCTTAAAAAGATGATTTAATACAGACCCATCGGCTGCTCCAAAAACTTCAACTTCAATATCAAATTGTTGTAATTTCTCTAACGATTTATTTAGTCTATCTTTTCTTCTGTGAAGATTGAGTAAATATATTTTATCAAAATACTTATTAATATCCATATAAACTGATATTAATTTTTTTTATATAAGTTTTATATGAACGCTTTTCATATTTATTACCAAAAAGAGCGAGATATTCCAAAGTTTGACCTAATAAACTTATTGGTCCAAGTGGCGTCTATAAAATTCTGGAAAAAAAATCAAGGACCAATACATTTATATTGTAACGAAAACCATCTCGAATCACTAAAACTGTGGGGTATAGATAAATTATATGATAGTATAAATCTAAATTGTCTGCAAGATATACCTTATTCTGAACATTTAGAAAAATATTGGAGTTTTTGTAAAATACACGCGATTAAAAAAATATCTGAAAGTTATAAAGAATTTGTAGTATTAGACACAGATCTTTGGATTCAAGAACCAATTAACATTGATAATAAATTTCAATTTATTGGATATCATGAAGAAGATGTAATCGATGATCTTAAAAATCCTTATTTACATCCAGAAACGTTTCTTAAATCGACTGAGAGTTCACTAATTGACTGGTCTATGAATCCAATTAATTGTGCGTTTTTATATTTAAATTCTAGTCATTTAGTTGATGAATGGTATAAATGGGTTCTAAGAACAATTGAGTTAAATAAAAATGAACCAATATTTAATTTATCCGCTGATACTATATTCATAGAACAAAGATTATTATCAGCGATCGCTTATACTTTAAAAATGAAGGTTGGTAAATTAATCCCGAATATTTATTTACCTCATATAACATCTGATCATCTTGGTAGTGAGTGGGAACCCAAAATCGGATTCAATCTTGAAAATCAGTATCTTACTTGGAACATTAAACACGTATGGGGTTTGAAAAAGTCATATAAAGAACCTGAAATAAGAAATATGGTTATATCAACAGTAATATCATCTTTGGATACTTTTATTGAAGACTGGAGAAATTCCTGCGAGGATTTAATTTATCAAATAGAAAAAATTCAAGCAAAAACTCTAAAAGAATTAGAACAAATATTACAGACTGAAAAGTAATTCACCATCTAGATAAAACTGTATTGTTGCGCATCTTGCCTTTTCTTTTAATTCAGTCATATCGAAGTTAATAAATTTTCTATATTCTGCAACCACTTGCTTAAAATTATTCTCGGCTTGACAAGTACAACCATTTGTATAAATATCAACTCTATCCATAAATGGGATAAATTGTGGTGTTCTATATTGAATATCAGTTAGAAGTCTATAAAATTCTTGAGGAGTATTTATTAAAATACTGCGAGTAATCTCGAGTCCATAACCATTAGTTGACATATTTCTTAATTAATTTGTATATTACATAGGATAAGATGTATGTAATTGGAAAAGTAGCAACGAAAAATTCAAACTCTGAGATAAAGAATAATTTAACGATGAAAGTTAACCAAAAAGTTAAACAAGGTTGGCAACAAATAAGTTTAGAGAAAAATCCTTTATGTTTAATAAGTATATAGTCTAGGTAACTTATTTGAGAATTTGTCAACTTATAGTTTTCCCATGATTCAATTTTAGTTATTTTAGTGAGTCTAAATAACTTTGAATATTGTATAAATGCATCTGTTTCAAACCAGATAAAGAGTATAAAAACTACCCAAAAAATTTCAAAAATCATATGGATTATATATAAAATATTCTTTTTTGTCTTATAAAAGTTGATTTCTTAAAAAATATTTTTTATATTTACAATATGAATAAAGTTTTAATTTTAATTTTAATTGTTTTTTCATCTGTGGGATTTGCACAACCACGTTCTAATTATGGACCTAATGTTGGTTGGATTAGTAATTCTGAAAGATTTAGTTCTACTGAATTTCAGATTGGATTCTCAGTTCGTAGAATAAATAAATTCATTTATGCTCAACCAGAAGTTAATTTACTCTGGGATGTTAGAAACAGAAAACTAACTGAGATGCGTATTCCTTTTGTTTTTGGTGCTCGTTTTTTCAGAACTGTTAGAGTGAATATCGGTGGTGAACTTCGTTCAAGGTTAATTTTTCAAGGTCAAAATAATATGGGATTGAACTCACTAACATACACATCTGAATCAACTTTTGGAACACCAGTAGTAGGAGTAGGTCTAGATTTAGATAGACTATGCTTTGATTACAGAATTACGACTCAAGATAAGGAGTGGAAAATCCCACAATATACTTTTAGTGTTTCTTATCTTTTTGGTCCTAGAAAATAGGATAGTTATCTAACCCAAGCTACACCAACTGTTTTCGGAACTGTTGGTAATTGTTGCCAGTTAAGAGTTCCAGCTCCTATAGTTCCTTTATAAACCCAAATTGTTCTTCCATTTGAAGAGTTGATATCAGTTGCAGTAACGTGACCCACATCTAAACTAGCCCCATATGGTATCGTGACAGTTGCCAAACTTCCAGCAGAACTTGATCTAAAAGTAAGTGCAGAGGCAGCTGTACCAAGCAAGTTTAAAGCAGAAGTAATTGTGTATGTGTCAGTAGACTGGAATGTGTGTGTTGTTCCAGCAGTCTGTGATGTGAAAGTCACAAAAGTGCATCCTTCAGATCCAGTGAAAGTTGAGTTAGCACTCGTGCTGAAAGTTGCAAAAGAGAAACCAGGAGCATTCAGAGTAAATGTACTAGCACTGTTACAAGTTATTGTAGCATTCGAGACTATAGTACCTGAAGTAAAAGTGAGTGTTCTCAACCAGTTAATGTTTCCTGAAAAAGTGATAGTCCCAGATGTGCTTATAGTTAAAGGCACGGTCATTGCATTCGGAGCAGATCCGCTGATAGTACCAGTTCCGTTCATAACTATAGTAGCTGCTCCGAGAACTGTGTTGATATTAATTACACCAACACCAATCGTCAAATTACCACCAACAAACACGGTTCGACCAGCCGGGTTGAAGCTAGTTGCAGATCTGTTATATGCGTAATCTCCTGTGAATGTAAGGTCTGATGTAAGAACTACAGCGCTTGTAGCAGAGGTACTATTTTGTCCGTTTTGAAATGACATTCCTGAAGTATTCATAGTACTAGTTCCAGGGTTAAAAGTAATAGTACCGGTGTGAGTAACAGATCCAGCGGTCCAAGTAAATGTGCCGGAAAAAAAGAAAGATACTGTTAAATTTACTGTACCCGCACCGTTTATTGTTACTGAGGATAATCCCCATACAGGACTTCCAGTACTTGTTATGTTCATAGTCGTTGAAATGTCAGGAGCGAGAATAATAGCAGTAGTACCAGAAAGATTTGAGACATTCCAAGCAACAGAATTTTTAAAAGTAACTGTGTTACCATTCCAAATCCATGATGTTCCAGTCATTGTAAACGATCCTGATTGAGTCCAATTGCTTCCCCAAGTTACGGTTAAAGCACCAGAGGCTTTTAAAATCTGCATCGGAACCGAACAAGTACATCCTGCAGACGATAGAGACAAAGTTGAACCCGGTACCGTAAGAGCAAGAGTAGAAGATCCGGTCATACTCATAGCTGACGAACCAAGTGCTACGTTACCAGTGACCGCTAAGTTGGTGTTGAAGGTAAGAGTTCCGACATAGCTTGTACAAGTGAGATTCACACAGTTGCGTGTAGCACCAGTATTGATTATACAGTTAGCACTAGCTGCTTCAAAAACTGCATTATCAGCCGTGGTTGGTACAGCTCCAGCTGAATAAGTTGGAGACGGTGTAGCACTCCAGTCACCAGCAGTTCCCCAGTTTGTTCCAGTACTTCTAAAATAATAGGTAGCCATAATTTATATATTGAAGTTAGCGACTGTTTTTGGCTGAACTGGAAGTTGTTGCCAGTTAGTACTTCTAAGTAAAGTTCCTCTGTAACTCCAAATAGTCTGACCAAGAGACGAGTCAATATCTGTTGCGTTTGCATATCCTACATCCATAGAAGCACCTTGTAAGACAGTTAATATGGCATTAGTATTAGCAGAAGAAGATACAAAAGATACTCTTGATGCGAGTGTCCCGGTCACAGTAATTGCAGAGAGGATTGTATAAGTCTCATTTATTTGAAGTGTGTTAGTTACTCCCGCAGTTGTCACTGTATATGAATAGAAATTACAACCTTCTGATCCTGCGAATGTTACGTTGGTGGTAGATATAAAATTTGGAAAATTAAAATTTGGAGCATTTAAAGTATATGTGGCAGTGGCTACATTAGTCCAAGTCAACGAGTTTGACATTGAAAATGTGCCGGCAGTATATGTTAGTGATGCACCGTGACTAAAATTTGATGTAAATGTGACTGTGCCTGTTGAGTTTATAATAGTTGGAAGTCGAAATGAAAGGCCAGCAGATTGTGATATTGTAGAATTTCCGAGTAAATTCATCACTGTAGTACCAATCAAATTACCAACTATAGTAACTACTACTTGTGTATAATTACAATTTAGATTGATATTACTTCCATTAAATGTCATATTTTGTGTTTGACGAGTTGTTAAAGATCCTAGACTTGATACATTAAAATCACTTACTAGTGTAAAAGTTCTACCTTGACCTTGAAGAATCCAATCACAATCCCAGGTCATTCCTCCGGTAGTGAGTGTAATATTTCCTACATTGTAAAGCGTGGCTCCAGTAGTTGTTACAATACCAGCTGTCCATGTCAATGCGCCAAAACGCAACTTGGAGGAAGGAGTAGTGATGATTATAGTACCACTCGAATTGAAAGTAACAGGAACTAAAATATCGACGAATGCTATTCCCGCGGATATATTAGTTGTTACAGTCTGGGTTGTCGTGGTTCCTAATATCAAATTAGTAGTACCAGTAAAACCAGAATTATGAACAGCAGCAGCTGTTCCCATGGTGAAATTACCACGAACAGTCATCGAATTTGAATTTAGGGTCACAAACTGAGAAGTTGCAGCAAAAGTTATTGATAGGTTTCCATCGACTGACCAGGGACTACCTAAAGTGAATGTTCTAGTTTGACCACCTACATTAGGACTGACAATTAATGTTATATTACCTGGCCAGGTTTTTCCTCCTGAGTTTAAAGTTGCTGTCGCTGCAAAAGAGAGAGTTCCAGTACTAGTCGCACCAACATTCATTCCAGCTACCATAGTAAAAGTGCCTCCAGTATTTGTTGTGCCGTTGCCAATAGTAAGAGTAACTCCAGAATTGACTACGAAAGTCCCAACGTAATTGGTGAAGTTGATACTCAAAGCCGCAGCAGTCGCAGTCACAGTAAGATTTCCGGAAGTTGCAGTAGCTACCACATCATCCGCTACTGTAGGAACGACTCCTCCTACCCAAGTAGAAGTAGAATTCCAGTTTCCACCTGTATTACTTATAGTTATAGTTGCCATTATGGAATAAGCCCGAGTTTTCTTTGTTCTGTTATTGCTCTATTTTCTATACCTAAAGTTATATATGCCTCATCTGCTGGCATAAAGTGTGGAATTTCGACTGTCACTATTGTACCATCAAAGTCATACTGAACGGTTGTGAAAACAGTTGTTTGATCCATAATAATAGTCTCAGTCTCGCTAATCTGAGCCTCAGATTGATAAGTTTCTTCTCTTCTTTCTAAAATACTATAAGTCATAATTAATATTTATTTTTTATGTCTTACTGACTGCAATAGTTAATGACACACTTGAAACTGTAGTTGCTGAATCGACGTTGAACGCAATTACATCATTAGCATCCACAGAAACAGTCCAAGTTGAGAGTGTAAGATCTTGATTATATTGAGCTGATGATAGTGTCGGTTTCTCAGATCCAGCGATACTATTCGAAACAGTCGGTATTGAACTTGCCGCCTTCCATACGTCTATTACAACTGATCCTGTTGCGTTTGCTATTATAGTCCATCCTGTGATAGTACAATCATAAGGTATACTTACATAACCCTTAACTCCAGTTGTTATTGTACCACCTTGGCCATCGATTGTAATACCAAAAGAATTGGTAGTTGTTGGCGCTGGTCCAGTAGGACCCTGCGGACCGGTTGGACCCTGTGAACCGGCATTACCAGCTGGTCCAGTTGGGCCTTGTGTACCTGCACCGCCTCCAGAATTAGTCCAACCAAGTTGGCCTAGTCCGTCTGTGTAAAGAACTTGACCAGGACCACCATCGTAGTTTGGAAGTGCATAAGACTGTGTTGATCCAAAAACCAGTGAGTTACCAGTTGCAGAGATCTGAACTGGATTAGTTGTGCCTATATAAAGAGTTTCTATTTGAACTGATGAACCAGTTGAGCTTAATTTAGCATCTCCCAAATAGATAGTATTTCCACTTAACCATAAGTCTTTCCATCTAGATGAAGGACTTGCTCCTAAATCATAGTAGGCATCTATATCAGGAATTAAATTACTTCCGATTGTACCATTAACACTAAAAACTTGACTAACAGTTAATCCGTATGTAATTTCAACCCATGCTCCTTGATTGTGAATCACAAATGCGTTTGGTAGACCCGGTCCAACTACTGGATCGTCGTTTATTCCAAAGGTAATTTCTTTAGCATTTAGGTTGTAATCAGCATAACCATTATCGGTGCTATTTAGAACATCATTCGCTATTCCAAAATTTAAGTCATCACTCACGCCTATTTTAAATCTCGCACCACCATTACCTCTAAATTCGGCTAAATAATATGGACCAGTGTTTGTTTGCTGGTTAATAAACTTACCATTTAAAACACCATCTATTTGTAAGTTAGGTACTAAAACAGTATTTGAAGCTGTAAGTGTAAGACCATTACCACCAATTATCACTGAATTTACAGCTCCCTGGCAAATAGCACTACCACTTGCTCCGATTATTACAGAATTAGTAGATTTACAAATACAGTTACTTCTACCACCAATTATTATATCACTATCGGAATCATCACCACAAATTCTATTTTTATAACCACCAGCTATCAAACTTGATACAACGGAACCGGATTTTACACCAATATAATTACTACCACCACCAAGAATGTTCGAGTTATAAGCATTACATTGCGTGTTTTGAATACCCCCGGAAATTACTGATCTATTTGTACCATAAGCTATGTTGCCACCACCACCAATTATTACTGTTCTATATGCAGAACAAATTGTTGAGGATGTACCACCCAAAATCAAAGAATAAGAAGATAAAAAAGATGCTCCTATAATTTTATGATCTACTCCTCCAATTATTGAACTATTATAAACAAATTTAGACAAGGGATTACAAATACAACTATTTTGACTTGATATTATTGATGAATTTATAGATGAGTATATTAAATTATTCTGACCAAAAGCGATTCCGCTCTCACAACTACCATAGCATATTTTTGAATTCCCACTACTAATTATTGAGTTTCTACGATTATTTTTTGGTGTGTTGTCAAAACTAGAACCGGTAGAACCTATAATCAAATTCAGTCTTGATGAATCTATATTAAAACAACTAGAACTAGTTAGTGAACTACCACTGCTGAAGAATATTTCACCAGTTGGACTAGTGATTGAAATTCCTGAACCAGTAGCACCTTGTGGTCCAGTAAATCCTTGTATACCAGTTTGACCTTGTGGTCCAGTTACACCAACACTTCCTTGTGGACCAGTAGAACCAGCTGTTTGAACTATAACTATAATATTATCATCATTATTAAATGAATTACCAGTACCACCATATTCTACGAATGTAACTGGTATTTGCACATAAGAGTTCGGGATTATTGAAATCGTGGCACTAACTACCCATTTTTGATAGTTATTTGAATTATCATCAGCTTGTATTATTATTGTGTTGCCTGGGATAATTGTAGCAAGTAAGAAATCTATATCCACTGAATCTCTATTGATGTGACTTATGTTTATTTGTGTTGAACTTATTTGTGTAGCATTATTCCAGAGGATATATGTTGATCCTGGATCACCACTCTGACTTGCCGTTTTAGCTTTGTAATTATAGTATGAAGCTGCTTGACCGGGTTGACCTTGTGGACCAGTAAATCCTTGTAAACCAGTAAAACCTTGTGGTCCTGTTGATCCTTGATCACCTGTAAACCCTTGTGGTCCGGTAAATCCTTGAACACCAGTCGAACCTTGTAGTCCGGTCACACCCTGATTACCTGTAAATCCTTGTGGTCCGGTAAATCCTTGAACACCAGTCGAACCTTGTAGTCCGGTCACACCCTGATTACCTGTAAATCCTTGATTACCAGTGGTTCCTTGTGATCCAGTCAGACCTTGATTACCTGTAAATCCTTGAGAACCAGTTGTACCTTGATCTCCTGTAAAACCTTGAGGACCTGTTAGACCTTGAACACCTGTCAAACCCTGTGGTCCAGTCACTCCCTGACTACCAACACCAGAAGCAGTAACCCAAGAAAGGGTACCACCAGAAGATGCCAATCCATCAGTTGATAATAACTGACCTGGTAACCCATCAGTCTTTGGTAATCTGTAAGAGTAAGTTCCTATTCCAATATTTAAAGTCCCATTTGTTGCAGATAATATTACAGAATTTGTAGGCTCGTTTAATTTTAATTGAGGTACAAGTACTGTATCCGATTGAGTGAGGGTGAGCTGACTGCCACCAATTATTGCACTTCTATCAGAATTTACAATTCTGTTACAGAATCCACCCATAATTGAATTGTCTGACGATGTACCAGCAGCAAAAGCATCTATCAAAATAATGTTACATCTACCTCCTATTATTGTAGAAGTTAGATTTTTGATGTCATACGGTCGACCTGCAAGAATATTTCCGGATCCACCTACAATCACTCCTGAAATAGACCAATTGATACTTGAACCAGTAGATGATAGTATAGCACTATAGGAAGAGACTCCGGTGTAACCAGTATATGAGTTAAATTGGAACATGCAATTATGTTTACCACCAACTATTACGTTGTATTCTGGTTGTCCCAGATAATTTCCAATAATCCAATTATATGAACCACCTAATATTAAACTGTTACAGTCCCAACATTGTATAGATTTATATGAATTTAATATAATACCACAACAGGATATACGATTTACTGAACAAGATGAAAATAAGATAGAGGAACGTTGAGAATCACATATCGAGTTTGTAAATCCACCTATAATTGATGAGAAATTTGAAACATAACTGTTGTTCATAATTGTATTCTGACATCCTCCAATTATTAAAGAGCTATCAAGATTCAATAGATTAGCATTTTGGTAGAGACCGTCGTAATTACAAATAGAATTCTTCTCACCTCCTATTATATGAGATTTTGAACTGTTTATAATTTTATTACAAACACCACTTACAAATCCGTACGCGGATGTACCAGTAATTAAATTGCAAGATCCAGCTAAAATTGTAGAATAACTTGATCTATCAGATATAGTATTTTCTTTACCACCAATTATAGCTGATGAAGCGGCTGATGAAGCGGATGTACCAGTAATTAAATTACAAGATCCGCCTAAAATTGTAGAATAACTTGATCTATTAGATATAGTATTTTCTTTACCACCAATTATAGCTGATGAAATACTATCAGTAGGTCCATAGACTCCAGCGATTATACTATTAGAAAGTCCGGAAACTAAGTTCGAGTAAGTTGGATTGAATGTGAAGTTTTCTGAACTCGTTATGCCTAAATTACCATCACTAAAGAATACTTCAGTGAATGGTCTATCAACCGAAATACCCGGTCCTGTTGAACCTTGAGGACCTGTTATACCCTGTAGGCCAGTTGGGCCTTGAGGACCGGTTGTGCCAGATCCACCACCTGCTGGTCCAGTCGGACCCTGAACACCATCTATACCAGTCGGACCTTGAGGACCTGTTACCCCGGAACCTGATCCTGCCTGTCCAGTAGGACCTTGAGGACCTGTAGCACCAGTTGATTGAGCCGATGAAGATACAACCCATGCATATCCATTATATGTCCACACTGTTGAACTAAAAGTGTAGGTCTCGTTTGTTGAGGGAAATGATGGAAAATTTACTGGCATATTCTATTTATTTATTTATCTATTTTATCAGGGTATAAACTGGCCATCGCCAGTAAATGTGAAAATTGTGTATAGACCATCAGTTGTTGTTGTATAGGTGCCAGTTCCCGAACTATTTTGAGAAGTTAAAACACGTAAAATAACAACACCTTTACTACCATTACCACCTTGGCCACCATTAGTAGCACCTCCACCACCGCCCATACCATATCCACCCGCGCCACTTGTACCAGCGCCTCCATTTGTATTTCCACCTTTGCCACCTGTATTACCAGTCCCACCTGAAGATTGTACTGTTCCGGCATTACCACCGCCTCCACCTCCAGCTGAATAGTATACAGAAGCACCAGTTATTGAACTTGTTTTACCAGCACCACCATTACCACCAGTGGTTGATGTTTGACCTTCTTGTCCAACAGCACCAGCACCACCTCCACCACCAGATGCTCTAGAATTTAAACCTTGTGATTGTCCCCCACTGTTGAATGAATTAACAGTTTGAAATTCTATAGTTACGTTATTGACACCAGACCCACCAGCAACTGTTCCACCAGAACCTGGATACCCAGCACCACCACCAGACCCGTTGCCATTTGAATTTCCTGCAGCTGCACTTGATCCACTTATGTTATATCCACCACCGCCACCGCCAGAAGCATCAATAGTAAAAGTACTAGGAGTATATTTAACACCTGTTATGGTTGATGAACCACCATTACCACCGGAGCCCGCAGTGGTTGCACCATCCCCACCAGTTCCAACAATAATATCATAAACAAATCCTCTAGCAAATCCAGAAGTTCCTTCAACAAAGGCACCTCCACCTCCACCTCCACCCCAGTTACATCCGCCTCCGCCACCCCCTCCGATGACTAGATATTGAACCGAAACGTATAAGTAAATTGGTGGTTTCACAAAATTACCTTGTAAATATGAACCAAATTGTTGACCAGTCTCAGTTGTAACATTACCACCAGAACTCTGTAGACCATACATTTCGATATAGTCAGTGATTCCATCCATGAAAATCATTGCACTAATCATGGTCCCAACACCAGCAGTATTGCAAGGAACTCTAACTCCTCTTTTATATTCATATCCATTTTTATATAATGACATAATTTGTGAGCTAGTGTTTGATGCGTATGTGACAACACTTATGTGACCATGGAACAGATAATATCCAGCTAAATTTGGTGTGAATCGATATGTTGAAGTGTTGAATACATTGTCAGTATCAAATTCCTCAGTATCCAAAGTTATTTTAGTTACTACACCGTTATTTAGCGTCGTAGCTACACTTCCATAAGCTGAAAAAGCTGGTCCATCAAGTGCTTTAAAAGTAGCTATTTTATAAGTAGCAGCATTGAACGAACTGGAATCTACCTGGTTAGTTGCGGAAATAGTACCAGCTGTGATTGTATTCGTTACTGATAATGAACCAGTTGCAGATATATTACCCAATACTGAAGCTGTTCCTGTAGATAGACTACCTCTAAACGTCGAGCCACCGGTAACTAATAGATTTGGAACTGCAACTGATGAACCAGATGCCGAGATAGTTAAATCACCAAGATATATTGTGTTACCACTAAGCCATAGATCTCTCCATCTTCCAGATGGAGTTGCACCAAGGTCATAAGTCTGATCAGCGTTAGGAATTAAATTACCAGCAACTCTTAAATTTGGCACAAGTACGGTATTAGAGGCTGTTAAAGTGAGTGAATTACCACCTACTATAACACTATTAGAAGCAGTAGAGCTTATAAAACTTCCAGAACCACCAATTATTATAGAGTTTGCACCGTTACTAATACAGTTTCTTTGACCACTAATAATTGAACTAAAACAAGATGCCGTTAATGTATTTCTATATCCGCCAATAAGTGATGAATTACAACTTGCACAATTGATAAAACTACCAGTTCCACCTGCAATTATTGCAGTTTGTTTTGAGCAACTGATACATGATCTGTAACTGCCTATAATAGAACTATTACAAGTTGAATTTGTAATAACATTACACGATCCACCAAGAATTGATGATTGTAAACTAGTACAAATTACATTTTTAAAACCCCCACCTATCAAAGATGTGCATCCAGATTGGATTCTAGACTGACAATCACCCACTATTGACGAATATTTGACAGTAACTGCTCCAGAACTTATTATACAACTATTGAATCCTGCTATTATCGAACTGTGAAAATGTACATTGCCAAAAATACCACCAGCGGGGTCCATGCAACTACATTTACTTGAAATTATTGTTGAATTACATGAAACACATTGTCTATTACACTCACCAGAAATTATAGTGTTACCACGGCTAATAGCAGAAATCTCAGAATCAAAACTGCTTATTATAGAATTTCTACGACTACAATAGACAGAGGCTGGGTTACCAAGGTAGCCCAGAATAGAACTACCAGTTGAACCAATAATTAAATTTAGATCTGATACGTTTATACTTAAACAACTTGAGCTTGTAAGTGAACTACCACTACTAAAGAATATTCTACCAGCAGGGTCAGTTATTGTGATACTGCTAGGACCAGTTGGACCTTGACTTCCAGTGATTCCTTGAGGACCAGTGGTTCCTTGCGGACCTGTATTACCACCGGTAGATGAACCATTGTAAAAATTAATTGGAGTAACCCACTGAGAGCTGGTATTATCGTTTATATAAACAAATTCTTGACCCGTTGATAAGTCATACCATCTATCACCTTGTACCGGTGACGGTGGTGCTGGTGGTTCTTGAACATAGTAATTTGCGGAAGGACCGGTTGGTCCAGTCGGACCTTGAAATCCACCAGGATCACCCTTAGGACCAGTTGCACCTTGGAAGCCAGTTGGTCCTTGAAAACCATTCGGTGGTCCAGTTGGACCCTGAAGACCAACACCAGTTGGACCTTGAGCACCTGTTACAGAAGTTCCAGTTTCACCTTTCGGTCCAGTGAGTCCTTGTATTCCTGTAGAACCTTGAACACCAGTTGAACCTTGATTTCCTGTAGTTCCTTGATGCCCAGTAATACCCTGACTCCCAGTTGTGCCTTGTGGACCTGTATTACCCTGATTACCAGTTGGTCCTTGAGTACCAGTTGGACCATCAACTCCTGTTGTTCCAGTTGGTCCCTGAAGACCTCCCGGATCACCTTTTGGCCCAGTTGGTCCTTGAAATCCAGTGAATCCTTGAGGTCCACCAGGTGTACCAGCAGGTCCTGTTGGACCTTGATTACCATCTATACCAGTGACACCCTGTGGTCCTGTAATAGAATTACCTGTGGGTCCTTGAATACCAGTATTACCTTGAAATCCAGTAACACCTTGAGACCCTGTATTTCCCTGAGATCCTGTATTTCCTTGAAATCCAGTAAATCCTTGAGACCCTGTCACCCCCTGCGAACCAGTGAAACCTTGAGAACCTGTTATACCTTGAGTACCAGTTAATCCTTGAGAGCCCGTTGTTCCTTGATTACCGGTAAATCCCTGAGGTCCAGTTATAGATATACCTGTAGTTCCTTGAACACCAGTAGAACCCTCTGGACCTGTTGGTCCTTGAAAGCCACCCGGGTCACCTTTTGGACCGGTCATACCTTGAAGTCCGGTTGGTCCTTGAAAACCATTTGGTGGTCCTGTTGGACCTTGTAGACCATCTACACCAGTTGGACCTTGTGGTCCTGTTATTGAAGGTCCAGTTTCTCCCTTTGTGCCAGTCATACCCTGAATACCAGTTGGACCCTGTGATCCAGTAATTCCTTGTGTGCCTGTAAACCCTTGAGTTCCAGTTACACCCTGTGGACCAGTTAATCCCTGTAGTCCAGTCAAACCTTGTGGACCAGTAAGACCCTGTAAACCAGTAAATCCTTGAAAACCAGTTGGACCTTGTAATCCCGTCAAACCTTGTATTCCGGTGTTTCCTTGTGGACCAGAAGGACCACCTGCAGGACCGGCAGGACCGGTATCACCTTGAGGACCAGGTATTCCAGTAGGTCCTTGATTACCAGTTATTGATGGTCCCGTTATACCTTGAACTCCTGTATTACCTTGAAAACCTGTTGGACCTTGATCTCCACCAGGATTACCGGGAGGTCCAGTTGGGCCTTGTATACCTACACCTGTGTTTCCTTGCGGGCCAGTTATAGAAGCTCCTGTCTGACCTTGAGAACCGGTAGAACCTTGTGGTCCAGTCAATCCTTGAATACCGGTAGAACCTTGAGTACCAGTCACTCCTTGAGTTCCTGTTAAACCTTGACTACCAGTTGCGCCTTGAGAACCAGTAGATCCTTGAGATCCTGTCGTACCGATTCCTGTAAAACCTTGAGGTCCAGTAAGACCCTGAACACCAGTGTTTCCTTGAAAACCAGTTGGACCTTGATCTCCACCAGGATTACCGGGAGGACCAGTGTGACCTTGAGGACCAATAATACCTGTATTACCCTGCGGTCCTGTAGCTGATGGTCCAGTTATACCTTGAACTCCTGTATTACCTTGAAAACCCGTTGGTCCCTGATCACCACCTGGATTACCGGGAGGTCCTGTATGACCTTGGGGACCTATTATACCTGTTGATCCTTGTGGACCAGTTATAGAGCTACCAGTTGAACCTTGTGAACCAGTCATACCTAACGGTCCAGTTGGTCCTTGAGACCCAGTATTACCATCACCTAATCCAGCAGGTCCAGTTGGACCTTGTGCACCAACATCTCCTGATAGACCGGTTGGACCCTGAGGTCCAGTATTCCCATCACCGGATCCAGCAGGTCCAGTTGGACCTTGTGGTCCAGCATCTCCTGACAGGCCTGTTGGTCCTTGTGGTCCAGTATTTCCATCACCGGATCCAGCAGGTCCAGTTGGACCTTGTGGTCCAGCATCTCCTGACAGGCCTGTTGGTCCTTGAGGACCAGTTACTGTATTAGCTAGTGGACCAGTTGGACCTTGAGCACCCGCAGGTCCTAATGAAGGACCAGTAGCTCCTTGGGGACCAGTAGTTGAATTACCAGCAGGAGTAAAACACAAATAGCTGTTGGAATTATTAGTAAAATCATTATCTGAAACTATATTTGAAATTGGTATTAAATAGTATTTAGTCACACCAGAACCACTAGATGTAATCGTACCAGTTATTTCAAATACATGAAACCAAGACTGATCTGTTGAAAGTTGAATTTTCAAAAATCCTCTTCTAAGAGTTGTGCCATAATTATTTAATGCCTCAAAATAATTAGACAAATCATTCGATGTTGTGTCTTGGTAAGAAACAAACATCTGATTTGCAGAACCCATATCTGAGTTATTAAGTCTAAATCTACCGTTACCTGGATAAGACTGAGTAGTCGAATCATCATAGTCAAAAATGTAACAAGAATCGGATGTCAAAGTAAGACCAGTCGCACCGGTTGGACCAGCACAACAGGGTCCTTGAAAACCTTGAACTCCAGTTGGACCGGTTGGTCCTTGAAGACCTTGTGGACCACTTGGTCCCTGAAAACCCTGAGGGCCTGTTGGACCTTGTAAACCTTGAGGACCTTGTGGTCCGGTAGGACCCTGAGGACCTTGTGGACCAGTTGGTCCTTGAAAACCTTGTGGACCTGTTGGGCCTTGTAGACCCTGTGGACCGGTCGGACCTTGCAAACCTTGTGGACCTGTTGGACCTTGTAAACCTTGTGGACCAGTCGGACCTTGAAGACCTTGTGGACCGGTCGGACCTTGTAGACCTTGTGGACCTGTTGGACCTTGTAAACCTTGAGGTCCTGATTCACCTTGAGGTCCACTTGGAGGCATGCCTGGGCCAATTATTGAAAACTGAGGTATCTGAGATAAAGGAGCAGGATTTGCTGGAAAATAAAGTGTGACATTCCGACAAGTAATATATAAATACTCAGTTCCATCAGGCTCTACAAGTATATAAACATCAGTCACGATGAAATATCCCAAGTAGCTACCATCTGGATAGCTTACAAGTACTGATTGACCAGGAACTGCCCAATTATTGGAGTCTACTCTAAAGTTTACATCACCATTCTCTACTGGAACCGGTTCTTCGAAAAGAATTAAAGCCACTTAAAGTCTCAAGTTTATTTTATATATTAAACCAAGTGATTTAGATCTCAAGAAAATATATTCTAAAAATTTTGGAAAATATTAATATTTTACTATATTTGATTCATGAAATTTCTAACTATTCTATTCCTCCTATTTACACAAGTCTCTTTGTCACAGACCAATTTAGATAAATTGTGTTTCGAAAAAATCAACAAGTATAGAAAATCATTTTCAAAAAATGAATTTATTTGGAATGATATCGCCTTCAAAGCCTCAAATCATCACTCGAATTACTTAAAAGATAGTTGCGATATGACAATATCACACCATGAATCTATTTTAGTAAATCCACAAGATAGACTCTGGAAATATGGATCAAACTGTTCAAGAATCTCTGAGAATGTTCTTCTTTTAAGTATGAACTTCGAAGACTCTGAATCAAAAGAGAATATTAATTCGGAAATTTCTACTGGTGTTTTTGAGTCTTGGAAAAACTCACCAGGCCATAATAAAACAATGTTAAATGAATGTAGACTCGGTGGTGTCTCTACAGTAATTCAAAAACAACCTACCGGAATAGAAGGTTTCACAAACTATTTAATCTGGGCAACTCTTGTTATTTACAATCCTTAGTTCCAACACTTCAAAGGTGGTGTGCTACCAGTTTTTCTGACAGTACCCATCTTCTTCACTTTAATACCTTTGTGTTTTATTTTAACAATCTTAACTGGTTCTTTTTGCTTTGATAAGTAATAAGTTGTTTTAACTCTTTGTACTTCTTTCTCAGCTTCAAATGGCAATACAGCAACTGGTATAACATAATAAAAATCAACATTTACATACCTCGAACTAGGATCAACTTCTGTCTCTCCTAATTCAGATTTTGTTTCTGTAGAAATCAAAGTTGTATCAACTCTTTTCTGAACTAAGTAGTTTTTAATTGATCCACATCTAGCTTCAGATAATCCAGAATTATCTTCACTATATCCTAAAGACTTTAACTTTGCTTTAAGTGATGAACTAAGTGGTTGTTTATCTGTAGATGATTCTATATCTATATTTGTAAGTATTCCACCATCTTCTAATATTTCGGAAAGTACACTGTCTATTCCTGATTTCATATCTTCAGTTAATTCAAATTTACCGGATTCAAAATATTGACCTTTATCAAGTGTATATCTAATTGATACAACTTCACTTTCAGGAGCACTTGTAATTAATTCTTTCCAAACTGTATCAACCTGAGTTGAGTCAAGAGTATATCCCATCTCGATTAGACTTTGAACTTGCTTTTCAGTTTTAACCTTTCTTACAATTCTCTCAGGTTCTTTTTGTCCTTGCGCATAAGTCCCAACCAAGGCTAGTAATCCAGCAAGTAAGTTTTCTTTCCAACCCTCATTAATTGGTTCATAAGAATTAAATGTTTGTAAATGTTTCATAAAATTATATATTAATTTTTTTATTTGAATCATCTTCTTTATATTTGACAAAATATACAATATGAAAAAACTAATAATCACACTATTCTTTTCAATTATCTCACTTGTCTCTTTCTCTCAAGAAGCAACTTTTGCAAAAGCATACAACCTTTTTCTTGGATTTAAAAGTGATAACAACTCACCAATTACTTGGTCAAGTCAAGCTACTGATGTTGACATTTTAATCATCACCAAACCAGAAAGAGTTACTATTTATTCAAGTGAAATTCAAGAATTTAGAATTATCTCACTGGCAACAGAAATCGAAACTGCTTCTAAATGGTTTGCAGTTGATCAAAATGGTAAGCAATGTTTCTACTATATCGGTTATGACGAAGCCTCAGTTTTCCACATGATTGAATATAGTGACTACGCTTTTTTATATCGAGTAATACCTGACAAATAATTATTGAGTTGGCTCGTCACCATTTTGATTTGAAAGTTTTTTATCTCTCAAACTCATAAATGAATTGTAACCACCATAAAATAACCAAACTCCAATAATCTCGATAAATGATCTAGCGTCTATTTCGTCTATATTTATAAAGACATAATAAAATGTCAAAACTAAAAAACAGTTGAAAACAATGAATCTTTCAATCTTTTTAGAACTAAGCATTGATTTATTATTTGAAAAAGTCATAATGACTTCATCAAAGAAACCAGGCTCTTTTTTTTGTTTCGGTTCACTACTTTTCATATAAGTATATATACAACTTTCAAAATGATAAAAGCTAAAGTTATTAAAATACAGACTCTTCCTGATAAAGAAGAAAAAAATATGTATATAAAGTCAGGAGATATATTTCACGGAAGCTTTAATACTTGGCCAGAAATTGGTAAATCATTTCAACTTTGGAATGATTGGACTACCGAACTAAGAACAACACAAGTTACAGAAATAATTAGCGATAGAGAATTTAGAACTTTAAATTCAATTTACAAAATTGTGACCGCGGAAGATGAGCGAGATGAACGAATTAAAATAGTATTAGAATGAGAAAGTCTTGTAAAGAGTGCCCATATAAAGTAAAGTCTCAACATAATAATAATTTTCCAAATTATGTCGACAAAATGTTCAATTCTGGTTCTATAAAAAATAGAACACACACTTGTCATATGATCGGAAACGTTTGGAACGAACCAAAAGAAAATACTGTGTGTATTGGATCTTTAAGAAAAGAAAATTAGTCTTTCTTCTTTTCGTCTTTAATAACCATATTAGCAGGTTGAACTTCTTCAATTTGACTTGCATTAAAAGTATCAGCAGCTACAGAATTTTTATCGTGTCTTTTATCTTCACGAAAATCTTTTGCTAATTCTTCCCAAGAGACTGTTGGTTCTTTAAACTCTTTGTATGTTTTAATTTTCTTCATAAGTTATATATTAAAATAAAATTTATCTTTTTATATATAACTATATGCATCATTTATCAAGCTTCGAAAGATATAACGAAGAACTAAAAGTAAAACAAATAATAGAGTATATCGACTACTCTATAAATGAATCAGTAGATATAAAATCTATTTGGAACAATGTACTTGAGAAAATAAAAGGACTCTCTAAGTCATCTAAAAGAAGGATAATTAAATATGCTATAGGTTCACTATTAGCTTTTAATACAATTACTAATGTTGTTCAAATTATTAATAACTCAAAAACTGATGATGAGACAAAACAGGTTGCAGTTGAGGTAGTTCAAGAAAGTCAATTCAAAAATGCAAAAGAGTTAACTTTATCAGATGAAGGATGGAATCACATTAAAAATGAAGAGAAATTAAAACTTAAAGCATATCAAATTGGTGATGGTATGATAACTGTTGGATACGGACATGCTGAAAGAGTAGGTGATTCAAAATATAAGTTAGGCCAAGAAATTTCTAAAGAAGAAGCTGAAAGTTTGCTAAAACAAGACTTAAAAGTTGCAGCAGATGGTGTGAGAAGAATGTTTAGAGACTGGGAGTCACAAGGGGTTGTCGTTCCAGTTACACAAAGTATGTTTGATTCACTCGTATCACTCGCGTTCAACTCAGGTGTTAGTGGACTAAGAAATTCAAAAGTTGCTGATAATCTGAAAAAGTCAGAATATAGAGCTGCTGGAGACAGTATAAAAGAATTTAGAATAAGTAAGAAGTTTCCAGGATTAGTAAAAAGAAGAGAAAAAGAAAGTGAGATGTTTCTGGCCTCACTAGGATCAATTAATCTTTGAAATAGTTCCAAATTTTTGAATCAGTCATTCTGTTTGATATTTTTTCTGAATCAATTCCTTGCTGAATCTTTTCAGAACTCTTTTTTCTCAACTCATCTTCAATATTAAGTAGTAGTTTATTATATTCAAACTTATCAACTTTAAATTCTTTAGACTTATCAATTTGTTTATCTAAAATAAAAGCATCTAATTCAGTAAGAAACTCTACACCTTCTGGTCCTGATAGGTTTTGGTAAGCTACAGTTGAAAACTTTTTTGGAATAAGTTTATTTTGATAGTTTCTGACCATTAATTCTTTAAGAATGCCTAAGTGTGTCCAACCAGTTTTCCAATCTTCATCATGTTCACAACATTCAACATACCAGAGATCTTTAGAGAATTTTGAGAGTCCGATCCAAATATCATCGTCTTTATCAACATAGTAAGCATCTGCGTTGACTGTGCAATCAGATTCAATCTCATTTATGACACTTATACTTTCATTTTCAGGTATATAAGTTTGATACTCTTCAGAATAAACTACGTCATCTACGTAGTAATATTCACTCACATTATCACACCAAACTATATCATCAAAATCTTCAGGGTAAACTCCTTGATTTCTTCTTTGACCACTACTAACAGTTATACTTGAATTAATATTAAGCCAATCCTGTAAAGGTTCAGACCATATAGCAAGGTTTGATGGTATTCTTTCTTGGTAATACTCTGACCATTCACCATCTTCTATAACTATGAAATCCCCATCAGTTTGATCTAAAATATAATCACCAATAGCTTTACTATCTGTATTATTATAAAGTACTTTATTTTCTGGATCAAATCTTCTAAAAGTATCTAAATATGGATATTTGTCATATTCTATATTTTTATCTAATTGAACTTTCATGTCAAGTTGAAGTTCCTCGTCTTTGTATGTTACACCCTTCAATAATGTGTGAGTGTTTTTAGTTTTAAATGCCCAGTTGTTTTCAATTGCATACTTTCTAAATTTTAAAACATCAGAGTCTTTTATTGTATATTGTCGATCCATAAACCAAGTAAAATTAATGCCATCTGACTCTACAATTTTCCACACAAGAGCTCTGCCTAGTAATTTATGGTTTTCTACGAGAATAAGCATTTTACAAACATCTGGATTTTTAGTATACATCTCAAATACACCTTTAATATTTCTCATACAAGAGTTTCCTAAAGATCCTGAGAGTTCTGCGTAATTATTTGAATCATACCAAAAATCAATTTCATCACCTTCTACTAATTTAAAGTTTTCACCTGCCTTTACTTCGGTAGATTTAAACTTATTTACAAACTGCTCAACTTCTTTAGATGAATATTTATTCGGAAAAAATTTATTTATAAGTCTACCAATTTTAATTTGATTTCTTGACTTTGAATAAACCTGAGCAATTTCTCTATCATTTTGTAAATTGTAAAGTATATCAGCAATACCTCCATACGGACGTGTGAAGATATCTAAGTGTGGATGTTTTTCTTTGAACTCCTTTTCAACATTCTGCATAGTTGTGAATGTTAAAAAATCATTCTTATCCAAATCAATAAATGTGATGTCTGGCTTAACATCTTTCATTTCAATACTAAGAAGGTCTTTAGAAATATCATCAGTAATTGACTTTAGTTTATTTCTAAAATTAGGAGAGAAGTAAACAATAGATTCAGAAACTAAATTCTCAAATAATTTGTAGTCCGAAAAATCATTGAATTTTAATAACATTAAACTAATTGGTTTAATTATATATTATTTTCTAATCTTTAAATGATGATGGCAGAATATCAATTTTATACTTTTTAGCAATAGCAACTACTAGAGGAAGTAAAAGACTAGAACCCGGTATAATTGTAAATGGTATTCCAATTCCAATAACTTTGATAACATCAATCATTTGGCTTCTAAATTTTTCCATTTCTTCTTTAGAAACTTCACCACCTTTTGCATATCTTGCTAAAATTTGAGCAGCTTCTGAAGTTTCTACACCTTCAGCTTTAATTCTTTTAAGAAAATCAACTATAAAAAGATTGAATTTTTGTATTTCTTGTTTTAATTTAATCACAGTCTGTTATATATTTAAACAAAAAGTGAGTCACTTTAGGTAACTCACTTTTTGTTTTAAAAAGATACTATTTAGATGTAACATCTTTATCATCGTCTGACAAAAATACATCAGATTTATATGAACCATCATCCATCGACATCGCACGTGTTTTGAATGACTTAGACATCGATCTATATACTTTTTGATTTGAAATTTCATCAGCACTAAACTGCATTACGTTATTAACATTGATTCCATAATTTTTAGCAGTTGATATAGAATCGATGTTAGCACCGACAAAAGTAAATGTCCAGTTTTTAGTTTCTTGCAACTCTTCAATCATTGACTTAACCTTTTTACCATCGAACTCAATTGAGCTATTTTCTTCACCATCGGTAATTATTACAACTACTGCAGTAGCGAGTCCAGAAGAAACCTTATCAGATATCTTTTGATTCAAATCTCTGACTCCAACACCGATGGCATCAAGTAGTGCAGTCATTCCATTACAATTATAATTCTTTTCTGAGATGTTTTCTAGAGCACCTGCAGGTCTGTCAGTATATTCAACCGTAACAACATTATTAAAGTGAATAAAAGACATATAATATGATTGATTTGGATGTTCTTTCTCAAGTTGTTTTATTGAATCTATTTGCTCGTTAACACCACTTATAGTTGATTTAGTCAGTGGACTCATAGATGATGAGGCGTCTACAATCAACAAGTAGTGTGTTTCACGGTTTAATTCATTTTCTTTATTAACCACAATTGCTTTAGGCATGATTATATTTTATTTTTTATTTATACTTGAATTCACTGATTAGTTTAAAATGAAAAAATCCCACATTTGGTGGGATTTTTAAATAATCTAATTTAATATTACCAATTATATTCTTCACCAGTTTCAAGATTATACATTCTACCAATACACTCATTTTTACCTTGAGCAGGTAGAAACTCAGCATAGGCCAAGATCTTAGCAACTTCCGGTCTTGCAAAGTTATAAGTAATTGTCTTAGTTGTAGCATTCCAAGAGTTTGTACTACCAACCGCAATATTAATTGTATTATCTTGAGTTTGAGTGAATGGTGCAACTAAAGTACAACCATAGGCACCTTGTTCATCACCATTATAAAGTCTCCACTGGAAGATGTAACCAGGATTAGTTTTATTAAAGCTGGTTATCAAACCAGACGCCGAAACAGATTGAGTATCTTCACCATTAATATAGAAGATCCCTTTTTTCTTATTTAAGTCAACATCAACTACATCCATAGCAATAGAGGTGATGTGTGTTTTGTTTGATACTGTTACAATGTTAAATGTCCAACCAACTTTAGAGGCGTATTCTTCTTCTGACAAATTGATAAGTCCTAAGATATCACTTTTTCTCAAAGTTTGAGTTACAGGATATCTAGATGTCCAAATTTTTATCTCACCTGTTGTTGAACTTTTAGTTTTTGATCTTGCATACTTAGCACAAGTCCCAGGTAGAGGAAAAGGATTCGTCATATCAGCAGGTGTACCATCGGTGTTTGTATTCATCCATGGTTCTGTATAAATATCAAACGAATAACCACCTTTATCATTTGGAGATATTTTCGTCTTTTGCCAACCACTATGATAAGTCTTTCCTATCATCGGACCAAGGTTGACGGTGAAAGATGAAGCCGGTCTAATTGTCGTAAAAGTAGAACCCTCAAAATTCTCAGGAGTGTGACCGAAAGAATATAGATAATTACTTATCAAGTTGAATGGGTAAGCCCCAAATAGTTCATTTTTCTCCACGAATTCATACTCATAATATACCTTCTTTTTACCAGAGGTAAAATCAGAAACTTCGTAAACTCGTAGTGATCTGCTTGTTTTTGTTTGTATTTGACCTTCATAGATCGCACACTCTTGTGGGATTCCTAAGAGTTCAATTGCTTTTTGTGTGTTTGCCATTTTATTTATTTTTGTTTTATCTTAGTATCTTATTCAGATACTACAAGTATTTTTTTAATTTCCACACCACCATCTTTTAGATATGTATGTATCGCATAAAACCCAGGTTGTAAATTTAACTGAGACTCTTTTTTAAACTTTTTTGGTTTTTCCGACAAATTTTGAAGGTTAAAAACATCTAAATGATCTACGTTCGATTCATCAATTTCTGCAACTGAAGTTGCTACTGATGGTCTATTAATAACACAAAGTGCGGTATTATTTGATAAATTTGAATCACCTGTTACATTATTCACATTTATAATTCTAGCTCTATATGTGTTAGTACCACCTGCAGGAACTGCACAGTTCGTTGAACTAAAACAAAGAGATGTTGAAAGATAACTATTAGCACCATTCGGTAAAAATACACTTTGACCAGGTGATAAAGTTCCAGTCCAATTTACTGTACTTTCACAGCTTAGTGTAGTTGGACAATTAACCCATCCTCTTCCCCATCTGAAGCTCGTAATAGTTGTTTGTCCGGTATTCGTTACTTTCCACTGCATCGACACGGCAGTTGCCGTTGAAGAAGTCATAAAAGGTGAATTTGGACTCACAAGCTGAATTGATAAGTCTGTATTGGTTGATATTGGATTAGATACTTGAATAGAGACACTAGAAACGTTATCAGTAAGACTCGACTCACTAATAGTTTCATTAAAGTTAGCTTTAGCAAGTATATATCTTGTACCGACTGAGTTTGGAATAATATAAGTTGTATTCTCTCCACCCGTTGCAATACCCCCACCAAGTGTAGTTGTATCACTACCAATAATCACATCGTCAGTATTTCCCCAAACATTATCAGTAGAAAATCTATATTGAAGAATACTGTTAACTTGAGTAAGAGTTGATGTACTTGTGTTTTGAGCACAACTAATATTTAATGATTGGCCAACATTTATTGATGTTGGCGATACAGACAAATTCGTAATTGTTAAATTGTGTTGCTGTGTTGTTCCTCCACCACCTGGACTAGGAGTTGCCTGTAAAGCAAGTTTAGCATTAATTCTACCATAACCAATCTCAACACATCTTGTTGAATAAGGGTAAGCTGGATCATTTGAGTAAACATACCCACCTACTTTTTCAGAAGTCGAAGAAAGAATTGTGAATAATTCCACAGCTGTTAAATTTGGATTTTTAAAAGCAAGCATCGCAGCCACACCAGCAGTGATAGGACAACTAAAAGATGTTCCACTTACTGATGCATAGTTTGTTGCATTGTACCCAACCGCGCCACTTCTATCAGTAGACTGAATACCTGACCCAGGTGCTGATATATCAACAATAGGTCCATAGTTTGAGAAGGATGATCGTAAATCAGATGAGGTTGTTGAACCAACACCCCATACAGCTGGATATTGAGCGGGATATTGAGCTGCCGTATTAGAACCATTATTTCCAGTTGACGCAAATATCATTATACCCTTACCACCTCTTGCAGTAGTTCTAGCAGCAGTAAAAGCGTCACTTAGTGCCTGGCTAAAACTAGTACCACCATAAGACATGGATATTGCCACACAAGTTGGATTTGCGATAGCAGCATTTATCGCATTAATCTGAATTGAGGATGTTGTTGAAAAACTACCAGTGCTTGAAACACTACTCATTATATTAATTGGTTGTGCCTGTACTTTATTACCACCAACACCCGCAACACCCTTTTGATTATTTACCTTAGCGGCTATTGTACCGCAACAAGCAACACCGTGCCTATCAAAATCATTTACAAATGCATTTCCAGGAGTATTTGTAACAGCATTCCAGGGATTATTAAAACAACCTATTAAGTCTTCGTGTGTAGTTTCAAATCCACCATCAAACACCGCGACTGTAACATACCCGTTTATATTATTAATTAAATCCCAAGCTTCATCAGCATCTATATCTTTATCGTTTAGTTGTCTTAGATGCCAAGATGCATTGAATAGTGAGTCGTTAGGAATATATTCTCTATTATATTCCATAACTTCGTCTTGATATATTCTACTAATGATTGAATTTTCAGACCGACATTTATCTTCAAATTGTTTTTTTGCAAGTCCTGGAGGTAGCTCAGTAAGGTACCAACCAAGTTCATCCCATTTTTTTATAACTTTTGCTTTATTGTCTTTGAACAATTTTTCAGCGTTTCTTTGTTGACCCGGTTGAGGAACAACAATTACTCTTTGAGAGACATTTTGATCAAATCTTTCCTGTGAATAAACACCAAGTGATGATAAAAATGTTAGTAGAAATAGAATATACTTTTTCATTTTTGAAATTGATTTTTTTTTATTTAATAATTCTGTTGATGTGTTTGAATTATTTAAATTTTGATTGTATTTTATATATTGATTAAAAAAACTCGAATTTTTTGTAGATTTAGTCAATCCCTTGATAGACTAGTCGCTAAAATATTTAAATTATTTAAATAGTAATTTCTTAATATATAATTAATGATTATTAGAAAGATATCAGACAATAAACCAAAGATCCTAGTTTTTCAAGGATCTCCAAGACGTGAAAAAGGGTGTGCTAATCAGATCCCTAAAACACAAAAGGTTGCTGAATATCTAATTGATAAATGGTCACCTTTTGCAAACTTGGAAATAATTGATCTTAGTGTTGGTAAAGTAACTATTCAACCTTGCAAAGGTTGTATTTCAACATCAAATGGAATGCACTGTCACTGGACATGTTCGTGTTATTCAAAAGAGTCAAAGACGCCAGACTTAATGTATCAAGCTGATATCTATACTAAGTTAGAAAACTGTGATGGATTCATAGTAATTACTCCGATTCACTGGTACTCTGTTTCAACTCAAGTAAAGGCGATGTTTGATAGGTTAGTTTGTGCAAATCAAACAATTACAAAAGAACAAGCTTTAGAAATATTCGGTGAAGGTAACATTAAAAATTCTGAAATTACAGGGGACGCCGAACTCAGTGGAGAGTATAAATCTTTGTTAAAAAATCACTTAGAAGGAAAATTTGCCGGATTTTATGCTCACGGTGATGATGGTGCAAATGACTATGACGGAAATCAACCAGATACGGGAGATAAATCTTGGGATGTTAAAAATGCAGTTTTGCCTCTAGTTTATCAATGCAGATATTCAGGTATAATTGTACCAGAAGATCTAATAGAATCTTTTTATATTAATAAAGGTAAAGACTATTATGAAGCAAATTTAGACTTTGATAATACAAATGAATTTCTAAATAGAGCTGATGTATTATTAGAAAAGATGATTGATTATATCAATAACCGTCCATAACAATCTTACTAGAAGAAACATTTTTATTCTTCTTGATAACTACTTCAAGTTGTGGTATTTGTGTAGACACAAGTGTATAGTTATGTTTACCATAAGGTACTTTTCCGTTTTCATCCAAGAAAAGTTCAAATACCCCACGTTTTGTCATAAGAAAATATAGAGGTTCAGATCGGTCTTCAAACATAACACCAACTACCGATCTAGAACTAGAACTAGAAACATCATTGACTGTTTCAATGATACCCCTTGATTGAACTTTAACAGTTACTTTATCAATAGTTTGAATTTGTTGAACTTGAATAAATCCTTTTTTATTGTGGGTCGATTGTTCAAGTGTATCAAACTTCATTCGAATAGGGTCTGTAACATAAACTTCTGTTCCAACTAGTGAATTTTGATCAAGTTGGTAAGATGAGATAAGACCTTTTGAAAGAATCTCACGAGACATACAAGATGTCAAAAAAATAGTTGCAGTGAAAAGAATTATTGTATTTTTCATACAACAAAGATAAGAAAAATTATCAAAAAAGAAATAATTATTTATATTTTTTTTTCAAATAATTTGAAAACTTTTCTTGTTTATTTCCATTTGTGAGAAACCAACCAAAGTGGATTTCAAAAAATTTTATAATTCTTTTCATATTACATTAAGGTATTTTAATACAGAATTCCAGTTCGGGAACTTATCGGTTCCAAAGTGAATATGTTCACCTTGAAACTTTGTTACACCATATTTTGTTCTATCATCGATTATAGCTCTGCCTTTAAAAAGTGATTTATCATTACTTATGATAAGTCGTTTAAATGCCTTTTCACCTAAATACTTCTCTACCCAAAGTCTTTTATCGGTGTAACAAGATGGATTTTCCCAAGATGGAGCTGTTAAAATATAAACTTCATAATGATCACATAGTAATTGAAATGCCTCTATAGCCCCAGGTATTGGATCAAGATTTGCATAGAACCCAGGCATGTGATATAACTTTTTCTTAAAAAGTTCGGTAGTTGAAATATCAAGTTTATCACTCCAGATTTTCATTCTTGATTCAGCGTCTGCAAGAACTCCATCCATATCAATAAATATAAGTTCTTTTGGATTTTCCAAATATCCATAGACTGGATCTTTTTCAGAATTACCGTATTGTTTTGGGTCTGTCATTCGTCAAAAATTTAACTTAAATAATAGTTATAAACTATCTAAAAGTTTAAATTTTATTAACAACTGAAATAAACCTATCAATATCTTCAATGATTGAATCCACTTGTGAATCTCCAATTTGTGAAAGATATCTCTCAAATCTCCATTTATCTGACATGCTCTCAATTGGATAGTAGACTGTATTTTTTAAATTATCAAATCTTTCAGAATTTCCCCAAAGACTTCTAAGAGATTTCATTTTCTGAAAAAATATTTCGATATCTTCAATACTTTCAAGATTAAAACTTTTAAATCTATTGTAAATTGCAGCGTTTAATTCTTCAAATTTTGACTGAAGTGGTTTAATATAATCTGGTTGACTTGCAAAAACTGACTTCATAACGTCATCAGATTCTTTATTAAATTCAATATTAGACTTTATACGTGGTTTTAAGCTATCAACGATTCTCTCATAGTAGAATTCTTGCTGATCATCTCCAGATTTCAGAAATCTGAACATATATGTAATTATACTATCGAATTCACTAAAGTGTCTACCTCTTAGAACATAATATCCGAATTTACCTAGTCCAAATAATCTAGATATTAAATTTTTAACATTTGAAAAATCAGAAGAGAATTGAACACGTTTGTTTATTTCTTCAATATACCTATTTATATTTTGCTTTCTAATTTCTTCATCACTTTGAAGTGCTAGTGCACCAGTAGTCTGCTCTTTTCTTTTTGTTTGTATATCAGTTCTTTTTATAAATTCTGACTGAGACAGTTCTAAATAATCAAGAACTATTGCAAAATGAGCCTTAGATAGTTTACTCTTCATATCTAAATTTGATTCAACTGCATTATTTCTACCAAGTAGTGCGTTCCATGTATATGGATTAGGTCGTTCATCTTTTTCTATCTCTCTGGGCTTAAGTAAAAGTGGGGTACCCGTATACTCACTACCAGATTCTATAACCCAGCTAAGTCTACCGAATTTTTTCCAAGCACTACTATAATCTGGCTCACTACCAGAACAAAAATTTTGTATGATATAAATTGATCTAAGGTTTCTATCATATTTGAATACTCGTCCTATTACTGATCTTCCACTACCATCTGTAAGTGTGATTTTAACATAATCACCAGTTGTTAGATTTTTAAGTTCGTCTAGTGTTAATTCTTTCACTACCTCATAGTCACTTAGATTTTGAGAAAGTTTATCTGAAACAGTATCCGATTGAGGTCTGACTTTCCCATCAGTAACACTTGTCTGAACATAGTCACCGTCTTTATCAAACCAAAACTTAACCCACTTAATAGGAAAATTAGTTTTAGGCTCAATACCAGTACCGTGACAATTCGGACAACCAACTGTTCTTATGCTTCTTCCCCACTTTCTTTTTATCATGCCAGATTCACACTTTTCACCATCTATACCTGAATCTGAAAACTCACCTTTACTTGTTGCAGTACAAGGAATGTCTTCTATATTAGCATTTAATTCAAGTGCCTTGTTAAAAGGCAAATACTGTAAAAACTTATCAGATAGTTCAGAAACTGGAAAATCTATCGACTTTGCAAGATTATTCAACTTTTCAATAAATGTCTGTCTTGAACTCTTGTTAATAAAAGCTAAAGTCTTGCTAATCTTAGAGGACTCAAATGCCTCAAAAAGTTTAATATATTTTAAATTTTTCATATAACTGGTCCTCTTACCTCTACGATTTTATTTTGTTTTTTTAGATTTTGAATTAGTTCCTTGTTCTTAGAATCTGAAACTAAATCACCAGATATAATCAGCTTATTGAAATTAACACCTTCAATAAACTTCTCTAATTCTTCTGGATCAATAGAATAAATAAGCTGTAATTCCTCTAGATTCGCAAACTTCTTTAGTTCAACTTTGTGAAGTTCACAAGCGGTAAATTGTAGTTTCTTTATATTCTTATTTATTTTCTGTAAATCTTTAATAGACTTTTCACTGATCAAGCATTTCTCAAACGCAAAAGAATCAGAGACTATCTTTTTGAACGGTTCAAGACTATTAATTTTTATAAACTTGAATTTAATCCAATTTGGTTTAAGTGGTATTTTAAAGAAATTATCTGGTAAATTAGTAGTCTCAATTACTACTTCTTCAATATTTGCTTTTGGTGAAATTTTAGTTTGAGACCAATCAATATCGCCACCGAAATTTAACGTCTTAGCATTTACTCCAATATAGTAGCCTCTTTGAACACCGAGTCTATCCATATAAGGCTCTCTTAATTTTAGATCTGTTGGTAGATCAGGAGTGAATAGGTAGTTACCATCACCAGAATCAAAATTTTCTTTATTCTCACTATATTTTTCTATAATTTTACCCATTATTTCTTCCATTCTATCTGGATAAGCTCTGTCAAAAAATATTTTAGGACTCTTAGATTTAGAATCATCAAATCTTTCGATGTTTCTGACCATCATTCTACAAAGAGGCAATTGTTCAGAAATCAAAACGCCACTGTTATTATGAATAGGAGTATCAAAAATTATAAAAGCTGGAACTGTGTTTGGATCAAATACATTTCCTAATAATTGACTTCTATAGCCACCACCATACAAATGTTGACAAGAAGAATAAAATCTTGATATTGAGATATTCAATATATCTTTTGCTTTGTGTTGAATAGACAAAAACATATCTCTCGAGTAAAGGTCTACTTCAACTGCATATCTATCACCTCCAAAATCTTCTTTTGAACTACTGATTAATCGTTGAATTTCACCTCTTGAAAAAAGTGAGCTGTCAATTTTAAATTCTGAAAAACATCTATTAAAATCTTCTACAAACCCGTTGATATTGACTAAGTTTTTTGAATAAACGATTTCACCAGGTTCTTTACCAACTTTTTGTGGTCTTCCATCTTCACCCATTATAGGTCTTCCAGTTTCATCTCTTACAATTATTTCAGAAGCAAGTGTTTCACTAACTGATATCTTTCTAAATACTGGATCTGTCAAAACACCGATTTGATTAATTGATGGCTTTTTAATATTAAAGTTATCTAATATTTTCTCGAATTTATCTTTATCTTCTTTTATTAAAGAAGTGTCTATTGACTCATTAAAAACTTCAGCAAATTTATCAGGAAGTGATTCAAATGAATTATAAATAGATTTTAAATCTACCTGAAAGAATTTACCTAAAACTTCGATTTTATCTTCTTCAGATAGTTTCCATTTACCTTGTTTAATGTTTTCAGTTGCTTCGATTTCTTCTAAATCAAGAAAAGACTCTCCCCAAGTTTTACCAACTACTTCAGCTTGTTTTGGGAGAATTACATCTCTAAGTTTTGCCTCTTCATTTACAAATCTATTTCTAGGTTTAATCCATTTCATACTTTAAAAAATATTTATAACGTTATATATTATTTTATACAGACCATTTTCAAGCCTTGAAACTTTTTTGTAAAAATTGGTAAAAAATGTATGGAATATCCAATTTGTATCGCAGGTATTGACTATCAAGTTGATGATCGATTCATGTGTAGTCTCGAGATAATAAAAGAAGATAAAATAGGTGATACTTATTTTATAACTTGTAAAGACAATTCCAATGATTTCGTGTTTTCCATTTCTGATAAAATTTACGAAATTTTAAAATTAGATAATAAAATAAATTCTATTTTAGAATAATTTATTTATATTTGAAAAGTGAAAATCACAACTGATAAAATATTTGAAACTGGTGATAAAGTTATTTGTATACTACCAAGTAACTCTGAATTGGAATTCGGTAAAACATATACAGTTAAAAAATTTCAAGGAAAAGTTGAAACTAATAACTTCGCATCAGTCATTCTTGAAGAGTGGTCTTTCCGCGTTTATAATGTAGGTAGGTTTGTATCAGTTTCTGAAGTTAGAGATTTTCAAATTAATAAAATTATAGACAATGAATAAAAAACTACTTGAATTTTATCAATCTTTAGATGATGCAATAAGTAGATTCACAAATGAAGAGATAGGTCGTGAGCAGTTTGAAGAAATCATTGATGAACTAAATAAAAATGAATTCGGAGTAAAGATTGATAAAAATTTAATCAAAGATAACCGAGTAGATTTTAACGAAGATGGTGCAGTCTCATACACCGACACCGATGATAGTTCATATTTAGACTCAAGTTACTAAAATGTTAGTTGTAGGTTCAAAAGCTTTAACATATCACTTTCCTAAACTAGAAAGGAAAGTTAAAGATATCGATATCATTGCTGAAAATACTGATATCGAAAGACTTATTACTTTTCTAAATCCGACTAAAGTAAAATCACAGAAAAATATTACTACCTTAATTGATATTCAAAATAGAGATAAATTCTTCACAACGAATAATGTTGAAATTTTAAATTCCAGTGAATCTAATTCTTTAAAAAAATACCTAGAATATGATTCCCAAAATTCAGAGATTGAACATGGTCTTAGATTTGCATCTTTAGAAGTTTTACTTTCTTTAAAGAAGAGTCACATTAATTTTCCCATAAAGTTTGAAAAACATATCAAAGACTACAATCTACTTTTAGATTTACTCAAAGAAGATAAATTAAAAGAAATTACAAAATCAAATTTTATTGAAACTGAACCAATTTATGAGGATATGCAAAATAATGAATCAAATGCTTGGTGTGAGAAATCACTATGGGATAATTTTTCATTTGAAAAGAAAGTGAAATGTGTTTTAGAAGAATCATATGTCATTGCTCTTGAAAGAAAGATAATACCAATGCTTAATGGGATCTCTGAGCCAATATCATCAAAAGATGCATTTAATTGGTCTCTTATGAGAATTTGTACCACACTTTGTTCTGGTTGGTTCAGAGAATTTGCAACTGACAATTGGTCTAAAATTATCAATTTTTACGATAAAAACTACGTTCTCAAATTTCTAGAAGCCGAGTCTAAAGGTCTCATAAAAAAAATTTAAAAATTATTTTCTTCATAGCAGGGAAATTATTGAATTTCCCCAAATCCTTATCCAATAAGGATTTCAGACGATTATATATAATCTATGAGAAAATTTATTTACATATTACTTTTGGCAATGCCCATGTTTTTTGAATCATGTTCAATTCAAAAAGAAGTTGAAATTTACAAACCTAAAAAAACTAAAAAAGAAAGTTTTGAGCACAGAAATCTAACCGTATCTGATGGTCTTTTTTCTAAGAACCGAAAAATGAGAACAAGACACACCTACTTTTTCAAAGGAAAAAATGGATGGGTGTTTATTCCTAGAAGAGAGCACGAATTCATCAGATATACTAGAACAAGAAGTGAAAGAGGTTCTGGTGGAAAAGTTAGAGTTTTTAGAAAAAAACAAAAATTTGCTTACGGTAAATAATTTTTAGGTGAATCATCAACCATTTAAAAGAAGTCTTAAAAGACTTCTTTTTGTTTTATATATAATCTATGAAAAGATTTACTATTGTTGATTTCTCAGACGGTGGTGATGAATGTGAGGCACTTTACATAGATGGTAATCTCTTTAGATTTAAAGATTATAATAAATCAATTTCGATAACATCTTTCATCGATGGGTTCAAATTCGCAGATGGTAAGTGCGTTGAAGAACGGATAACTTGTAAAAATTCGGAACTAATTGAAGGAATTAAAGAATATGGTAATGAACCACCACAAAATTTAAATAATATATAGGATATGAAGAGATTTTCAATTCTAGAAGCACAGTCGAGACTATATGGTGGTGGGACACCTTTCTCAAATGGTCACAGAAGTAAAAAAGTTGGTGGTTTTTTAGAAAATTGGCACTACTTAGTAGATTTAGATGTCATAATATATGATAATGATTCCGTTAAAGTAATTATTGAAAAGAAATTCAAGCCCGAGTCGAAAATGGGTAACATCTTAACCGATAGAGATCACTTTCAGAAAAATATGCTCTTGAATTTCTGTAATAAGTTAGGAGCAAAACTTTTTGTTAACATAACATCAGAGAATAAATACTATGAGATAGTAAATAATACTACTCACAAAGAGTGGTCTAGTGAATTAGTTGAAAAGGCAATTCAAAAATATTTTTACTACGACTCAGATGATAGTGTATTTATTGAGTTCAGAAAAATGGAACCAAAGGCAATTATGAAAAGAGTAGAGGATAAAATCAATATAGATGGACTTTTGATGAATATGTCAAATCGCCTTAATTGTGAGATTTACAAAGTTGATGATATGGGTGATAATATTAAGTTTTTTGATTTTAACAGTAATCTTGTTGGATCAATCAATCATCTACAAAATGAACAAGATAGACCACAGATTGAGAATGAGTGGAAAGATGTATATCAAAAGATGAATTTGTGGTAATAAAAATTATTTTCACAGTATGTTGAATTTAGATTGGTACTGTCAAACACCGTTAGATTTCGAACACAAGAATTATCTACTTCTTCAATATTTAAAATCAGTAGATGATAGTTATTCAAATCATATATTAAGTCCTTATTTACTATGGACCGAAAAACTCGTTAAAGAACTTCAAGAATTTACAACAAAAACCAAATTCTTAGAAACTAATCTCAAAAAGGAAATTGAGTCTGTTGATTTAATTCACATGAAAATTGTTAGAAAAGAGATAAGTAAAAATGATGAGATTAAAATAGTATTTGAAATAGTAGAGTATTCAACACCACTATTAAATAGTAAAATAAAATTGGGTTATAAATTACTTGATAAATATCCACAAATATTATTTTGAACTTCAAATTAAAAAGAAACTATAAATTATATGTTTAGTCCTAGTATCAATCCCGATATAAACCCTGAAGAATTGCATGATCAATTCGTAAATCAAGGATCTGTTGTAATTAGAAACTTTCTAAATTATGACTATGCAAATCAGTTGTCTAGCTTTTTTACAGACGAGATGGCACAAAATTGGTGGTACTCGGTAAGTTCACCAGGAACAAACGGATCCGTAGATTTTATCAGAGATTTTCCAGAAAATCAAGAAAGAATATTAATGGAAAGAAACCACTCTGATAGTATTTTTAATACTGGAGGTTTTTCATATCATTTTTATAGAACAGCAGGAGACCACGTACAAGGATGTTGGTGTAAAGAGTGTGACTTTAGAACTTGGTTAAGATCTGAGGAAGTACTAAACTTTCTAAGTAGAGTATCAGGACAGGAGATATCAAATTATAACACTCTTTTTGCATCAAAATATTCAGAAGGTTGTTTTCTATCTCCTCATCACGATGAATCTTTAGGTAAGATGGGTTTTGTTTTACAATTGACCAAAAGATGGATGCCTCATTGGGGTGGTGTTTTACACTTCACTAATGATCAAGTTACTGAAATTGAATATAGTGAAAGTCCAACATTTAACACACTTACTCTTTTCCACATTCCAGATGGAAAAGGAAAGTTCCACTATGTATCACATGTAAATAGAGGAGTTACATCAGTTAGAATCGCTTACAGTGGTTGGTACAACTGAGGCGTCAATAATCACTCTCTCATGCTCAGGCCAATAAGGTTCTAAAAAATCCCATCTTCTATAAAAGTAATAGTAATGGTAAATCTCTTCTGATTGAATAAATTTTATAATATACCAATAGCGGTCCATTTTATTAAGTGTGGTTTTATATGTACCATCATCAGAACCACAGAATGAGACCTTACAATTGCCCTTAATATTTTCAGTTTCAGTGAGTGAGATCGAGTCTATTTTGAATTCAAATCTTAAATAATCGTTATAGATCAAAAAAGAAACTGAGTCAACTTGTTCATAGTTATAAATTTGACAAGCTCTTTCTAATGAATTTGGTTGATTAAATGTAGCTGCTCTATCTTTATCAAGAAATAAATCGTATTTCTCTTGAGAAAATCCCAAAACACTTACCAGTATTAGGATTGATGTGATTAAATTTTTCATAGTGTTATATATAACACTCGGAAAACCTTATTCCTATTGACTTTGGTAAATTTTAATAATTTTTGACATCAGTGAAAAAAATAATCCGACGATGAAACTTATTGTGAGTAAGTCTTTCGTCGGATTTTGAGATTAAAAGTTTCACACTACTTTACCTCTCTTTTTAACACATCTTTGTTTATAACTACCAGTTTATGTGTCAGTCACTTTGTAGTTTCTGCGGTGCCACAGATATTTTGAATTGGCCCAACCTTCCCTAAAAGGTAATCCCAGTTTATAATCAGACTGTTAGGGACAGTGTTTTATCTGAGATTTTAAAAAAGATTTCAAGGTCATTTGGCTAGTCGGCTTTTGGCAGCTCCCATTTGACACTACAAATATAGGAAAAAAATTAATATATATTACATGTCTTTAAAAAAATTCGCAAACTTTAACGAACTATTTAGCTTTCAAAAAAATGAAAATACTCAAAATAGAGTTGATGATTGCGTAAATGTAATCGTAACATTTTTAAAAGATAATGAGATTGAAACTTGGACTGAGTTTATAGAAACGTCTAAGTTCGATAAGTTTGTTATAGGAAAAATAATAGATTCTTATTGTGATGACTTAAATGATTTAAATCAAGTAAGATTCAAATTAAGACTAAAACTTAGCGACTCAGATCAGTTGAAAGACATGATTAAAGAATACGAGTCTTTAGAAGAATATGAAAAATGTTCTGAAATAAAGTCTGAGATTAAGAAAAGAATTAAGTAAAATAATTTACTATCGATAATCGTAGATTTAAGTTAAATAATTAGGCAAAACGACGAGTAAATTTAGCCGTCTTTGACAGTTGATCAAATGTTGGACATGAAATATGTCTAACAATTAATTCCTGAACGTGATACGGATTTTCTGGTTTGTGCCATTCGAGAATAAAATCCTCAGCCTTTAATTGTGATTTACAAGATTCAAAATCTAACTGAAATTGTTTCATATCAACATCTTTTGATATTTTGAGTTGAGCATGAATGATAAAATTGTTTAAACTAGTGATTGTATGTGATAAGTAATTGGTTTCGAATTGAAACAACCCTAAGCCTTGCAAAAGAGCTGTCGGATTTTTTTTATATCTTGGCCAGATTACTTGAACACCAGCTGTATCACTTAGGAGAGTAAGATAGTCCTTAATCATTGAAAAAGTTTCCAAAATCTCATCAGCGGTCATTTGACCATTACCAGTTACTTGAGGACCAGCTTGGTACTCGCGAGTTCTGTTTACCATTCTATTAAGTTTACTTTGATAACTAGTATATCCAGTTATATAATCTAAGAATTTCTTTATTTTACCCATAAATCTATATATTAAAAAATAAATAAAAAAACCTCTCAATTGAGAGGTTTTTAAAATTAACGTTTAGTTGTCTTTTCCATTTCCTGTTCAAATGTTTGTTTGAACTTTTCATAATTGTAATCTGCCTTTAACTTCTCATTTTGAGAAAGTGAATTACTATAGGAGTCTGCAATTTTAGAACCAGAAAGTTCAAGTGCAACATAACTCACATAAACACCATCAGGACGCTGTGTAAGTTTCTCACAAATCTCAACACATCCTCTGATCTCTTGATCAACAACTGTTCTAGCCATTTCTTGAAATGTTTCTGTCACTTCTTCTTTGTTGTTGAATTCAGTAGAATTGACATAATTATCTCCGACAATTTTAAGAGTAGCACTTATTGTTTTTGCAAGTTCCGATGAAGCATTTGAACGAGCTTTCTTCTTAGCAGTTTCTCTATCTAGGCTCTCACCAGTTGCAGTTGAGCGAAATGCATCTTTTGTACTGTAGTATTGATCTCCTGAGCAATACTCATTAATAACAACTTCACCAACCGGTTTAGGTTGTGTTTCGGTAGTCTTCTTTTTCTTACTACAAGAAACAGTCGTTAAAACGATAGCAATAAAAATTAAGAATTTTAATTTCATGTTTTTAACTTTTTTAATTAACAATATCTTCTCAAACAATGTGCTGACCAAGCAAGGACCGAAATCACAGTAGGTGCTATAACTCCTGCTCCAGCAAGACAAGAAAGGTGTTGACCAATCGCAGCAGACATAATTGAAGTAATTGCGAGTGCGCCGAACATAGATGTTTTTGGATAGATAAGTAAGAGCACTGATACGATTTCAGCAACACCTACCCACATCATATAATCTTGAAGATTGAAAAGTGTAAACACCTGTATCATTTCTTCTGAGCCAGTAACTTTAGATACACCGGCCATTCCAAGCATATAAACAACAACTGCAGTTAAAAGCCAACCTAAGTTTTTTAAAGTAAAAAGATTTTTGATCATAATATAATTTATTTTTAGTTATTTATATCAAAAATTCGAAACAAAGTTTATTTTCACTATATTTGTAAAAAATACAAAACATGGCCAGTGAAAAAGACCTCATTAAACTAGAACGTGAAATCTATTCAAAGATGAAACAAATCCAAAGTCGTCAACTATTACCGAAGGACTCTGGAATTGGAAAAATGATTAATCTTATGAAAACTTTTGACGAACCTTTGTATGATAAAATTTTATCTGAATACAAGGGGATTCTAGAAGAAATTAAAAAAGAGAGTTTTTAACTCTCTTTTTCTTTTAATAACTCATCTATCAAAAAAATTGTCTGTTCTTCATTAAGTGTAATAATCTGTTGAAGATTAGTATCATAGTTTAGATGTAAATCGATACTCTTATTATAAAGATTATGAACTACTCTAATACAGACATCTGTATTTAAGATTCTTTCACTGCCATCTGATTTTGCATTATTAATGCAATTGTTTAATACTGAACTCATTGTATCGTATTTATGATTTTACAAGTTGGAACTCTTTTCTATATTTCAATACTGCTAGATCTTTGGCCTTTGCTTCAATTTCAATGTCAAAATCCAATCCGAATGTTTTTATTTCTTCGTAGATATAATCAGCATGAGCAGTTGCAACACCTTTAACATCTTCAATTAGTTTCGAAGAACTCATATGTGTTAGACATCTTGTATTCCAAGTTGAATGTGCTAGTTTTAAAGCTTCTTCCATAGTTTGATCTTGTGGTCCGTAGTTAAAGTGGTGTTGATCAAATACAATCGGAATACCAATTACTTTATAAACATTTTCATATAGAAACTTTACAGAGTATTGATTAGGACTATCATCATTTTCAACAGTTAACCTTTTCTTACAAGATTCGGAAAGTAGTTGAAAACTCTCACAAAACTTACGGGTAGCATCAGTGAGTGATGGTTTTGTAGTACCAATGTGTATATTAATTGGATAAAATGTGGTCTGATCAAGTCCCATTATGTCCATGATTTCAGCATGTTTATTAAGTTCATCAATAGCATTATCAATGACTCTTTGATTCTCACTTGCTATTATACAAAAGTGTGAAGGGTGAAAAGATAGTCTGAATGAGTTTTTCTTAGCAAAATCACCACACTCTTTTAATTTTCTACATATTAAATTATAGTTTGGTAAATCTTTGATTTTATAGAATCCTAAACATGGAAACATGTCACTTGACATCCTATAAACATAAATATTATTTTTAAGATTCCACTCTAGTATCTTTTTGAGATCATCAATATTTTTAATTGTTAATTCTGAAACATATTTCAGACCTTTAGATTCAAATGTCTTTTTAACCATTCCTCTATTAACAGAAATTTGATCCTTCTTACTTAGATTAGAATTAATCGAAATATTTATACAACAGTATCCAATGTTATTCATTAATTACAAATATATGAAATTATTTTATATATACACTATGAAGTTTATAAAAAAATATGAATCATTTGAAAGTCAGGAAAAAAATGATTTGGCATTTGCCGAAGATGAGTTAAATGATATCAAAGATTTATATCGTGATATTGTTGATGATTTGAATTTAGAGGATGTCAAATCTACAAGTGAGATGACCGGACCTTTGACTTCTAGATTAAATACATTACATCCTTATAGAGGCAAGATATTTGAAGCACACATAGACATTAGAACTATAGGTCAGACTGATAGTCTAGTCGATAGAGACGCCGCTCACTTTCTTACAAATAAAATTAAAGACAAATTAATACCCTACATGGTAAGATTTAGAAAATTAGGATTTTCAGCTTCAATGGGAGATATACACATGAAATTAGATTCGTGGAACTTTATAACATCTGGTATAAAAATAAAAATAACAAAATGAGAATAAAAAGATTTAATGAAATGGTTGATTTTGATCTAGCAGTGGATATTGCAAATGATCTACTACCAAAACTTCAAGCTAAAAGAGCTGCAGGTGAAATGATATCACCCTCTAACTTCGAAATGTTTATGAAAGAAAATGGAGCTGACTTGTCAATGATAGATGGAGTAATGGCCGAACTTGTGAATCTAGGATTTGATTTTGATACAGAACAGGAAAATGACTCTGAAGAGTGTGATACTTGTAATTAGAATATTCTAATTTCAAAACCATAGAAGTTTCCTTGTTCTTTCAAATAATCATCAAAGGTAGTATAACCTATATCATTTAGGTAGTAGTTTTCATGCTCATCGTATCTTGAGACAAAAAAGTTACATCCTTGAGATTCAACGTAGTCTTTGATAGCTTTTACTATAGAATTAAATTCATCTCGATTTATTGAAAATCCATAACTAGTATCAATGATTTCCACCAAGATTGTATAAGGTAAAATAGCTCTTCTATTTAGATTTAATTCTGGTGAAACAGAGCCTGGAAGTGAAGATTTCTTGACTTGACATTCTAAACCTAAATCTACAAAATCTAAAGATAGATCATTAACGTATTGAAGAATTTCTTCAAACAACTCTATATCATATTTAGATTCATTGAACTTTTTAAGATGTTTCATCTTATCTATATATTAATCAAATCCTATCATATTAATTGAAAGATCCTGAGGTGCAGTGTTATTACCACCGAAGTAAGGCCACAGTTTATATCCTATCTTGAATTTCTCCGATTTTGGAACCATCGTACAATAATTATCAATTGCAAAAATCCAATTTGTATTATCATCAATTATAGCCATCTTGTAGTATCTATCAGTCTCAATCTTTGATATAAGATTTGATTTTCTCTTACCGCTGTCATAAACATAAGAGAATATATTTATCTTGTCACCCTCTGAATTCCAACCAAATCTAGCAGAGTACTTATGATGATTAAAACCATTTGAGAATCCAAATAGTTTATTAATATCCAATTGATCTGGTGAATTCAAATTGTAGATACAAGATTTATCAAAATTAACTTTGAAGGTTAGTATACTACTTAGATTTAAAAAATTAATAGACTTATATAAAAATTGGTCTGAATAGTGTGATCCTTTCAAAATTGTAAATTTCATAATATTATATATTAGGTTTATAAAAAAAAAGAACCACCATTAGGTGGTTCTTTCTTAGTTTGTAAAGTTAGAATCTTAGTACATTCCACCACCTGGCATTGGAGGTGTAGAATCTGATTCTTCTTTTTCATTCACCAATGCACACTCTGTAGTGAGAATCATCGATGCTGCTGATGCTGCGTTTTGAAGTGCCACACGTGCTACTTTTGTTGGGTCAATTACACCCGCTGTAATTAAGTTTTCATAAGCTTCGGTTCGTGCGTTGTAACCAAAATCATTTTGGCCTTCACGAACTTTGTTTACTACAACTGAAGCATCATCGCCACAATTTGTTACAATCTGACGAAGTGGCTCTTCGATAGCTCTACGAATGATAGAAATTCCGGTAGTCTCGTCATCATTAGAACCCTTCACTCCGTCGAGTTTTTGAGTTGCTCTGATGTAAGCTACACCACCACCTGCGATAATACCTTCTTCAACTGCCGCTCTTGTTGCGTGAAGTGCATCATCTACACGATCTTTCTTTTCTTTCATTTCGATTTCTGTTGCTGCTCCAATATAGATAACAGCAACTCCACCAGCTAATTTAGCCAAACGCTCTTGAAGCTTCTCACGATCATAATCAGATGTTACAGTCTCAATTTGAGATTTAATCTGATTAACACGATTTTGGATTGACTCTTTAGAACCCATTCCGTTGATGATTGTAGTGTTATCTTTATCGATAAGAATACGCTCACAACGACCAAGGTCTGAGAGTTCTGTGTTTTCAAGTTTCATACCAAGTTCTTCTGAAACAAAACGACCACCTGTAAGATTTGCAATATCTTCCAACATCGCCTTTCTACGGTCACCAAAACCAGGGGCTTTAACAGCCGCTACACGAAGTGAACCACGAACTTTGTTCACAACGAGTGTTGCAAGAGCTTCACCATCAAGATCTTCTGAGATAATCAGAAATGGTCGTGATGTTTGAGCTGCTTTTTCCAAGATAGGAAGAAGTTCTTTCATAGAAGAAATCTTCTTATCATAGATCAAAATGTATGGGTTATCAAGCTCAGCAACCATTTTCTCTGTATCAGTTACAAAATAAGGTGAGAGATACCCACGGTCAAATTGCATACCTTCTACAGTTTTTACTTCAGTTTCAGTGCCTTTAGCCTCTTCAACTGTGATGACACCTTCTTTACCAACTTTCTCCATAGCATCGGCGATAAGTTTGCCGATAACTTCGTCGTTGTTGGCTGAAATAGTTGCCACTTGATAGATTTTTTGGTAGTCTGTACCTACTTGTTGTGATTGCTCACTAAGAGATTTAACTACCATGTCAACTGCCTTGTCCATACCACGTTTCAAATCCATTGGATTTGCACCGGCAGCTACGTTCTTCAGACCAGCAGTTACAATAGCTTGAGCAAGTACTGTAGCAGTTGTTGTACCATCACCAGCTTGGTCAGCTGTTTTAGATGCAACTTCTTTTACAATTTGTGCTCCCATGTTTTCAATTGGGTCAGAAAGTTCAATTTCTTTAGCCACTGAAACACCGTCTTTTGTAATCTGAGGACTTCCGAATTTTTTGTCGATAACGACATTACGACCTTTCGGTCCGAGTGTTACTTTTACTGCATTTGCGAGTTGGTCAACACCTCTTTTCAGACCATCTCGCGCTTCAAGATCAAATTTAATTTGTTTTGCCATAATTTTTAAGATTTAGATTTTTTAGATGATTGCGTAAATATCAGACTCTTTCATAATGAGGTAGTCTTTTCCCTCGAATTTAAATTCTGTTCCAGAAAACTTTCCGAACAGTACACTGTCTCCGGTCTTTACGGTAAGAGGATCATCTTTCTTTCCACCACCTACGGCTACCACTCGACCACGTTGTGGTTTTTCTTTTGCAGTATCAGGAATAATGATACCACTTGATGTTTTTTCTTCTGTTGGGGCGGGTTCCACCAGAACCCTGTCACCCAAGGGTTTAATTTGATTTACCATACTTTGTTTTTGATTTTAAATAAAATTTATCGTTTGACGAATTATTATATCCAAGTGAGATAATTTGTTTAAAAAATTTGAAAAAAAATTTAAAAAAGATATATACTCTATGAATACGATTGAGATTATAATAAAATTCTTGCCGTTTGTTGGACTTTTAACATTTATAAAAATAGTTTGGGAATATATCCAAAGTCTAAAGTGGAAAAAATCAGAGTTTCTAGCGAAAGAAATTAAAGATTTTCAAAACGATCCAGACACTAAAATAGTTTATCAAATATTAGATTGGAACGTTAGAAAAATAAACATCAGAGGAGAAGATGTAATTGTAAGTGATGAAAAACTTGCAGAAGTCCTTAAAACACATGGTGAGAAAAATAACTATGAACTCTGGGAGGCAAATCTTAGAGATATATTTGATAAGTTTTTTGACAGAATATCTACCTTTCAAATCTATATTGAAAGTGGTCTAATACACGAAAAGGAACTTTTTCTGTACATCGGGTATTACATTAATTTACTGGAAGATACTTCAAGAAAACCAAAAAAAGTAATTGATGCTTTTAAAAATTATTTACATTGTTACAACTACACTAATGTAGAGTCTTTAATAAAGTCTTTTAAGAAATACCAGTAATTTTTAAAAAATCGACAATAAAGAGTTTTATTTTGAATATATACAGTAAAATTACCAAAATTTTATGAGTATTGAACTTCAAAATGATATCAAATCATCTGTGATCTTAAAAGTATACAATAAGTTTAGTAAACTTAGAAAAATAATTCCAGCCATAAAGTGGATTCTAGGGATTTCATTTTTAATTGCCTTTGTGGATACAGTTATAGATGGTGAAACTTCTCCAATTTCTATGTGGACAAATATTATCTTATGGATACCAGCAATGACTTTGGCATTTGTGGGAGCAATACTTCATTTACTCACAGGCATAAAATTAGGAAATCTAGCTGCTAAACACGATATGAATATCGAAAGCGTAAAAGTATGGGCAGAGGAAATTTTAAATTAAAAAATAAATTAAAATCATGTTTGAAACATTAAAATCAATTTTTGGAAGAAGCAAATACGAAGTAAAAAAGAACGTTAGCGGTGAATGGTACTTTATACTAAAAGCGGCAAACGGTGAAATTGTACTAATATCTGAATCGTATAAAAATAAAAATGGAGTTATAACTGGAATTGATTCTGTAAAATTAAATGCTAGCGACTCATCAAACTTTGAAGTAAGAGACTCTAAAGACGGCAAATCCTATTTTGTATTGAAAGCTAAAAACGGAGAAATAATCGGAAAAAGTGAGACATATGAAACTAAAGAATCTGCAATTAAGACAATAAATTCTATTTCAAATATTAGCCAAACTGAACGTATAAATTATTTAGATTAATATAAATTAATACATTTTGAGATAAAAGAAAAAGAGACACTTATAAGTGTCTCTTTTTGTTGGTAGTCCCGAAGGGATTCGAACCCCTGGCCCGCAGATTAGAAATCTGCTGCTCTATCCAGCTGAGCTACGAGACCATTTTTTATCCACTAAGCTATTGACTTAGTGTGTGTCATTATCTTATTACAAATATAAGGTGAAGTTTCTAATTACCAAATTTTTTTTAATTTTTTTTCTCTTTTAAACTTAAGCCAATAAACAAACTAAGTATAATATGTCAAAGAAATTAAATTTCGCAGTAATTGCTCACGATGAAAAGAAAGCAGATATGGTTGCTTTTATAATGAAAAGATTAGAATTTTTCAAAAACGTAAACATATTCGCAACCGGCACAACTGGTAAACACATTGAATTTGCTGGTTGTGATGTTAACAAATTTAAGTCGGGTCCACTTGGTGGTGATGCACAAATTGCGGCAATGATTGTTGAAAAAAGGATTGATTGTGTCGTATTCTTTATAGATCCACTTAGTTCACATCCACACGAAGTTGATGTTCAAATGTTACTTAGAATTTGTAATGTTACTGATACTCCGATTGCGACGAATTATTCAACTGCGTCAAGATTAGTTAAATACTTTGAGAATAGTCTCTAAAAGTCTTTGACTCTTTTAATTTTAACTTTTTTTAAATATCTCAAATCACTCACTTCACTCGGTCCACCCATTTTTTGACTTGGTTTTGAAAGTAGTGTAAAAGTTACATCTCCACTACCGGAAGTGCTCGATGCAACTGATGTTGAAGATACACCTGGACTTGCTACTGCTCCCATACCACCGGATGTGGCACTTGCACTAGAGTTCTCTAATGTCTTCTGATATCTTGGTCGAAATACTGGAGTAGTGCCAATTTTGGTTATTACTAATTCGTAGAATGCGTCAGTTTGCCCAAAATCTGATGCTGAAATATAGAGATTGAATTCCTTTAACTGTGAATTTATTGATTCAATCAAGTTAAATATTTTAGGTTCTAGATAGTATAGAACGTTTGAATATTCATCATTTTCAATCTTTTCATTAAAACATACGACAAACGAGTTTACATCATCGTATATTAAAGATGATTGTAATGAGCTTTCTACTTCATATTCTAAATTAAAAAACTCATCTGTGATTTCTTTAAGAATATCGTCTAACTCTTCGTGAGAAATCTCAAATTTATCTCCGTGAAAAACTATTTGACTCATCATTTCATTGTTAATTTTACTGTCTCGGTATCTTGAATTTTACTGTAAAATGCTGATACGTACTGTGAACCTTTTTCCATCAAATTAAGGCACATTTTTGCGATACTTTCATCTCCTTTATCTAGTCCAGTTTTAGCCTCGTCAATCATCTTACCAGATGTCTCAAGAGCAGAATCCGCTATTTGTATAGCCTTATCCCCAAGTTCAGTTATTTCAATAGTTCCATCTTTAAGATCAATTAAGTGTGCTATAGCTTTGTTGACTTCAATTACATCGATATCTGTTTTACCCTTTAAGAGTTCCAACCAACCAATAGCAACATTAATCTGTGCTGGTTCAACTGGTTTTCCTGTTGATTGAGCATAAGCAGATGATGCAGAAACCATAAGTAGAATTATAGTAATTAGTGTTATTAAAATAACTTTATAAAGTACTGGGTGTTTTTCTTTCCACTTAGAGACTGTATTTATAATCCAGGTAAATATAGTTTTGAACTTTTCTATAACTTTAAATCCAATCTGAGCGGCCTTTACCAAGAATGTATTAAGTACATTTAATATTTTTTCTTTAATAAAA